CCCTAAACCCCCTCTCACGGCGCGCGCGAAACCCCCCGGGGGGTGAAAACAGGGGGGGGGTGGTGTTTGTGTGTGTGCCAAATAAGGCAGTGCCCGCCCCCCGCTTCCTTTTTTTAAGCCACGTGCTTGGCGTCAAGCTCTTAGGCCATCTGTAGATGCACCCTCTGCGAGCCTAGCTTTTTCGCCATCTTTCGGAAATCTAGCCTAGGGTTGTGGCCGGGCCTGCGGCTAATCATACCCCCGCCATCTTTCGGAAATCTAGCCCAGGGTCGGCTAGGCCTTGTTGCTGTTTTAGCCATCTTTCGGAAATCTAGCCCAGGGTTGGCTAGGCCCCGGCCCCGTCTTTAACGCCTAGCTTTTTCGCCATCTTTCGGAAATCTAGCCTAGGGTTGTGGCCGGGCCTGCGGCTAATCATACCCCCGCCATCTTTCGGAAATCTAGCCCAGGGTCGGCTAGGCCTTGTTGCTGTTTTAGCCATCTTTCGGAAATCTAGCCCAGGGTTGGCTAGGCCCCGGCCCCGTCTTTAACGCCTAGCTTTTTCGCCATCTTTCGGAAATCTAGACCAGGGTCGGCTAGGCCTTGCTGTTGTGGGTTTTTTTTAAACCATCCTCGAGACGGGCCTCTCTAGCTATGCGCCACCACCCCTGGCGGCGCTCGCAAGAACTGCATGACCACACCCACTCTAAAAAACCAAAAAAATCTGAGGTGTCCCGAGATCTCCGGACACCGTGTCCGGAGATCGCGGGACACGCGGGCCTGCTCCCTTTTTTCAACAGCAACGAGCCCAAAGCTGTGTTTCTCTCTACCATCTTGGAGGGGAGGCAGGGCGGCCCCTACGCACACAAAAAAGGGGCGCGAGAGCGAGTGTGTGAGAGAGCGCGGCGCAAACAAGGCAGCGGCCCCCCAAGAAAACCCTTTAACTCATAAAAAAGTGTGTGTGTGTGTGTTTGTTTTGAGTGGGGGCAGAATTAGGCTCCACCCCCGTGAAAATTTTCCAACGGGCTCGCAACCAGGACTGGGACCCCTAAACCCCCTCTCACGGCGCGCGCGAAACCCCCCGGGGGGTGAAAACAGGGGGGGGGTGGTGTTTGTGTGTGTGCCAAATAAGGCAGTGCCCGCCCCCCGCTTCCTTTTTTTAAGCCACGTGCTTGGCGTCAAGCTCTTAGGCCATCTGTAGATGCACCCTCTGCGAGCCTAGCTTTTTCGCCATCTTTCGGAAATCTAGCCTAGGGTTGTGGCCGGGCCTGCGGCTAATCATACCCCCGCCATCTTTCGGAAATCTAGCCCAGGGTCGGCTAGGCCTTGTTGCTGTTTTAGCCATCTTTCGGAAATCTAGCCCAGGGTTGGCTAGGCCCCGGCCCCGTCTTTAACGCCTAGCTTTTTCGCCATCTTTCGGAAATCTAGCCTAGGGTTGTGGCCGGGCCTGCGGCTAATCATACCCCCGCCATCTTTCGGAAATCTAGCCCAGGGTCGGCTAGGCCTTGTTGCTGTTTTAGCCATCTTTCGGAAATCTAGCCCAGGGTTGGCTAGGCCCCGGCCCCGTCTTTAACGCCTAGCTTTTTCGCCATCTTTCGGAAATCTAGACCAGGGTCGGCTAGGCCTTGCTGTTGTGGGTTTTTTTTAAACCATCCTCGAGACGGGCCTCTCTAGCTATGCGCCACCACCCCTGGCGGCGCTCGCAAGAACTGCATGACCACACCCACTCTAAAAAACCAAAAAAATCTGAGGTGTCCCGAGATCTCCGGACACCGTGTCCGGAGATCGCGGGACACGCGGGCCTGCTCCCTTTTTTCAACAGCAACGAGCCCAAAGCTGTGTTTCTCTCTACCATCTTGGAGGGGAGGCAGGGCGGCCCCTACGCACACAAAAAAGGGGCGCGAGAGCGAGTGTGTGAGAGAGCGCGGCGCAAACAAGGCAGCGGCCCCCCAAGAAAACCCTTTAACTCATAAAAAAGTGTGTGTGTGTGTGTTTGTTTTGAGTGGGGGCAGAATTAGGCTCCACCCCCGTGAAAATTTTCCAACGGGCTCGCAACCAGGACTGGGACCCCAAAAAAACCCTTTAACTCAGACCCCTCAGCTCCCATCTTTGTGAGTAGGATGGACGTGCCAAGTGTCTACAGAATTTAGACCTTAACCCACTGTTAAAAGTTTGTTAAAAATATGAAAAGAGAAGTAAGCCTCAATGCATAATGTAGTATTGCTTGACATTTTAAAGGACACTTGGCACTTCTCAAATGTTTGCCACACATGGCCTATAAAACTAGATGTTTTTTTTACAGAATAGGGGTTTCCACTATTACTAATGTGCAATCATTTGCCATGTTGCAATTGTAAATACACTCGAAATTTTTTTGGCCTTTGTAATCCTTAACAATGTTTAGCAACTCACAAGTACTTCCACTCAGCGCCTTTATAAACTTGGAAGCTTCAGTGGAAGCTTTTATTATTACAGGTAGCTGAAAACAAGCAAGTGTGTACAAACTATAAAGGGAGCTAGTTCAAAATGTCTGATTTAACAGACTTAGCTAATAACTTAGATCCTAACGTGTGGTGCCTTCCCTTTGAAGACTGGTGTCAAAGCTTGTCTACACTATCTCCCCCTGAAAAAGTCCTGCCTGGTGTAAGTTATATACTTTTTTGTTTTATTAGCTGAAATGTGTTTTATAGAATAATCCTTTTAAGAAAAACTGTAAAAATTTTAGCTAAAAAACGTGTTTTATTTTTTCCAGAGTTATACCAATGACAGCTGGTTAATTGCGGAGCCACTAAGTTTTACATCTGCAAATGATTCAGTAGCCAATCATTCAATAGTTGACAGCTATAGCACTAAAAGTAGTTTCATGGGATCTTCAAGCTACTGTCAAAACTCTTTCCATTATGAACACCAGTGTGCGCACAGTAGCAAAGATATCTGGCTAGAAAATCAACGCTCCTTTGTTAACCGCTCACCCTTAGAGAGCCAGAATTTAGCCAATTTTTTGTATGATGACTCAGATTTTAGTTTTTCAGAGTTTGAACAAAATTCCACTATTGCTAGTTTTGATAGCCTACTCTGTGATGATGTATCAACAAACATGGATACAAATATGGATGAATTGCCATTAGCAAGTGACAATCAAGATGCAATTAGTTTAAGTTTGGATCCTGGCGCAAAACCTTGTTCTACAGAAAAACTGCCACAAATAAGGAGAGGAATTGACTATAGCTTGGTTGAGTCTTTGGACACCTGCAGCAGTGGCCAACTAAATAATAAAAACTGTAAGCCTGTAAGTAACGAGCAACTTTGTTTTGGAACTTGTTTCACTACCATCTTAAAACAATTATGTTTTTTTTAACACGCTCCATTTATTGTTTTAGATTGGCTACAGGAATGATGTACCAGAAGAAAAACTATTAGGCCTTCGAGCTAATGCGAAGTATCAAAGAAAGCAATATAAAAAGAGTACAAGAGAAAATCAACTTTTAGACAAGGTAATATCTCTAACAACAAGCAGTAGTTTAACATGATATAAAGAGGTTTTAAAGTATGCTCTAAACTGCTGCTATACTTACAACAATGTGTTTTTATAACTATAGGTGCTGGCAAAGGTGGAAAAAAGGAATAAAGATTTATTGGAACAAGTTTCACAACTAAGTGACCTTAAAGTTTGGTTAAGCAACCAAGTAGGAATTCTTTTTCAGAGAAAACTTGCGCGTTCCTAAAATTGACGTCAATGAAACTTTAAGATTTGCTTGTGTGACTTTAAAGCAGAACCATTTAAGTAAAAAGGCTTACGTAAAATCAAGCATCTTAATGTCTTTGATTTATTCTGTAATCAATACAATATATATTTTTTGTATTACATGCACCTAATCAAACATCATTTTAAACTTTCTGCTGTATTACTTGCAAAACTGTTTTTTATACCAATAAATGGTTTAACCCTACATTTTGTGCGCATGTGTGGCGGGCTCATTTAAAAAAGATGAGGGTATTTAGCCAATCGGAAAGCTTATTTTATCCAAACTAAAAAAAGTTTTACATTTGATTGGAAGTCTAATTTTCCGTTATCTCAAAAAATTATCACATAAAAGTCCCTTTAGCGTGGCCTAGGCCATTAGGCCTCTGCTTAGCTTACCCTGCTTCCACTAAATCTTTCATTAAGCTTTTAAAAATGTCTAGTCCAACTCCAAATGAGGATAGTAATCGACCTGTATCCTTGTCAGAATGGGAGAAAGAAATTGGATTAAAAGGCAGCCTTATAACAGGCAACAATCCGGACCAGGTAAGTGTTTTTTTTGTAAATTGCTCTTTATAAAGCATGAAAAGTTGGGGGTAACTGTAAAATGGCACTAACAGCTAAGTTTTATTTGTAAAACTTTGCAGGCAAACATTGGGTTTAGGAGATGGCCTGGTTCTTCAATTAACTGGACAGAGCCGCGAAGGAGCGCTTTTCGGCCTGTGTGGATTCAGCCTCCCAATATTCTAACTTACCCAATTTTACACGCGCTACGTCCATTACCGCCTCTAACTTTAAGTAGCATGGCAGAAAATACTCTTGGTGTTTTAAAATACAGCTCTACAAACATTGCTCAAATTAACTGTAATAGTTGTAATGTACTTAAACCTGTCCCTAAATTTCCTGTAACATCTCACCATTTTCCGCAAACAGAAGCTGGGAAAAATTACCACTTGAACACAAAGCCCAGCTATAGCTCTGTTTCTGGCCCAAGTAAAAATGACTTACGGGCAACTGTATGTGTAAACAGTAGTAGCCCTACCACTTCTACGTCCAGCAATAGTGAAGCTGGGCTATCTCAACCTCTAAATAGCAGCCTTGTTCCAGGCTCAAGTAAAGATTTATTACAAGATACTGTCTCTGTAGAAAGTAACTCTAATCAATCTGCTGACACTTTAACATCTAAACCTTCTACCAGCAGCACGTGTTTTAGTAGCCAAGGTCCTAGCAATGTTCGCGCTCCTCCTAAACACAAATCTCCTAAAGGTACTGCAGGTGTAAAAGCAAGCAGTAGTCAACCATTGCAAAGCTCTAAAAAAAATTTTCTTATCAAGTCATTACAAAAACACATAGCTGCTAAAAAGAGACATTTTCTCAAAAGTCCTACAAAACAGCACTGGAAGAAGAGGTTGCTTCTAAAGAGTATTATTGTAAGTAAATGTTTAATTATAAAATCTTTTTTTAGTTAAAGTGTGTATTTAAAAACACTAAATTGTGTTTTTCATTTATTTAGGAAACAACAGATGTATCAACCCCAGGCCTGCGCTCAGAAAGTATTAGAGCAAAGCAGCGCCAATACACTGCAAGTTATCGCAAGCGTTATAAAAAAATACAAAAGGTAACAAGGAAATAGTAAGGCTGTTAAGGCTCTTTTTAGTCAATTTTATTAAACTGAAACAAGTTTGTACAGTGCCTATCTCTTTTTAAGTTGTAGTGTATAAAGAATTAAGCACTTTTAAGCCCTTTGGTTTTTTAAAGCAGTTTGAGCTAAGTTTGTTGTTTCAAAATTCTCTTTTTATAACTACCTAGTTGATTTCCGACTTAGAAGATGCCAAAATAACAAAAGTTGCTGAAGTTGCTGATTTATTAAAAGAAAAGGACGAGCTACTAAAGATTTTAACAGCACACGATGCTACGTGCCCTATGGTGAATAAAACTAAAAGCTCTACAGGACAAATTTTGGCACACTTCAAAATTCATGGAGTCACATCAAATCTTCAAGTTTTGGATATGAACAGTGAAGAGACTGAAAGCGCTTCTGAAAATGATGATTTAACTCTTGCTGAAAATCAACAAAGTCCTAATGCTTGTGAAGCTGGAGCTGTCAGTAACTCTGTATAAAGCATAAAAAACTGAAGACATTAAAATGAACTTGGCACCAACTTTTTACTATCTTTTTAAAACAAAACTATTGACTTTGGTGAAGCTTTGCAGTTTTTTAATTTTTACTTACAAAGTTTTAAGATTTTTCACTTTAACCTCCATCCTTAACCCTTTTATTACAAACAAATAAACTTATTTTTTTAAACTACTTTGTGTGTTAAGTTTTGTTTCTTGCATTAAAGGTTAGCTGTTGGTGTATTGCAGCCTACATTTAGCTTGTAATAGCCCTGGCTACAGGGAACTAAACCTGTGGCTTTCTTATAAATTGGGGAAGTTGAAGGATTTTAAATTACCAGAAAGTAGTAGGGGATTTTGAAAATTTGTAAGCATAATGTTTGAAGATTCTTGAAATCTTGCCAATAAGCTACTGATGCTACATTTTGCATTATAAATTTAGTAAGTTTGAAAAATACTTTAACTATGACTTAGATGTCAATTTAAAATAATGAGGAAAAAGCTAGATTTTATGCTATTAATATACTTTTAGTATCTAAGTTACATTCAATAATTATTCAACACAGCTATGCCTTTAAGACATTTCTCTAAAAACTGGCTTTCAATTGCTTTCACAATGTATGAGCTTGCCCACATAAACCACCAAATCAACATGCTTCTATCCCTAACACTTCACATCTAACTTACTCTAAGTAATTGAAAGTTATTTTAAAATAAAAGAAAGCAGCATCACTTTTGTTTTTATAGAACAATACAGCTCAGCAATTTTTAATAGGCAAATTTTACTATAAGCAATATAAAGTATAAAGGTTTATACAAAAAGGAAGGACTTAGTTTTGAAAATGGAGTAACTTCAAAAACTATTAAGCACACTTTGTGCACACAAAACATTCACAATAACATCGTTAAGCACTTGGTGTTTAATTTAAGCTTTTATAACTAAATACTGTAAAAATGCTGCATCAAATATCAAAAGCACTGAATTTTTATGTATTTTGTTGTTTTTACTAGGCATCATGCTTAAACTTAGAATCAGATGAAGAAAGCTCTAGTGAAAGCAGCCACTCAACTGAGCAAATACATGACAGTGAATGGATCTCCGCTTTAGAGGACTGGCTTACTAAAGAAGAAAATAAAAGCTCTTTAGTTGTAAAAGATAAACTTGAGGTTAGTTATTACACCCATCTTCTACAAACATAAAACTAAAGGCTTTTTTAACATTACTTAAACACATTCTCTTGTTTTTTTAAACAGACCAGCAGCTGTTTAAATCCATCAGATTTAAACGCCAACAGAAACACAGAAGCGGCATCTTCCACTTTAAAAGAGCCTTTATTTAGTTCTGCTGCAAAGAATGTTCCACATAGTACAGTTTTTGAGGAAACAAATAACCCACCTACTAAATTAAACCCGTTTTTGAGCCATCAGGCCCAGGAGTTTGATCAAAGTACCTTTAACTTAAGTTCTAGTGTTACTCAGTCTCAAACTACATTTTGTGATTTATGTGATAAGCCAGGAACTAGCCGAGATACAGTCAATCAAACTTGTATTTGTGCCAATAAACAGTTAACTAGCCTGCCAGACAAACCCGGGCCTAGTTCTTCGGGCTTTGGGTACACGGGCTATGCGGCTCTGAGCGTATCTGCCTATCTAGGAAATATCTGGGATAAAGACTTGGCCCCTCAAACTTTTGATCGCTACAATCTATATTATGGTAAAGAAGCTGAGGATCTTAGCAGCTTATCAAATGTAGTTTTATTTAACGAAACGAACCCTGAAAACACATTACATGTCCAGTTAAGCCCAGTAAAAGACCAACAGCAAACCCAGCTTGTTAATCCAAGCACATACTACAGGCCTTCTTACAAAAGCCCACCACCAAGACACTTTAAAGGAGGACCTAGAAAGTATCTTAAACGTCTAGAAAAGGTAAGACTGGTGTTTTAAATGATTTGCGTAAATGCAGTGGCTTTTAAGAAGCAAAAAAGTAAAGCGCTCTATGCGTTAGCCATCAAATGAAAACAACCAAAAAGTCTAAAGTTAAGTACTTGATAAATGTGAAGCTTTAAAGGCTTTGGCATTTTAAACACACTAATTGCTTTCACCTTGTGGTTTTTTGTGTTACAGGAAGCTACAATGTTAGAAGACCTTATGCTCGCAAACCTTGCTACAATTAGAAAGCTAAGAAAAGAGAAATGTCGCTTAAAGCTGTTATTATTCACCCACGAGAGGCGGTGCCCATTAACTAAAAAAGGAGCAAAAGAAGACAGTCAGCAAAACCTTTTAGAACCAATAGAGTTAACCTCCTCTGATTTTTCTGGAGATGATGAATAAAAACTTCTAAAAATGGAGAATTGTCTTTCTACTTTCTTAAACAAGCCTTACCGTAAATGGAAAAATGTGGGAAAGGAGTGATACAAAGTTATAGGGAAGTTACAAAATAACTAGAAGTTTAGGGGGTTTAACCAAGCCTGCCTTTTGACCTTAAAGGGAGACTGTACTTAGTTCTGTTAATTGGTCCCAAAATTTAGCTAATAGCCACACCCTTTATTCAGTTTATACCCAAGTCACCAAAAACACGCCGTGTAATAAATTTAAAGCTTTTTATTGTGAACAAACTATCAAAGCAAAAGTTGTGTGCTGTAAGAAAATAAGTAGAAAGCGAGGTTTGCTTCCCAATACTGCCCACAATTCTGCCCACGCAACCCACACATTAACAACACCGCTTTCTATTTCGTAGTTTTTCAAACATTTGCTTAACACATAATTCTTCACCAGCTACTTTTTAAGCTTCAAAAAGGGCAACTAACTCTTACACTACTAAAATCTTAAAGGCATAGCAATTTACTAATAAAGCCAGTTAAACGCCTGTTGGGGCCCTTCTTTCCACAACGTGTCAGACTCCTCTACTTGGGAAATTGTAGCACTTTTAGCCTGCTGCTCAGTGTTGACACCTACTGTAGCTGCTAAAGGTAGCTGGTATCCTGCATTAGACAGATAACAATTAGATTGAGGTCCCTGCAAAGCATCTAAGGCCGCTTGATTACTACTAGACAAAACTGGAGGTAATAAAGCGGCTTCTTTTTCAGTTTCTGCTGTAACAATGTTTGCTAAAAAGCTTAAGGCGCTTTCAGCCCCATCATCTACGCCCTCCTTAAGCTTGCTTCCCATCACATTAGAAAAATACTCTGGGTCACTAAGAGTATCTTCCTCAAAAGGAAAATCATCTGGAATTCTCAAGTTAGGCTTTACATCAACAGGAGATATGGCCTCAGTTTTAATGTTTAAGGCGCAGCTGCTTCCTTGCTCGCTCTTTACAACTACAGAGTTGGTAGACATGTCTAACAAAGTCTTTTGTTCTTGCTTAACAACAGGCTGCTGCTGTTGAGTAAACACTGGTTGTTGCTGCACAGGCTGCTGCGCTGGAATTTGAATCTGCAGTTGAGGCAAAAATTGAATTTGATTTTGCTGCAAAATCATAGCATTCTGCTGATTCTGTGACACTTGTAAAACTTGCTGTTGAGGCACTGGCAAAGCTTGAACAACTTGCGGCTGTTGTAGAGATACGGCCTGAAGCACCTGCTGAGGTTGTAAAGGCAGAGAGTTAACCATAGCTTGTTGATGTAACGGCATGGCCTGAATTACCTGCGGCTGCTTAATTACCGGCAAGCCACGATGCTTAACGTGCTGCTGTTGATGGTCTTGAATAGAAATGGGCTGATGGTGGTTCTGAATCTGAGGCGTAGGGCAATAAACCGTAGACCGCGTGTTTGCTTTGGCAGCAGAAAGATTAAAAAGTTCAACAGGTTCAAGCTTGCATGTAGCTTTGTGGGCCTCAAGAATAAATTCAAGGTTGTGCTTTTCCCGCAACAACCCATACACTGTATCACGAAGCTGCGCATTCTCTTTTTCAAGTTTTTCTACATCCTACAAAAATACAAACAGAAAACCTTTGTTTACAGTGTTTTTACAATATAGCCTCCAGCGCATATGTTAGTTTAGCTACCCCAAGCAATAAATGGTTTTTTCCTACTTACTCTTGTGACGGTTTCAACTATTTGCTTGTTCTTCTCTCTCCACTTTATAGATGCGTTCTTGTTGCGTGCTCTAATGATGGCTTGTCTCTCTTCAGTCTCCTCACAAATGCGCTTTCTTTTTCTTTTTTGCTTCTTCTCTGGATCTTCTGCAAGAGCCGCCGCCTGCTGCTCTTCTTTTACTGCTATTTGCCCCTCTTCAGTGCTCTCTTGTAACGACATCTTGCTTCCAGCAACAAAGGCTAGACTAAATCTTACGTGTGGAAGCTTGCTATATATTCACTCTTTAGTTTACCTCAAACTTCCTGATTTTTTAGCTTTGTTGGCTAATAGTCCTTTTAGGGACTTTCTGGCAAAGTCTTTAACAATCAGCATTTTTCATCTTGCTATTGCTTAAATGTGTGCAATCCTATGATAAATGCTGTTTGCAAATAGAAAATTTACACAATATCTATGAAACATTAGAAATTCTGCTTTTATAAATAGCAGTGATCAGCTGATATGTTTTGCTTAGTCCCAAGAAGTAATCTGTAAGCACTTTTGTCTCTAGCCCACTTATAAATAGCTAATAATTAACAACCTTACTTACCTTGTGTAATTGTAGAAAAAGCTGGCAGTTCTTTAACATACCTCGCATGCGCTTGTTTACAAGTATGTTTAAAAAAAGCCAATCTTTTACAATTTAAAAAAACAACTCAAGTTGTATGCCTTATTTTTTAAATTAGATTTCTACCATGCGAGAACAAAAGTAAAGCTGTTAAAGAAGTTAAAAAAGAATTTTAGAAAGTAAGATGACACTGGCTGCTATTTGTTAAAAGAATTAAATTTTCAGCTCAACTAACTTGTCTTTCTCTCTTCTACACAGCTGCAAGACTCTAAAGTCAACAAAGCCATGAGTAAATTTGTCATCTTCATCAACCACATTAAGTCTTACATAATTAGAAAGCTGGAGTGAGACTGCATTCAGTTTTAATCTTAGCCTGTTAACATTAAACAATATTTTAAAAAACTTTTCATCTACTGTATTGTTTTTAATTTTACTGCACTGTCTGAATTTAAAATTTTAAAAAGTAAGCCCATTGGTTTTTGCTGAGCCTGCCACTTTCTGTCTTCTTACACTTGATGTTCTCCTTCACTTGTCCAGCAGGTGGTGTCTCCTCCCCATTTTTTATTTCTTTTTTATGTTTTCTGTATTTTTTTTCCTCAGTGTGCCTGTTTCGCGAAGCTGCTGGACTTTCCAGGGCCAATTAGGAGCCATACAACCTCAGCAACGCCCAATTACAATTTGCCGCCATACTTTAGAGGGCACAGTCTCTCATGTGGTTGATGGCATAGCGAGAGCTTGAGGCTTGATTGGAGCTGACAGCCTAAGTTATGATGACCAATCCAAGGGTGTTAGATGACACTACAGGTGGGTGTGGTTCAAAGTTGAGAGTGGGTGTACTTTAATGAGGACTTCTTGCAGTAGGGGTCTTTATACTTTTTTTTGCCTTTTTTCTTTTTCAAGTTTTTTTGGTCCACACGCGTTCACACAAAGCATATTTACAGCAGCGATGGTTTTAGAGTCACCCGGGACTCGAACTCATACTCTTACAAGAGGGTCCTTGCTTGAGGAGTTCTTAAGCCATAGTTACAGCAAGCTCAGCAAGTAGACCCAAACCGCCGGGCTGTCAACCGTAGCACCTTATCGGGCTCTAGACACAGAAAGGGCTGTGACGTAAGCTTTAAGAATTTTTATTCACGTGACATAGACCACTACTTTATTACCAGTAGCGCCCCTACAGGGGTTTTTAGTTTTTAGGCCAAAAGGGCACAGGATGGGTGTGTGAGCTACACGGTTGAAGCAAGCACAGAAACTGTGCTTGGCTTCATCTGTAGCCCTATATAATATAAACTAATCACTTGGTTTTTAAAACACTTAAGTAATTTTAAATACTTATAACTTTGAGGAAACCCCACTACATTCCCAATTATGTTTCATTATGTGCTTGCAGCAAGGCCACCTTTTCCGCTTAGCAACAATCTGCAGCTTTTCTTGTACCAGCCCTCTATTATGATTTTTACTGTTTGCTTACTGGTCAATACACATGCCACACTCAACAAGCCACACACAGAAAACTAAAACCCAAGCATGTGTTTTAGGCACTGCGCAGAATCATTAAAGGCTTTAGTTAAAGTCCCCTTTAATGGGCCAAGGCACAGACATGCTACTGTTTAAACAGCAAGCAGCTGCAATACTACTAGCAGAAAGTATAAGTGCATAAAAAAGTCAATTGAGTTAAAACTTAGCAGAAAACAAAGGCAAAATACCATGAGTTTATTTTTCTAAAAAAAAACATAGATTTAAATTGAAGGCTTAATAAAAACTTTAAACAAGACTGTTTTTAAAAATTTGCTACGGCATGCTAGGCCATTTTTGGAGACACAATCTCACATTTCTCAAGCTGGGGTAACTTATTTGCTAAAATATGCCACCTACGTAAAAAGAGCTGAGATTGAAGCAACAAAAAAGCTTTGTCATTACTAGACTCAGCTCAGGCAGTGAGCGGCCGCGGCCATTTTGTTGTTAAGCGTGGTATCGCTTCGCCATTTTAACTGAGTAGCGTAGCTGTAAGCTTTGTGGCACTTTTAGTTTACAAAAGTAGCAGATAAACTTAAGAGTTTTTTTACCTGCTGCATGCAGCCTTTAACCTTGGCAGCTAAGTCGCTTCGATTTATGGTTTTGAGACATTTTTCTAAAAATCTCCACAAGTTTTCTATGCTATTAGAAAATTTTTTTAAAAATATCCATAAATCCCAAATGCTTAGCACATTCACAGGCTGTTTACTCCGGCCTTTAACTAAAAATAATAAATACTGAAGTTTAGAGTGATTTATATCATTACCAACATGCAGCAGAAGCTTTCTATAAGCTGGAATGTTTCTATGTTTCTATGAGCAGGCCTCATGCAGGTTTTGACTAAGCCCATTAATCAAATTTTCTCTGCTCACAGTTTGTAACAAATCACATAGCTGATGATAATTTAACTCAAACAGCAGCTCACTTAACAAATCAGTTGGGCTTGCTCCCAAACACTATCTAAAAGCTTCTTTTTCATTGTGGTCAATATATTCTTCAAGATCCCTTCTAAACTTTTTCATGGTTTTTTGTTGATTAATAGTTTATAAATATGTGAAATAAAATAAAAACTAAGAAATACTACAAAAATTTAAAGAAAGAACTGCTTGATTTGAGGCTTTCAAGTGTGGCTATAAGTAGCTGCACTACATTAAACAGTGAACACTTAAACTTTTCCCCCGTGTGAATGCTAAACTAAGTGAATGAACGCTCACTATATTCTTTAAATTTTAACTGTGTTTTATTTAATCACTGTAACTCAAAGAAAAACATAACAAAAGAAAGCCCATTGGTTTTAGTTGTGCATGCTGCCCATCATTTGTAATCCACAGGGTCCTGACATTCTTCTTCTCACCGACAGGTGGCTTCTTTCCGGCGTTTTTTTGGTCTTTTCTTTTACTGTTTTTTTTCCTCGGCGTGCCTGTTTTGTAGGTCCGATGTCTCTGTGGTCCCTACGCGCCCAACTGTAATTGCGAGTGGTGTCTGGTCTGGTAATTTAGGAGGCACAGTCTCTCAATGTTAGATCTTATAGGAGAGCTTGAGGCGGGGAGGGGGAATCAGCAGAGTTGGTTACGCGTTAGGTAGTGTCGTTGCTGGAGAAAGATGAGGAAGATGAGTGGACGATGTCTGAGGTATTTAGCAACCCGGCGCCTCCTAGAGGCTACAACCGTGCACCGTCAGTCTTTTAATAAGTTACTATTTACAAGAACCCGACGCCTTTATATACAAATATATGTACAAGTCCGGTCTGAAGGCCACCCGGGCCTCGAACTCTTACAATCAGACTAATCCATGCCGACTTTACAGCCTGCACAACCAGTTACCCCAAACCGCCGGGCTGTCAACCGTGGAAGCTATTCGAAGTCTTATCCCCAAAGATGCCGTGACGTAGTACAAAAGGAGGGGGGCTTAACACCTATTAATATTTAGTAGAGGAAAAAACCTGTTGGTGTAGCTCTTTTTGGTAATTCCCTGTTTCGCTTTGCACTATACTGAACACTAAGCTTAAGCAACTTAGTGGGCGTGGCTTAAAGCCATCAGCTGTCCAGCTAAAAGACACGAGACCTAACCTCTTAAACTTTATGCTAATTAAGCCAAGACCGCGATTCCTGCTTAGTCGAGCTGCTCCTTCCACTGTTTCTGCTTAAAATCACTTTTCAACCTTTAGGGGCCAGTACTTTGTATAACAACAAGTCCAAATGTACAACCCTGAATAAAGCACATACTGCCTAGGTGTCTTGAAATTGAAACACAAGTGTTTTTTTTTTCCTATGGTCTGCACTTGCAGCTTGTTTGCACGTTTTAGCTGCTTGCTGGCATTCAACATATGTGTCTAGATTTAGTAAAACTCTAAAAATTCATCCACATACAACCTTAACTATTATTTTCTCATCTAAAATGTGACATAAGCACATGGCCCTTTATTACTTAAAAACATGCAATAAAAGAAGCCCATTGGTTTAGCTATGCCTGCCCTTCTTCTCCCAGCGTTTGATGTGATCCTTCTTCTATCCGCAGGCAGTGATTCCTCCCCATCTTTTTATGTTCTTTTCTTTTTTGTAGTTTTTTTGTATTTTCATCCTCGGCGTGCCTGTTTGGACGGATCCCCACTGCAGGCTTTTACATGGTTCACCTAACACAGCCAACTATAATCATACAGAGTGGATTAGTTTAGGTGGCACAGTCTCTCAATGGAGGTGTCAAGGAGAGCTTGAGGCTATATGTTCAGAGCAAATGCCATATCACGATGTTTCTGACTTGTTGTTACTTACTTGGTCGATGTTGCTAATTTGTGTACATTCCGTATGAGACTCACTTACATAGACACGTAGACTTTAAGATAGAAGACAAGACACTTGAAGCTAGAGAAGATACTGTGGAATCGTCGGTGTAATTGACTCAGTTCATGTATTGTTCACTCATTTTGGGGGGTTCCTGTTAAGCAGCTACTTTTTTTTTAAGTTTTCTTATTTTATGATTTTTTTTGTCCACACGCGTTCACTCAAAGCATTTTGTACAGCAGCGGTGGTTTTAGAATCACCCGGGACTCGAACTCATGCCTTTACAAGTAGCCTCTTGCTAAGAGGGAATACTACATTCGTAAACAGGCACAGCAAGATGACCCAAACCGCCGGGCTGGTGGCTGTAGGAGCTTATCGGGCTTTTGTCTTCAAAAAGTTGGTGACGTAAGCTAGTACAACCCCTTATCTCTTCAACCAATGGAGACTTAGCTGAATTTAAACTAGCACCCACAAAAGCTAGTCTTATAACAAAAAAGGCAGCAAAGAAAAAGTAGGATTGGGAGTGCAGTCCAGTCAAAAAGTCCCCTTTCTTTTACAGGTACACTCACTCTAAAAACTAGTGAGCGCGAAGTAGATTTTTAGCCACATCCTTTAAGTAATTAGTCAACCATACAAAGCACTTCCTATTAGTGCAATTAAGCTGCAACTTAAAACACACAAAAATCCTTTAAGATAGTAAGCTAACACGTGCACATTAAAAACTAAAAAGTGTCTTCTATTTACTAAAAAGTTTATTTCTATTAATCTGTATAATTCAAAGTTTGTAAAGCCCTTTTTACAACATCCCTTACGTAAGTTTCTACATAAGTGTCTTTAACCCTGCTACCGATGCTGATTAATCAAAGTAAAACTAACACTCGCAGGTAAAATAGGGAACTGTTTCTTAACTTTCACACTCACTACCACCTTTACAATTGTTATCTCCAATCCTTGCATTATGTCCTCCAAATAAACAGTAAATGTGTGCTGATGTTCTTAATTCTCTTATTACAAGCCAGTATAAGCTTACCACCATTTGTTTTTAAAGAGCATGTTGTTATAAAGTTTTAAAGGCTGACTTTCTATCCATTTAACAGTAAAAAAGGGCCAGTACATTTAGCTTTTAAAAACATGTATAGCATTTAACTCTCATTAGTTGTTAAACTGTGTTTAAAAATAATTTACTAAAATGCATTAATTTGCTTTTGAAATTAGAGTTTATATCAAAGCAAGTTGGGTTGTGTGAAACAGGAAACAGGCACAATCAATATAGTGTTTCAATCACAAAACAGTTAAGCTCTTTAAACTTATGGCTGCTCTATAAGCTTTAAACTAAGTTAGGATAAGTTTAAAACGCAGAGTTTTTTATAAAATTTATTTTTTTAAACAAAGAGTGTTGCAGCTAGGCTTAAGTAACATGCTCCAACTGTAGAGTGCAAGGAAATTGTGTTTAGCCTGTTTTTAAAATTATGCAAAATTTAGTGAGGTATAGAAATGTAGGCTACTTGCACACAACAAAAGCATCATAAACAACATTTATAGCTAAAATAGCAGCCACCCTTTGGTTTTCACTATGTTAACCCTTTTTTGTAATCCATTCAATGTTTTCTTCATCACTTGGGCAGCGGCATTTTTCCATTTTTTTCATTCTTTTTTTATTTTATATTTTTTTGTCTTAAGCATGAGTCCCCTGGCGTGCCTGTTTGTCTACGGCTAACTACAATGTGGCATCTAATTTAGGAGGCACAGTCTCTCAGTGGAGATGTAAAGGAAGGCTTAAGGGTAGGTCGTGAGAGGGACATTCACAGATAGTACTATGAAGCTCGATGGTGTGGAGTGGCTTGTTTGAGTGGAGTAGAACAGTTGAACAACGGTGGGCTTGTTCTGAGTCTACGCTGGTATTCTCACGGCCAATATACGAGAAGCAGTGGAAGAGGGCTGATGATTAGAATCCTCACCCAGTCCTAAGCAAAGCTATGTATAGCAGTGCAGTTGGTTAAATGCTGCTTACTCGGGTCTTGAACTCATAGCTTTAACAGGGGGCCCATCCTGCTAAAGCTTAACTAGGCCAGGTGGCCAACATAGACCCAAACCACCGGGCTAAGTTTAGGTAAAACAAATAGGCCTCTTAACTTTTTAAAAAGTGACGTATGGGATATGAAAAAAGAAACTGTTGCCAAGAAACAGGAAAGCTAGTAAAGACTTGGAGTACTTCCAACATTTGGCTGACTATTATCATGAGTGCAGGTGCTGGCTTACCTAAGCTGACTTTATTCCTTTTTAAACAGCAAAAAACAAGTTTCAGCTGTTAAATTAGCACCAAATGGGTGAAAAACAGTGTGTTAAAGGCTGTTTGTCAGCTCCGCTGCTTGCGCAAGTTGCCCACTGCGGTGCCTGGGAATAAATTGATTTCTAGTTGAGGCCTAAGAGGGTGCGCTCAACCCTTGTAGCAGTTTAAATATTCCCTTTAATACATTTAGTCTTGGGCCGGGCTATCTTTGTGTATATTTTGTGGTTTTATTTTAAAAACTTAGTTCTGTCTTTTATGAAAAGGACGGGATTCTAACAAGAGTGCTTGTGTGTGAGTGCTTGGGTGTGAGTGCTTGGGTGCAACAACATCCACAGTGGACCAGTGATTGACACTGTACATGCTTGTGTGTAAACTTTTTTAGAGAAGGGGAGCTGCCCGTCCGGGGCGAGGGCCTGCGGGAGCTGCCCGTCCGGGGCGAGGGCCTGCGGGAGCTGCCCGTCCGGGGCGAGGGCCTGCGGGAGCTGCCCGTCCGGGGCGAGGGCCTGCGGGAGCTGCCCGTCCGGGGCGAGGGCCTGCGGGAGCTGCCCGTCCGGGGCGAGGGCCTGCGGGAGCTGCCCGTCCGGGGCGAGGGCCTGCGGGAGCTGCCCGTCCGGGGCGAGGGCCTGCGGGAGCTGCCCGTCCGGGGCGAGGGCCTGCGGGAGCTGCCCGTCCAAGCACGTGGTGTATAGCGGCAGGGTAGGCTGTGTAAGCTTGTGGGAGCTCGCACTGGCGGGCCAGCTTAAAGCGTAAAAAATAAGCGATGTTGACGAGTCGACGTCTGACGGGCAAATGCCTACTGCTGTTTGTGGCTAATCTCTTTTTATACATTGTGATGTTACAAATGTATGTGTTATTTGTCTTTTTTATGTTGCATATGTAGCAAAAAAGCATATATAATTATAAAAAACTAGTTACATGACATAATGTTAGTGGGAGGGGTTTATTTATTATATACTAGTATATGTTATACTGAAAAGGGACAAGCTAACCTGCTATTAATAGTAACAAGGAGAAATACATACAGGTTGCGAAATTTCAGGTATGACTAATGCATTAATATTAATAATTAATTATGTATATTCCTTGTTATAAGGAAATCAGGTCAGTATGGGATAACCAGTAGGGGAAAACCAGTTTTTCCAGATTAGTAAACATACCAGTATTACTATACTAATTATAATATTATATATATATATATATATATAAGGAGGGTAGAAGGCGTGGCTAAAAATTCAAACGCTCATTGGCTAAAATTTGCACGTGACGGCTCTACTCCAATGAAATTGCTGGATTTTTGAAATTAGCCAATCAGCGTTAAGGCGGAACCGAAGAAGAAATCTGAGAAAGCTGATTGGCTACCCTTCAAACAACTTAGACCAATCTTCGCCTTTTTATTTGATTGACAGAAGCTTTAGCCAATCATAAACCAGTAGGCCCATGGGCGTTGCTCGCGTACCTAACGAGTTTCCCGCCTTTTGCCGGTTTAGGCCTCAAACGGTCGCGCGTTTAGCACGTCACACTTGGCTTATGGCCAAGAGCTATGTACAATGTTGGCTTTTAGCTACTACATTCTTGAAACACATACCTGTCTGCTTAACAACACACTAAGGCCCGTGTACGGCCTTTCACTCTAGTCAAAAATGTTTTGCTTACATATTTGACATATGACTACCGTGAAAACGGCTATTTCATTTTAGGGTGCAATATTACACGCTTCTGTGTCAACTTTTAAAGGCGGCTTGACTTTAACTACATGCTACTGATTACTTTTAAAAACAGCGGGCCTAAAGGGTAACGCGAGGACAACACTCGGTGGTGGCTTGATGTAATGTTGTGACCTGCGTACGAGAGTATGTCTTGCTTGCATATTTGACACCTTACCCACATTAGAACGGCTATTTCATTTTAAAAGGCAACAATACAAGCTTTTGTGTTAAATTTTAAAATTAACTTAACTCAAACTACAAGCTTTTATGAGTTTTTTGCCATTTAGAACTAGCGGGCTTAAAAGGGGTAACGTGAGGACAACTTTGAGGCCTGTAAAAGCTCCATCTTTGGGCATACCAGTAAAATTTAACTTTAAGGTGATACTTGGTGCTCTCTAAACAGAATTACATCCCAGCAGGCCACTATGTTTTCTTCACTACACTAAAATTAAAGCATTAATTGTGTATTTGCACACTCACTAGGCGCTAACGTACACTAAGGTTGAAGCGCACACATTTTTGCACACGCACTAGGCGCTAACGGTCGCCTAAGTTGAAGCACACACATTTTTGTATGCGCACTAGGCGCATCAAACCCTACTTTTACACCCATGTTACAACATGAATTTTAGCTGTTGTTATGCGCACTAGGCATTACAATTTCTTCTTGTTTAAAGAGAAAGCAAGTTTGCAATGAAACTTATGTTTGGCTAGCAGATTTTATGGCTTATGTGTTGTTTACATGTTTGCTACAAGGAAACCAAAGTAAAAAAAGTGCACTTTGACAAATAGTCAACGCTTTGCTCTTGTGGTTTTGAATCCTTTGCTGTTTATAAACTAGAAAACTCTGCATGTGACGGGGTTTCTTGAATCTCCTGCAACTTTGCTGTCACAGCTGTCAAAAATGATAGCAAACTTGCGCTGTACTGGTTTAGCTGCTATTGTTAGATAAGCTTTTCATGCTTACTAGGTGAAATCACTAATTTTGTAGCATTGTCACAACAGTCTAAGCATCTTAGTAAGTTTTTTTCCATTGTACACTTTACTAAGCGCAAAAGCAGAGCATTAGCTAACTATATTTACCCTAAAACTACGCCACAAAATGAAACAAGCCTAAGGTTGTTAGCTCCTACTTTAGACAAACCAAACCTTCTCTCAAAACCGTAAAAGTCAAAGTTAACTTAGTTACATGTACAAAAAATTGGCAACACCAATGGAGCTTGACACGCCCATGGGGGCTTTAAAAACTCAAAAGCTCTTGTTGAAGGCGTGCGTGCGAGTAAGGCTTGTTTGCTTTTAAGGTAACAAGTAACTTACAGCCATGACTACCAGCCCATTTTTTACTAGAGGGGAGCTAGACTTTCACTTTTTTGTTCTCAGCTTTGCTGATAAAAACCTTGTTAAGCAAAAAATTAGAGAGCAAGCGGAGCTTTCTAATAATGCCTTTTGTGTGATAGATCTTGGAGAAATTGTGCAGAGACATTTTAGATGGCTCAAGGCTTTGCCTAAAGTCATTCCATTTTACGCCGTTAAGGCCCAGAACGACGAGAGAGTCCTCAAGACCCTAGCTGCCCTTAAAACTGGCTTTGACTGTGCCAGTAAGCAGGAGATTCAGTTACTGCAAAATCTGGGAGTTCACGCAGACAGGATACTTTTTGCGAATCCTTGTAAGCAGCCTTCGCATATAACGTATGCCGCTCAAACTGGAGTAAGGCTGATGACTTTTGATAGTGAAGAAGAGCTTACCAAAATTGATCGCCTGCACCATGATGCTAAGCTGGTACTGAGGATTAAAGTGGATGACTCTAACTCAGACAGCATACTGAGTGTCAAGTTTGGGGCTCCTATTGAAGCCAGCCAACGCCTGCTAAAACAGGCCAAAAAATTAGGCCTAGAAGTGATCGGAGTCAGCTTCCACGTGGGCAGTGGCTGCAAAGATGCACAGGCTTACAGAAAAGCCATAGCTGAGGCCAGGAGAGCTTTTGACTTTGGCACGCTGATGGGCTTTGACATGTACCTCTTGGATATTGGTGGCGGCTTTCCCGGGATCAATGAGATTGAGCCAACTTTTGAGGACATTGCAGAAGTCATTAACGCGGCCTTGGAAAGGCATTTTCCAGATGATGCCAACCTGACAATTATTGGTGAACCTGGCAGGTACTACGCTACCTCGGCGCTAACTATAGCTGTAACTGTGATTGCTAAAAAGTGTGTTGAAGACACTCCTGGAGATAAAAAGTTTATGTATTATGTTAATGATGGCGTCTATGGCAGTTTTAACTGCATATTATTTAACCATGCTCGTCCTATGCCTATGCTGCTTAAAGAAAAACGCCTTGAAGACAAAGACTATGTTTCTAGCATTTGGGGGCCTAGCTGCGATGGCTTAGATTGCATTGTTAAGCGGTGTGAACTGCCAGAGCTTCAAGTGGGCGACTGGCTCATATTTGAAAACATGGGCGCTTACAGCTTGGTCAGCTCTTCAACCTTTAACGGCTTCCCAAAGCCAGAAAAGCACTATGTTATTTCAGAGTTTTCCAAACAGATGGTGACTCAGGTAGCTAACTACACCTCTGAGTATAATGATCACGGATCCGTTTGTATGACATCTTTTTGATGAAAAAATAAAGAAATACAAATTCAGGTAAGCAACAAAACAAGCTTTATTTTCTTAAGCAAACACAGCCAGCAAGTACATTATTTTGTGCAAGTCAGTAAAGTTTAGAGTTTTTACAACCTTACAACCCTTTGTAAGGTTTGAATTAGTCCGCTTAGGCCTTGCATTACAGCAAGCTCTTTGCCGTCTTGGTATCTTTGCATTGATGGGGTTTGAGACAAGTTGTTAGATTCTGTTTTGTTAATTAAGTGAATTTCAGCATTAGGGTAGTTTTGTTGAAGGCTTTGGCGTAGCCCCTTAAGGCTGCTTTGTAGGCCTTGAACATTTCCGTCTGGTTTCATGTTGTTAAAGAAGTCGTAGTAAGAGGCGATGCTATCCAAAGACCATTTAAGGCATTGAGTCTTGTTAAAGTTGCTGCTCAAGCATTCAGGTGCAGGCGTGGGTAGCTGAGACTGTTCAAAGAGAATTACTCCATTTCTGCCATCACAGTGAAAATTGCTGCATGATCCGTTAATTAAGCTATCCACTTGAAAAAGGATTGATCCTAAAAGGCCAGATAACTGCGACGGTAGAGGAGCGAGGGTAGTGTAGCTGAGATAGTTGTACCAAAGGGCTGCCGCAAAAACAAGCTTCATTGTGCAAAGCTGTTGCAGTAGCTGCTAGAATAAGTTGGCTTATTCTGCTGAACACTCTGCTAACTTGAGCTTTTAAATAAGCTGAAATCATGACTAATAATGCAGAATTAAACATGTGTCATACTAAGCATTGTTTAAAACCGACACAAATCCACTTTTATGTGTTAGGTTTCAATTTCTCCTAAGCAAGTGAAATTCCCTATATGTACAGAAACAAGGAAGTTTCAGGTGTTGCATGCCCTATAGTTTGCTTGGTTTGGCCTCTTTAGTGTGACTGCCACAGCTAAGTGTGGCAGAAAAAGGAGTTAAATTTAAAACTATAAAGAACAGAAATGCAGTGAAACAGGGGTCTAAAATTAGATTACACTTGGAATGAAAAGTTGTAAAAAATTCTACCACAATAATTGCACACACTTAACGTCCTATTTGTGAGGCGTTATGTTTTTCAGCTCTATATCTACTCTTTAACACGCTCTCTTTTTGTTCACAGCTAATCTTTACACAATGGCACCCAGGTTTCGTCCACTGGCAATGCTGGTGGCCACTTTGCTACTACTAAACTGTGTTGCTGCAGTTATTGATCCCACAACTTGGAACCCTCTGGGAGCAGCTGTCTAACCTTTTGATCCTTAAGATTACTACCCTCGCTTTATAGTAAATAGGCCCGTTGATGGATTTGTTACAGAGAAAAAAGAACAGTGGGCATGGAGGAAGCTATAAAAAAATGGCTGGAGGCTGTAAACAGAGTGCTTAACATTAGAACCAACAAGGAAAATTCTACAGAACCTCAACCCACAATCTCTGGGCCCACTAAGTCTATGTCCAGCGCTTCAACACAATTACTCAAGTTTACAACAAGCTCTGGCACTCCTAAAAATTAAATTGTTTAAATTCAACTTTGTTAATAAAAAATATGTTTTAAAAGAGAAATACTTGTTGTGTATTTTTTGTGTCTTGTTTTACTGGTAGCTAGTTACCGATGCTTGCTTTAAAAAGAGTGCAAGTGACACAAGGGATGACTGTGAACAGTGTTAAAGCTAGGTGCATTAAGTAAGGATGGGTTCCTTTTAAATCTGTAATAAACTACGCGTTTTTATAAATTATAGGTTTGTGTTTTGGCAAAAAGTAGCCCATCATCGGTCACAGTCTCCAACACTCTGGCCACTTATGACTTTCCTGGATGGTTTCCTTTAATTGAATGCACACTGTGCCACCTTTTGGTCCTTTCGAGATGTTGTTCCTCTTGCTGCTACTGGTTGCTGCTACCTTGCCCATCTTTTTTTGGTTCTTTTGCTGTTTTGTATTTTTTTTGTGGGGTACAATGTTTTTTGTCTTTTCTTCTTTTACTCTTTTTTTTGTATTTTTGCAGATTTTACACATTTTTTAGTATTTTGAGTTTTGCAGGTTTTTGTATGTATTTTTCTTTTGCTTTTTTTTTGGTCTTTTGATTTTACTCTTTTTTTGTTCTTTTGAGTTTTACAGTTTTTTTGGTCTTTAGTGTTTTACTCTTTTTTAGTGTTTTCTTACTTTTCTCATTTTTTTTAGTTTTCCAGTTTTGGGGATTTTTTTTGTTTTCTTATTTTGCTATTTTTTTGTGAGAAGTTTTTTTGCACCGTCTTACATTGCGTGTGTCACTTTTAAGGACAAGACCCAGAGAGAGAGAAACGAGACAAGACAAGCCGGGGAATGCTGCGATGGAAATAGTTTGCTGTGTGCCAGTCTCTCGATGTTAGGAGAGCTTAATCATAGTTGGTCATAGTAATGTCTTTCGTGATTTTTTTAATTGCTGCCAAGTTCATATTACTACACAGTCTCTCGATGGTAGATGTTAAATGAGAGCGGTCCGAGTATATACTGTAACCTTTTGTAACTTCACTACGGTTGAGCGCAGAAGCGGAGCTGATTGGTCTTTTTTTTAATTTCGCGCAAGCTCTCTATCTGCTGATGGGTTTAGAGGCTTAGGCATTGCAGTAGCTTCGAACCTTCGGCTCGAGGTGCCGGCCTCAGCTCGTGCCCAAGGTGTTTTGCTTCACATAACTAGCACAGTGTGCCACTGTGACCTCCGGGCAACTGGACTCTCACATATCGGGCTCTTATCTCGCACTTTGGTGACGTGTTTTACTTGTGAAAAAGCTGAGTGGGTTTAGATACGAGGGAGTGGGTACATGGGCGTGTCAAGTGCTTGCCGTAAGCTGAGTTAAAAAAAACTGCAAGCAGCTGCAGCGTGGGAAGCGAAAGTAAAAAAACTCAAGCTGCCAGCTTGTTTTAAGTGTGTAAGTTTGTGCATTTTTCATGGTTTTAATTTTTAAAGGTCTTTTAGCAATTACAATTGTGACACTTTTTCCTTAATGCTCCATGATGTTAATAAAGTGTTCCCTGTGAAATGTGTTGTGTCTTCATTTAAAAAAACACACAAATGCAAACTCTTTGCAGGTATTTAAGGAGCTGGGGGCAAAAGAGCGCCTAATGTGGGTAGGTTTTGTGTCTGCTGAGTGCCTCTGTGTGCACTCTGTTAGCAGCAAAGCAGTTCTACAATGATTATTAGGCAGCTTGCTATTTACAGCTTGCCTGATGATCCTACGCCCTTAGAGAGCATAGTTATAGAAGCTCTTACAAATGGGCATCATAGGCTCCATGGCCAGATTCAAATAACAGTAGAAGACGCATTTGCTGTCATAATTTACGCATCTGATCAGAAAGCGCTGAAAAACCACCAGCTAAAAATCAACACTTTAACCGGCGTTAGGAACAGCATCAGTGGAACGTACAATGAGCCGTACATTTTATTTAGAGATGACAGCAGCGACAAAAAGTTTATATTCATTTACGGGCCTGACCTAAACAGGGTGCCCAGTACGCTATCGGACGATCTTCACTCTCTTTTAAAGGCTACTAATGTCAAAGAAAATATCTTCAACATAGAAAGGCTGGAAAAGCTTAGAGTAATTGTCATCAGGGGCGGAGGCCTAATCAGCATGAATGAATCTCATAAAGACATGATTCAGTCAATTGTTTGCAATGAATCCACCAAGCTTGTGCCAGTGAATCTTGTTAACTTCTCTTCAGGCTTGCACATGTATGACAGAGCTACTTTAGAGCACGTCGGCCCTGATGATTTGAACGTTTACATGTTTGGAGATGAAAACAACGGGACTAGAGGAGCTGCTAGCAATTATTTGTTTGTTAGCGCTAGCTTACAGAGAGGGGTGTTTCAGACATCCAGCCTTCCGGCATGCCACAATGTACAATTTATAGACTATTGGCCGCTGGTGCTGTATGTGCCCGAGATAGGAGCCTTTGGCAACGCAACAGACTTGTATAGACAGTACGCTGGCGTTTCTTTCTTTGCTTGCATTCTTAGCAACCAAGAAAGCCAGCTGAGCTTTATCAAGAGCTGCCTTGCAAAATCTCAGTTTTCAAAGTTGTATGCAGGCTATCTGGGCATACTGCACAGGGCCCTGCCAAATAATTACAGTGTAGATCAAAAGTTTGAAGACCAGATAGAAGATTCCAAGTTTCTTAACTACGTCCAGTCGTATGCTGGTTCAATAAACTGCGCAGGCTTGCCGCTGGTTCAAGGTTTTCTTCGTGAAAGCTTGGTCTTTAAAAACGCTTTACCAGTTACCTACACTGGCTCCTACTGCGTGTCTACTATGCCTGCCCCACATAGAGAGCTTTTGACTCTAGACATGCTGGAAGCTGTTAACATAGAAAACAAGTCTTTGTATGTGTACCAAGTGGGTTTCTTTAACTACGGCCTGGTTGATGGCGACCTCAATCACCCATTGCATGCTGAGAGCGGCAGACAAGCTTTGCAAATGCGTAACGCCCTCAACACTATGTCTGAGATAATGAGAACTAGTAGCATCGTGGCGGTGATAGACGAGTGGCACGGCGGCAGCAAGACTACCCTTTTAAAACTGGCTAAGGCCTGCGGTGAATGCGGGCTCGTGATGCCGGCCACTGCTCTTCCCGTGCAGACTAAAAACCTGCTCAAAAAGTGGAACGAAAGGCACAAATCTTATAACCACCAGGTGATTTTAAAGTCTTGGCTGTACGTTCCTTCTAACGTGGCTTTTGTGGTCATCATGGACGACGGGCGCCGCATACAGCGAGATAAGCTAGAACTAGTCTTTAATGCTTGGAAATGCCCCATCAGCCTTTTGGGTGAGCTCAACAGCAACAAAGATGAGCTGGCTGTTTTTGCTACAAACGAATACAAGCAAACTGTGACACTAAACTTTAGAAGGTGGATCCCTAAGAATCATCAGCGCTTGTATGATGAAGAAAGATGCGGCTCACCCCCTAGTGCGTGCATGGCTGTCATGGGAGATAACCTTCAAATGAGAGATTTGGGCGTGTTGACGGAAAACACTTTGATGGACGTGCTGCGCCACCCCACCGTAGGAAGCAAGCAGTACCTGCTTCATCACGTAGATAGGTGCGGAAACGGCCGAATTGCTCAACAACCCGGTGTGGGTCCTTACGACGTACCTGTCAGTGACTACTGCATTATTGTCAACAACCTTGTTGAGAGCTTGAGTAGCTTAGAGCAATCTAAAGCAGCGGTATACTGGGAAAACGAGTGGTCTCGGCTAAGAGTGATTTTGCCAGCCATGGCCGCGGAAAAGCCAGACGGAAAGCTTTCTAAGGAAAATTTACAGAGCGCGGCATTTGGCAACATGCCCAGCCGTGAGGAAGTCAGCTTCAGGGAGAGCAAAAGATTAGCTAACTGCACCGCTCTTGGAGAGCAAAATGTAATTTTCCAGTACGATCCCGTACAGGGAGCTCGCTTTGCCATTACTGAAAGTTTATTGAACCTAGTGATGGGGCCAATCACCAGCTTGTCCAATGTGATTGTTGGTGTATCGGTAGCATGGCCACGTGTCCTTTACTTTAAAAGGGACATGCACGGACTGTTTAGCGAAGCTAGGAAGTACTGTGAAAATATGGGGGTATCATTTGTTATAGACACCTGCCACACGAACGCCGGTGAAGGGACGTACCGGTCTCTGGTGGCTAGAGCCAGCGCGCCTTGCGAAGTTCCATGCAGAAAGCTTAGTCCCGCGCTTCAAAAAAATGGATCAACTCTTTTGCACATAGCAGTGATTGAAGAAGTAACCCTTATGGGCACAGTGTACCACGAGGTGACTAAGCAAACGATGTACCAGACAGCCACCTTAGAGCCGGATGCGCTGCAAGTGCTGCTAAATTTTGTGTTGGAGTTAAAACGAGAAGACCTGATTTTATCTGGCCATGATATTAGCGATGGAGGCATTTTTGCCTGCGTGGCCGAAATGCAGATTGCTGGAAGAAGAGGCGTTAAGCTTACCTTGCCACCGCACATAGACCCAGCTACTTTTCTTTTGTCTGAAACACCGGGCTTGATTTTAGAAGTGCCCCCAGATAAGGCCTTTGATATTGTCAGCAGAGCTGCCAACATTGATGTCTTTTGCAAGATTGTTGGAAATGTGACGGCAGGAGACGCTATGCACATTTTGCAGGGTGATGCAACTTTGTTTGAGTTTAACCTTAAAAAACTGAGCCACAACTGGAAGTTTTTTTCAAACAAGCAAAATTTATTGTTTCTTAAAGAGGGGGAAGACTTACCTTTAGAGGAAAATTATGGAAACCTAGAAATGAGGCTGCTTCGCCCGTCCTACAACTTAAGAGCCAAAGTAAACCCTGTGTCTAGAGTTTTAGTGTGGACTTTTCCTGGCAGCGGCCGGCCAGAGGCTTTACTATCTTCATTGACTGATAGTGGTTTTAAGGTTGAATTGTTTTTAGCTTCCGGTTGGCAGTTTCAAAATAACAGCTCCTTAGACACCTTCCCATACTTTCCTGAAGGAGACGATGGAACTCTGGGGATTATTCTGTACGGAACTTCTAATGTGACTGACCAGGAGGCTGGTGACAAGAGCACTCTTCAATGGCTGCAAAAAAACAAGCACGTCATTAACACTTTGATGCAGTTAATGGCCAAGCCGTGGACTTTCAGCTTGGCCATTGGACAGATGGCTTGCAGGATCATGCTAGCCACGGGCGCGGTAGGCCGAGACTCCCAGACCCACAAAAACACTATGCTCCTAAACAACGCGAGCAAGCGATACGAATCTCGCTGGCTCAACATACATATTCCAGAAAACACCAAAGCAATAGCTTTACAAGAACTAAAGGGCAGCATTCTACCTTGCTGGACTCAAGGCACCCAGTTAGGCTTTACACACGAGAGGCAGGAGTTCCTCGCCGAGCTGAGAGAAGACAACTTGGTAGCTACAGAGTTTCACAACGCCAGAGTTGACGACAACAGCGAGGTCACGTATCCCATGAACCCCACTAACTCAGAGTACCCTTTTGCCGGCATCTGTTCACCCGATGGCAGGCACCTGGCTTTGTTACACGACCCCTGCATGAGTTACTATTCGTGGCAGTGGCAGCACGTTAATTTGAGCCCAGACCAGGACCCCAAAAAATTTGTGTCTCCGTGGAAGCGGATGTTTTACAGACTGCACCTTTGGGCCCTGGCGCAGCATGCTTACCGGCATCTTATGACTGACGACGCAGAAGAAGATACGGGGCAGACCGAACAGAGAACTTTTCCGTCAAACGAGCGCCGCGGAGCTATTGGCCCGGATGCACAGTACCTGCCCAGGGATGTTTTTAATCCATATTAATTATAGCTTGCTAAGTAACTTATTAAACCTTCTTTTTAAAAGCAACTAAGGACACTTTTGAGCTTGTGTTTTCTTTGGCAAATGTAAAACTGTTTTTTGTAATAAAAGAGAAGTTAACCGCATTGTTGACTACCGTTGTTTGCTTAAAAGGAGGGAGGCAACAACACAAAATCAAAATGGCATCTTCACCAGATAATCAGAAAAACTACTTGCCTAAAGCCTGTGAAGTGAAGCTTCTGTTTAAGGAGCTGAGTAAAACGTCTTTAGTAATTTACAACGTCACTATGACCATTTTAAATCCACAAGAATCTCTCAATCTGTCTGCGTCAGAAAGAGTGCTAGTCTACTTAGTAAAAGAGTGCATCTGTGACAACTTGCGAGGCTTAGTGTACAGCGTAACAAATTTGCTGTATATGGCCACTGATGAAGACAGAATTCAAACAATGTTTGGCATTATTCAAAAGTCATATGAAGATAATGAAGATTCGTTTGAAAAGTTTTGCGCTACGCTAGCATTTGTCAGCACGTTCCTCTTTTATGCTTTTGATGATTACAAAAAAAATGCTCACTTGGTGTGCCATTTGTTAGCTGGGTTTTATCTCAAGCATAAGCTACAGTGGCTGATAAATGTCAAAGGCTTGTGTACAGGGGTAAAGCAAAAATACCCCGCTTTGTGGTTTCGCACAAGAGTTAGAATGTACTTTGACAAATTTACCTCAAAGTAAGAAAATATCAACTACAACTTTGTCATTAGCTTTGGTTATCCTTTTTACAATGCGCTTTCTGCCGTAGAGCTTATATATGGAGCTGGAGGACACTTTTTAGGCACTCTATACGGGTGCGACTACTAGGCAAAGCTAACCAAAAAAAGGCAACAATGGCTTTTAGAAACCAGCAAGTTCAAAACATAGAAGACAATATTGGCTCTAAGGCCACTATAGGCCCATGTGGGTTCATCTACATATACCCCAAGAGCCATTTTAATTTTGCTGAGATTAGTTTACTGGGAGACCGGTGCGAGGCATCCGCCGTCTTGTCCCTGCCTTTGCTACACGGCGTGACTGTCGAGGACGGGTTTCTCAACAATGTAAAAGCTGTTCACAAAAAAGTTGATTTAACTACTATCTCGGTCAGACTCACTACTTACCACAGCCACGCTTTCGTGTTTCACAATGGAGAAGAGTTTACCCCTATTTTTCAGGGACCCGGCTTGCGGCAGATTTGCGAAACTGCTAGAGACATCTTTGGGTACTCTAAGTTTACACCAGTTGCTGGCCTGGCTTGTGTTAACGCGGCTGACGTTTGCCCGCCAATCTTTAACGAGAATGACACCGTGATGGCCGTTGCTGTAACAGAGGGCTTTAAAGAGAGGCTCTTTTTTGGCAAGTTAGTGTACGTCAAGTCTCAGTTGCACTCTGTGCTAATTAACAAGACAGAAGTTTACAAAGTCCCGCTCTACGACGAGGACCTCTTTGCTAAGCAAAACAGCATTCCCAGATTTTACTCACCAGAGCTGAGCGAGTACATGTACTACAACTTGTACACGGGGATGGCGCAGGCGCTTAGAATAAAAAATGTCACTGGCCTTATAGAGGCCATTCAAAACCAGTTTACTCAGGATAAGTACAAGATAGCTAAGCTTTCTCACTTGAAGGAGTTTACCGCCGCTACCGTTAACAGCCAAGACTCCACTCTCATGGTTATAGACGCCGTCGCCTCTGAACTAGCCCTCAGCTACGGCATGAGCTTCCTAGAGGCCCCTCAAGACAAGAGCAAGCTTCAGGATTACCTTAACTGGGACATTTTTAGCTCTTGTGAAACTGACGAAGAAAGGGTAAAGGCCTTGGAAAGGTGGAACGCGCATCAGGCTATACACGTACACGCTCAGCTGTTTTCCACAAATTCTGTCTTTTACATTAATAGGATAGCAAAGCAAGTTCAAAGCGCCAGCTCTAAAGTTGAGCCCAACGTGTACAACAGCTACTATCTACAGCACGGACTTGCAAACTTGGCAGACGAAACTCTATTTGAAGGCGGAGACCCAGCATTTGGCGGAATTCCAACATCTGCTTTAAACGGCAACTATTATACGGTCAGCCACCTAGCTTACGCGGCTTCTTTTTCGGCCAATGCTCTAGCTAAGATGTGCTACTACCTGCAGTTTTGTCAGCACCAAAGAAGCACCCTAAATCCCGCTTACAGCGTCCAGCAGTACGTGGGTTCCGCTGCTAACTCTGACATTTGCGAGCAGTGCCGCGGCGAGTGTCCCTGTGTTTGCATCAACACCCTGTTTTACCGTCTCAAAGACAGGTTTCCGCCTGTTATCCCAGGGTCTAAAAGAGACCCTTATGTGGTCACGGGGGTAACCAATGTTTTTAACGAGCTAGACTTTTTAGGGAACTTTGCTTCGTTCAAAGACAAGGACGACGAGCAAGGCCAGGCCGATGAAGTGCCCAAGTACACCTATTGGCAACTAAACCAAACCGTCGTGGAAAGGCTAGAAACGCTGGGCATCTTAGAGCACAGTCCCCAGGATGACACGTCGCCGCTCAACGGAACAATGACCATGGCTAAGTTTATGGACACGTTTAAAGAAATTGACAACATTGTGGACACTGAAGTAGTTAAGTTTATCAACACTATGACCAAAAACAACGTGAACTTTAGAGAGTCTGTTAAGGGCATCCACCACATTGTGCAGTACATCTGCAACCCTTACTGGCAGGCCCCATGCAGCGTCTTTAAAAATCTATTTTACAGGACGCTGCTCACCGTGTTCCAGGATATTGCCTTGCCCATTAGCATCATTTATGAATCGGAAAACCCATCTCACGGCTCCCTGCCCAGCGAGTGGCTAAAGATGCACTACCAGACGCTTTGGACTAACTTTAAGTCTTTTTTCATCGACAAAGGGGTAATCACGGGCTCTGAGTTTAAAATCATGCACGGGGAGCAGTTTTCAGACTTTTTTGACCTAGACGCGGCCTGCAATAACATGTTTGTGCCTGTCAAGGTTCAAGTGAGGCTGGCTAAGGCCCAAGTTATCGTGCCTAAAAACATCAAAATAAAAAACAGGATCTTGTTTTCAGGTACAAACATGAGCGATCAGTATCAGAATGCCTTTCTTAAAAGCTCGGGCAAAAAAGAAAACTACATCCTTAATGGTCCTTATGTCAAGTTTTTGAACGAGTTCCACAGGACTCTCTTTCCTAACTTGAAAATTTCCAGCTTGTATATGTGGAGCAACTTTTGCAAACGAAAGCAGATCCCAGCTATGCCGGACGTTCCTAAAGAAGAACTTAGCAATTTTTTCTCCTACATTAGCAACAACAGCAGGCTGTTTGACGAGGTGAACCTCTTGGACGTTATCCCAGACAGCTTTGTGACGTACGCAAAGCAGCGACTCAACAACGCAATACTTAGAGCGTGCGGCCAAACGCAGTTTTACGCCGGCACACTGCACTCTATTTTACCTAAAGTTCAGTATGTGTCTGCCGCTGAATATCCTCACGTTTTAAACAAAACTAAGATCAGCTCTGTTGGGGAGTACGAGGCGGCCACGGCGCAGGCCAAAGCCATGGTCATTAACTCGTCTATCAGAGAGTCTGCTTCTAACGTGGCCAGGCTAAGGCCCATCATCACTTTGCCTATAGTTGTAAACAAGTACACGGGCATTACGGGCAATGCCCAAATCTTTCAGTCGGCCAACTTGGGGTACTTTATGGGACGGGGGGTTGATAAAAATCTCCTCATGGACTCATACGTGGCCAAGCGGCAACCTAACGCTTACATGCGCCGCAGGCACGTGTTTATTACGCCGCTGGTCGGCACGTTGATTAAACACAGCTTTCAGCATCAGACAACTTCTTTTGAAATTGAGGCTATTAAGAAGAGCATTCAGGTTATTTTGGAAGAAAAACAGGATGAAAGGGTCTTTAACTCGGTCACGTGTGAGCTGGTAAAATCTCTTGGTTTTGCCTGTAAAGATCTAAACATGGACGACCTTGAGTTCTTTTTGGGCCAGTACAGCATGTTTGCTAACAACATCTTGGAGAACATTGAGTACCTGAGCAACGTAGACGGGCCTTGGACCGAGGAATGGGCAAAGGAAGTATTAGAAGCGAGCACCGTGACTAGCGAGAACGTAGAGTTTGTACCATTTGACTACACGCCTGCTTTGCTAGGAGAGCCCCAGATTGTTGCTCAAGGAGGGAATGGTGCAAACGTGAGTGGCAGAAAAAGAAAACTGCACTCTATGCTTAATAACATTGATTTATAAAAAAAACCTGCTGTTTTTTGGGTTTTGTGGTGTTTTTAATAAAGCTGTGCAAGATGAGCCAGTACTTGGCTGCTCTGTACTCTCAAATTTATGGACTCTGCCTCGATGTCAGCTTAATTGAGTATTGTGACCCTAACTCTCTTAACGCGGCTGTAATTGCTCACACTGCAAATAAAGTAAATAAACTGTGCGAGTGCCTTTCTTATTTTTTACAAAAACAAAACAACACAGAAGCTTCTGCTTTATCCTTAGAACTAGATCACTTGTTGTTTAACTTGAAAGCAAGGCTTTTAAACATTTACACAGCTTTCTCCAACAAAGGCGAATTTTTTAAAGCCTTGCACTCTCACACGGGCGTGTGCGTGGCCCATGCAACAATTAGCGTTCAGTTTTTTAACGGATGCGGCATGAACTTGTCTTTTACTTTTGTAAATGACGTTGAGGATTTTTTTAAGAAGCTAAACAGCGTCTGCTACTGCATTTCAGCTCCCCAAGCTTTGGCTGCTCTTCAGGAAGCGCTAGATTTTTTGAGGGTGTTGAGGGGAGTGTCTCCCGTCCCTTGTGCAGATGTGTACCTGTGCTCTAGACCTTGCCTAGAATGCTTCTTAGAAATGACAGTGCTCCCTAACCAGGGAGAAACGATTAATGCCATGCTAATTAACTGCAGCTGCCCACACATTTGCAGACCTATCAATCCTGAGCCCATTCAGGGTATTTTTGAAAATGAGATTAAGCAGGCAGGTGTGAACATGCACGTGTTGTCAGTACCGGCCCAAACTTCTGCCTCTGACCAATATGCAAAATTGATGCAAGACTCTTTAACCTGCTTGAAAGAACACACTATATTTAGTCAAATTCCCAAGCAAATCATGGAGCTTTCAAACCTAATTTATTGGAGCTCTGGGCAAAAGCAGCCAGGGGATTCGCAAAAGCAGTGCTCTCAGCTCACTAAGATAATACACAGAGAAAAAGAAATGAATGAAATTAGGCACAGCTATGCCAGTGGCAATAAAAGAGTGCACTTTTTTGACACTCGCTTTCCAGGCGGCGTGGAGTTATTGTTTAGCGGATGCATTTATAGTTCAACAGCTGACGTAATTGCCGCTCTTAAAAAGGACTGCTCCACCACGTTTTTAAATCAAACGCAGTTTGCGAGTCTCATGCAAAGACAAAACGAGCTCTTCACTAGGCTTAGTAATTTATTGTACGAGCACAACAGCAGCACCGGCGAGGTCGCTAAAAAACACGGCGAGCGTAGCGCAGATGTAAGCTTTCACCTTGACGCACCTAAAGAGCAGGTGATAGAAGAAGCTAAGCTTAGAAAAGAGGCTTACCTACAGAAGCTTTCAAAGGAGGGCATTAAAAAGCTTCAAGCCTGCCTAGACTCGCACGGGGAAGTTTTGAAGAACCAGTTGGCTCTAAGAGTGTGGGGGTCTACTATATACAAACAGGGCGCCGCTCTGCTTAACCACTTTTTGTTTAGAGAGAGTTGGGTAAAGTGTGAAGCTACTGCGATGACCCAACCTACTCCCGAGCTTTTTGAAAACTCCAAGTTTATTAAAAATTCCCTGTACGCCAACAGCTTAAGTAGAGAACACACTTGCTCCCTAAAGCTTCAGTTTTTTTCTTTAATTAATGGTCCCCTAACCAGCAAAACCGGCAGTATGTTTCCTGCACCGGATAACGTGAAACTCGCCCACTGTTTAGACGCTGCTAACGTGATGCCTCATCAAAAGATGCTGCTCTCAGAAATGATTCACTGCGGCCTAGAGCCCAAGGACTGGGTCAATGCGCTGTTTAATGAGTTTTACACAATCACCGAAAAGGACCTTAACAGCATTCAATATCAGTGCTGGAAATATGTTAGAGAACTAGTTTTGTCAGTAGCTCTGTACAACAGGGTGTGGGAGAAAGATTTATGTATCTACAAAACTGACAGCATTCAGCCAAATTCTTTACCTCATGCTTTAAAAAATGGCATTTACTTCACTTATGAGGATAAAGCCCCGCTTATTTTATTAAGTAATGGCCAGAAGTGGATATTTAAAGACTTGTATGCCTTGCTCTACATGCACATGCAAATAGTAAGTGCACAAAATGGCTAGCTCGTGCAGACTTCCAGTAAAAGCAATGTTGTTCTTACTTTTGCTGGTGCTTGGCTGGGGCAGCCGCCTTTGCAAGAGTGCCTCACTGCCCCCTGGAGAATTTTCCTCACAGCTGTCTACTACACCTGTAAACAAGCCAGCTACTCATCAGCCACCTGAAGAGTTTATAAATCGGCCACCAGAAGCTCCAGCATCCAAGCCCGGTAATGAAACTGTGTCTCTTCACAACAAAGAGCGGAGTACCAGCTTTCCTTACAGAGTCTGCAGCGCTTCCGCTACAGGAGACATTTTCAGATTTGATACCACGCACACGTGTCCAGATACCCACAACAAGCAGCACAATGAAGGAATTTTGCTGGTCTATAAAGAAAACCTTATCCCGTACATGTTTCAAGTACGCAAGTACAAAAAGATTGTCACGACATCAACTGTCTATAATGGAATTTACTCAGACACAATTACTAACCAGCACGTGTTCTACAAGTCTGTTCCAGAGTACGAGTACAAGAGAATGGACACCCTCTACCAGTGCTACAACTCTATGCAACTTACGGTTGCCGGTAACTTGTACACTTACACCGACAGGGACGGGTCTAACATCACGGTGGACCTTAACCCCGTTGACGGACTCACTTCTTCTGTGCGCAGGTACTGCAGCCAGCCAGACGTTTACACGGACCCTGGGTGGTTTTGGGGCAGCTACCGCCGCCGAACTACAGTCAACTGTGAGATAACAGACATGCAAGCGAGATCAACGCCCCCGTTTCATTACTTTGTTACCAGCACCGGAGAGACTGTAGAAATGTCTCCGTTTTGGCGCGGTGGCAGCAACGAGACTGAGCACATGAAGGAGAAGCCTTGGTTTGTCACAGTGCAGAAAAACTACAGGATGGTAGACTATGAAAATAGAGGGTCCGTGCCTAATCCCCACACTAGGATATTCATAGACAAGGAAGACTACACACTTTCTTGGGAGAGCAAGCCTAAAAAGGAGTCTTACTGCCCTTGGGCCTTTTGGCGGGGATTCCACAACGGCATCCAAACCCAACACAACTCCACCTATCACTTTGTGGCCAACGAAATTACGGCTTCCTTTTTTACGCCTCATAGCCAGTATACTGATTTTGACAAAAAATTTCCATGTTTAAAGGAGAGTATTGAGCATGAGATGAGCCTAAGGCTGCAGAAAGTTAACAATACTCACCAAAAATCTGGGCAAGTGGAATACTACAAGACTGACGGGGGTCTTATTTTAGTGTGGCAGTCGTTAGTCCAGCAGCAGCTTGTGGATGCTAAACGGGAGCTGGACGAGGCACTTACAACCCCTCCCCCGCACAGGCGAGTCCGTAGGAATCTGCCTGAAGACGAGACTTACACTAAGGAAAATGCTGCCCTGCTGGCCCAGATTCAGTATGCCTACGACAGCCTGCGAACTCAAATCAACAATGTCTTAGAAGAGCTTTCTAGAGCTTGGTGTAGAGAGCAACAGCGGGCAACCCTGATGTGGAATGAGCTCATTAAAATTAACCCCACAAGCGTGATGACTTCCATTTACGGAAAACCTGTTTCAGCTAAAAGGTTAGGCGACGCTATCTCAGTGTCCCAGTGCGTCGTAGTTGACCAGAGCAGCGTTTCTTTGCACAAAAGTATGAGGCAGAGCGCCGGCGACGGCTGTTACTCAAGACCGCTAGTCAAATTTAAGTTTTTAAATGACACAAACGTCTATAGGGGCCAGTTGGGAGTCAGCAATGAAATATTGCTGACCACCAGCGCGGTGGAAGCCTGTCATGATGGCGCCGAGCACTACTTTCAGGGAGGAGCGCACATGTACAAGTACAAAAACTACGAACACACTGAAACTATTCCTCTCAGCGCAGTGTCCACCTTAAACACCTTTATAGTCCTCAACTTGACTTTGCTCGAAAACATTGACTTCCATGTAATAGAGCTTTACTCTAGAGAAGAGAAGCGCTTAAGCAGCGTTTTTGACATAGAGACTATGTTTCGAGAGTACAACTACTACACCCACAGGATGTCTGGCATTAAAAAAGACCTTAATGATTTAGCCACAAACAGAAACCAGTTTATAGATGTTTTTGGCAGCCTCATGGACGACTTGGGCGGCATAGGCAAAACTGTCATTAACGCAGTCAGCGGCGTGGCCACTATGTTTGAATCCATAGTCACGGGAATTGTCAACTTTATCAAAAACCCATTTGGCGGCATGTTGGTCTTTGGGCTTATCATTGTTGTAATTATCATTGTGTTTATGCTAAACAGAAAAGCTAGAAACTTTGAACAAGACCCCGTAAAAGTGATTTACCCGGACATTCAAAAAATCAGAGAGCAGCAAGAGAAAGACCCAGAAAATAAGGTGCAGCCTATTAGCAAAGAAGAGCTTGACAAAATAATGCTAGCTATGCATGACTACTACCAAAAAAACTCAGAGCATGAAAAAAATGAGAATAATACACTGTGGGACAAAGCTAAAAATGTAGTAAGAAGAAAATCAGGCTATCGCCCTTTGAATAAATCAGAGTCTATTGAGATGCTGAATAATGTCTAAGCCCTTAGTAACGTAAATTTGTGAATGGTACAACTCTTTTTTGTTAACTTCCTGTTTTTTTATAATGTTCAATATACTGTTGCAGTTTGTTTTGGTGGTGAATGTCAATAAAGACAGCTCCCTAACAATCTGGCTCAGATCTTTTTTTGTTCTCTACCTAAAGGCATCTCGTGGTTGACCCGAGAGTACATTTTGTTCTTTGTCTGCTGCTAGTGGTTAACCCGAGATTACAGTAAGGCACCTTGAGTGAACTTTCAATTGTTTTAAGCATAATGTCTTTCTGGAACCCCTACCTTAGGGGGTTTAAACCCGGGCAAAAGAAGGCGGTAGAGACGCCTAAGCAGTCTTACTCAAGAATTATTCCCAAGTGCTTTAAGCCGAATGAGACCAGCAGAGATGGTGTGCTAACTATAGAAACTGAAGTCCCCCCTACTGGATTTTACCAGCAAAAGGAGTTTTTAGTGTTCCCTGAAGGAAAGAAGAGCTTCTGGGAGCGCGAACAGCCAACGTACAAGCCAGAAACAAGCGAGCGGATTTCATTCCATGTGTATGACATTATCGAAACAAGTTATCACACTGAAAGGTGCGATGAAGTGCCTCTACATTTGCAAACAGACATTATTCCTACTGGTATAGTGCTAAAGCTCTTTGGGAGAGACGAGCGCAACAGGAGCGTGTGTGTGAACGTTTTTGGCCAAAAGGTTTACTTTTACGTTTATGGGGAAGACTGTTCTAACCTGCGCAGAGACGTTCAGCACCTGCTGCAAGACAGCGGGCATCGCTCCAGCGGATTCTCTATTTCAACAGTGCAAAAGAAGTTTTTGACCGGCTACAGCACCAGCTACAAAGATGTCTATCAAGTCACTATGACTTCCACCGCCGCTATGTATTGTTTAGCTGGCAAGCTTCAGCAGCAGGGCTACTCTGTCTTTGAGGCTAACGTAGACGCAGTGGCCCGCTTTATAACAGACAACAAGTTTTCAACCTTTGGCTGGTACTCTTGTACAGGGGCGGTGCTGCGCCCGTCTAGCTACAAAGACTCCAACACTAGCTTGGAGTACGACTGTCGAGTTTGCGACATGTCCTTTTACCCAGAAAAAAACTACTGGCCCAAGTACAACGTCATGGCCTTTGACATAGAGTGCCTTGGAGAGTCTGGCTTCCCTACGGCGTCCAGGGATGAGGATATGGTTATCCAAATTTCCTGCGTAATATGGCAAGTAGGTGAAAGTGAAGACAAAGAGTGCATCCTATTAACAGTGGGAACATGCGACCCTCTCCCAGGAATAACTGTCTACGAGTTTCCCTCAGAAATGGACATGCTGTACGCCTTTTTAGCCCTAATCCGAGACAGAGACATAGAGTTTATTACAGGCTACAACATTTCAAACTTTGACTTTCAGTACGTGCTAGACAGGGCCAGCTACACGTACAACATTAAACCCGAGAGCTACACTAGAACAAAGTCTAGCACCATATTCGCTGTTCACAAGCCGCGCGATGGTAACTTTATGAGGTCCCACACTAAAGTTAAGCTCGCCGGTGTGATAGTTATAGACATGTACCTGGTATGTAAAGAAAAGCTCAATCTGTCTAATTATAAGCTGAACACGGTAGCTAAGGAGTGCACTGGCGAAAAAAAGGAGGACGTCTCTTACAAAGAGATCCCTGTTCTTTTTAAAGGCACGGCTCAAGACAGAGCCAGGCTCGGCCTTTACTGCGTTCAGGACTCTGTGCTAGTGATAGACCTCCTTAAGCACTTTATGACCCACGTGGAAATTTCAGAAATTGCTAAAATTGCCAACATACCCACCCGGCGCGTAATTACAGACGGGCAGCAGATAAGAGTCTTTTCGTGTTTGTTGGCTGCGGCAAAAAACAGGAACTACATCTTGCCTATGCCGTCCGCGGGCAACACGGACGGATACCAGGGCGCTACAGTAATTAACCCTCTCTCTGGATTTTACAATACTCCTGTGCTCGTGGTAGACTTTGCCAGTCTTTACCCTAGCATCATTCAAGCTCACAACCTGTGCTACTCCACCATGATAGAGCACGACCAACTGAGCCGCTTTCCAGAGCTTAAAAAGGCCGACTACGAGACCTTTGTTATAAGCTCCGGCCCAGTGCACTTTGTTAAAAAGCACAAGACCGAATCTCTGCTGGCCAGCCTGCTCACTGCTTGGTTAGCTAAGAGAAAGGCTATAAGAAAAGAACTAGCCACGTGCCAAGATTCTAAGCTCAAAACAATCTTGGACAAGCAGCAGCTAGCTATCAAGGTGACGTGTAACGCAGTTTATGGCTTTACTGGAGTTGCGTCCGGTTTGCTTCCTTGCTTGAAAATTGCAGAAACGGTCACTCTACAGGGGCGAACCATGCTGGAAAGAACTAAGCACTACGTGGAAAGCTTACAGCCCGTAGACTTGGAGCGCATTTGCCAGAGGCCCATTGCAGTCGCAGAGGGGCACGCCGATCCTAGCTTGCGCGTGGTTTATGGAGACACGGACTCTCTATTCATAAACTGCATAGGATACGATATAGAAACCGTGTTGGCCTTTGGGGACCAGCTGGCCGAACACACGAGCAACCTGCTTTTTAACAAGCCCATAAAGCTAGAGTCTGAAAAGGTGTTTAAGTGTTTGCTGTTACTGACTAAGAAAAGGTACCTGGGCATTTTATCTAACGAAAAAATTCTTATGAAAGGTGTAGACCTGGTGAGGAAGACCGCTTGTGCGTACGTGCAAGAAGTATCGCGCGAGGTGCTAGATTTAGTTCTTAAAGATGCAGATGTCAGGGCTGCCGCGCAAACGCTGTCCCAGAGGTGCATTTCTGAAAGTTATAAAAGGGGACTGCCTTTAGGGTTTTACAAAGTGATTGATGTATTGAACGCCGCCTATGCCAAGCTCCAATGTAACCAGGTTAAAATGCACCAACTCACGTACTCTACTGAGCTAAGCAAGGAATTTTCTTACTACAAAAGCCATAACCTGCCTCATCTGGCAGTCTACAAAAAGATGATGGCTAGAAATGAAGAACTGCCTCAAGTGCATGACCGAATTGCCTACGTGCTTATACAGTCAAATGGTTCATTGGTATCTGACATGGCCGAAGACCCCGTATACGCTGAACAGAACCATATCCCCGTAGCATCAGAGTGGTACTTTAACAAGGTGGTTCATAGCGTAGCAAACATTTTACAGTGCCTGTTTAAGAATGACGTTAATGCCACTATTGCCTTGCTCTACAATTTTGTGCATACTAAATAGCCTTGCCTTTGTTTTTAAGCAAAGACTGCGATAACACAGCCTGTAATAATGTGTGAATAGTGTAATTTTGTATGAAATAAAGCTAAGATTTCATTAAAATCACTGTGGTAAGTTTAAATTCCATCACGCCTCTTCCACTTACCCACAATGTAGTGGTTTGCTGCTATGGTTACCCAAGCAAATTGCCTTAACCTTAAGAAAGCTGACTCAAAGGAAGTATTTCCCGTACAGTAACAGTAAAAGCTTCCAGCCTTAAAGAGACAGGGAGCTAACTAACACTATGGGGCTACTGGAATTTAATAACAGCGCAGAGTGTCCAAAAATATACGATGCCAACGTTTTTGCAGCCGGCAACGCTCTACAAGGACTTTGGGCTTTGCTGGCTTTATGGTTTTTGTATTTGTTCTGCTGCAAGCTCAAGCTGACACCTGGGATTTACTTGTGGCTATTCTTCTACACCTTGGGATTTGTGCTATGGATTTTTACAAAAGTTTTGCAAGACTGGAGCGAGTTCTCTTTAAAGTGTGTTATTACTGGAGCACTAGCGTTTTTTTGTTTAATTTTTGATTCTTTAACAATGATGGGTGTAACATTAGACAGATGCTTAGCAGTTACTAGCCGCAAAAAATGCGGCCTGAACCGCTGCCAGATTTGCGTATTTGCCGCTGTCAGCTGTTTTTTAAGTTTGCTGGCCGCGCTAGCAAACGCTCTTACAGCGGGTCAGGCGGCTGAGCTCGGGTTTCAAGGTAACGAAAGCTTCAAGTGCAAGCCAGCGGCCACGGCCGAAGCCTACAGGGGCCAGCTTAGCAGTAAAGGTGGACTGTGCTTTTTCTTTATCATAGTGGCTGTTTTATTAACTGCCATCACTGTTTACAAAGTTCTGCGCACCAAGCTGCAAAAGAAACTGCCAATTTGCATCAACATCATTTTTGTGACTTTAGTCAACTGTTTAGTGTGGGGCGCTGTGACTGTGACGGCTTTTATTCAAACACAGAGCCAAAATTTGTCAGTCTGCCCCACAAAGCAGTCCAGCTTATACTACCCCTACTTTCTGCAACTAGGGGTTATTCTTATTCTGCTCGTCTACCTCTACTCATCTCGGCACTTGAGAGGAGCGCTTCAGTCGGCTTTACAGCAAGTCAAGCTAACTAAAAAGATAAAGACGTTCAGCACGTCTTCGGTATGTATCATTTTTTATATTGTAAGCAGCTAAAAACTTACAGCTATTTTTCAAACAATTTACTAAGTGAGTTGTTGTCTTTTTTCTCCTAGAGAGATGGGGGACGTCACGGTAAACTTGGGCCTGTGGTCAGTTAAGATTACCAACGGCCTTTTCATCCTCACTAACAACAACGAGCTTAAGTTCAGCTCAAAAACTTCCCAACTATGCCTGCCTTACTCCGTACTTCAAATCGCCGACCAGATTGTTTCACACGGCCTAGTAGACTGCCTGTTTAACGTGGACGCCATTAAGCGCTCTTGCGCTGTGCTACTTCAGTATGAGCCCCATCACTCTTACAAAATCTTTCCTACGTGCGTCAGTGACCTCTCTTTTGATTTAGTGGTGTTGGTTAAGAGCAACTGCCACGTCTTACAGCCTCACGCTTTTCACGTGCTGCTGGCGTTTGTCAGCCCCATACCCAGCAGCGTGGTGGCGTGCAACTTAAACAAAGATCAAGAGCCCGTGTTTGTGCCGGCCCATTACCACACGGGAGTTTTAAGCACAGTGCAGCAAGCGCCGCATACTGTACTTCAGCTAACAAGCCCAGCCATTAGAAATGCTAGCAACGAATACGAGTTCTTTTTCTGCGGCCCAAATTTCCAAAAATGTGTACAGCTTCAAGACGTGAGCGTGAAAAATGACAGTTCTTTAGATGAGTTGGAAGTAAAATCTTTGTGTATTCAGCAAGTTTCGAGTGACTTTTTTAAAGTTAGTTTTTCCTTGCTACCTAACTGCCTGCTAGACACTGTCTACTTTAAAGCCAAAATTGTTATAAGCACAGTTCCTCAAGTGCTCTTTTTGCACTATCTGGGGTGGTACAGCTTAAATTCGTGCTGCCAGGTGGTTCCTTTTTACATAGACCAAGAAAAAAGCCTTAAACCTTATGAAACTTGTAAAGTTAAGGTGAAAACAATGTTTGCAATGAATGATTCATCAGCTAAGCCTGTAAAAGTATTTGTTTGTGGGGTGAGCCAGCCGGCTCTATACGTGTCTGAATCTAAAGTTTGGCATCCGCTAAGCCCGTGCTCTATAAGCATACACAATATAAGCAGTAGATACCTAACTATAGACAGCACTTCCCTCATTGCAGTGGGCTTGCTTCTACACAGCCAGGACTCACAAGCACCCGATGACCAGGTGAGCTTTAACTCAAGGACAGGAACTGTGGAATGGCACGGATTTACAATAGATAAAGAGCACCTTTTTACCTGGCCATATCACATTGCTCTAAGAGAAACCTGTTTAGAGGAGCCTATGGTTTTTTAGGCAGGAGGACCTTGCAGCGGCGCTTACAGATTCAGCAAAGATGGAGCAGCGGGGCACGCTGAAAAGAAACTCTATGAAGTACAAAAGCTTTAGGCGCTTTAATGAAAACTCCAAATCTGTGCCTTATTGGGACTTTAAAATTTTTGAAACTTATATCAGCTTTTGCAACAATAAGAAGATTAGCGTTACCAGCAACGACACGTGCTTACCAATCTGTCCGTCGCTTTCTGAAATTTTAAGCGAAAAGCTGCCAAGCTATAGATTTGATGCCGCGGATTTATCGTACAGGCAGATTAACTTCACTTTTTTACTCTTTGGAAAAGAGGACAACGTGATAAAGACAGACATAGCCTTTGTCAACAACTCTAAGCAGATGATACTGATAAACTTGGCCCACCCCAAGTATGAGACTGCGCGCGCCGGGTCTTTAGTGTTCTACTTGGTACCTTTAAACATAATTGGTGCAGGTTGCCTTTACCTGCGGTGCCTGCCAGACCCAGAGCCTTGCCTCATGGGAGCTTCGTGTAACCAGCGAGGTTTTCAGTTGTGCACTAACGAGCCCGTGGTCCACTTGAGCGGTCCACTGATGTGGTCCAAATTGGAAGAGTTTCCGTTCCTCATCTGCCAAAAAACAAAAGAGATGAGGGCTAATGTAGTGAGAGTGCACACGCGCGAAAATCAGGTGTGCAAGCTGAATGACGTGCGTAGCGGTAAGAATTACCTGAAAGTGCACTTCAACTACACCTTTGATACTCACAAAAATGCGCAAGTGGACGTGAAAATGTCCATGGTGAAAGACGCGCTCATATCCTTCAAGTTTAACCCGTTCTTGTACACAGAGTGGCGCTGGAATAGAAAATCAGTGCCCATAGTGTACGTGGGACCGTCTGTGCTTATCCCGGGGTGCTGCGCAACTAAAGTTGAATACAAGAACATTTACTACTGTAGCGTGGGGGTGAGCATCACCTGCATCATTTTAAGCGTTAAAACTGATGACAATGACTTTGAGATAGACCCGTGCGAGTGGAAGCCCAGCTTTACTACTCAAATCCTTGTTAAAAACAAATCTGTGTTTCCCAACAGGCTAGAGTCTGGCACGTGTTTGGGGGAGGCCTACTTTATTTGCGCTGAAAAGTTTTTTATGGCAGACGTCCTTACCAAAAAAATGCTGCGCAACTTAACCACGTGTTTATGCCTTCCTGGGGGGATATGCTTAAATGCTACCAAGCTAACAAAGCTGAGCAAAACTTACACTCACTCGCAGTTCGTTGATGGAAATAAGTAAATGTTGATTTTTGTCTAAATAAACGTCTGTTGTTGTTTCTAAAATTGTGTTTGTGTTTTTCTCTGTGGTTGTGGGGGGTAGTGTTACACAGCCTTGCTCTGTTACATGCAAATGAATAACAGTTGATACTATGGAGACAAAAACGCTTACTTACTATGTGAAAGTGCTTATGATTTAAAATGACAGGTTGATAGACGCTGCGCCCCCCAACACCGTGTGACAGTTTATGAGGTAGATGTTAAGTATACTCTACCTCACAGCAGTTCACACTAATGCGTGAAGGCTTTTTGTCGTACTTTTAGGACCACAGCATCCCCTGTGTGTGGTTAAAGAATGCTTCACATTCAACACTGTACGTGACAAAACATTAGCACCCGCAACAAGCTGTCATTGAAACACTTCGCCAAAGCTGTGCGGCTACGGCATTGCAGCATACAACAAGGGCTTTTTACTGAGTCATACAAACCCCCTCCTTGCATGCCACCATCCAAGCACACATAGGGACATAATTCAAGCTAGCGTACAAAGTCCCACAGTTGAAAACTGTGGCCTACATTAACGCAGCCAAGTAAAAATTTATCTAGTATGTAAAAGCAACTTTTTAGTTGTCTGCACTAATTAAGGCACACAAGATAATTCTTTACAAAAAAAATAACCAGCTCGCTTTCTTTGTGTGTTAACAGCACCCGTGCCGCAAGCGCTACCATAGAAGTCAAATGATAACAGTCCCAACGCACCACACTCTAGCCCTTTTAATTTACAAGCGTGTATGTGTGGTGTTTTAAAACACCAGCATTAATACCATGTTTTAACGGTTTCTTAAAAAAAGCAAGCTTGTAAATGTGTATAGGCACCATTCCAAGTGGGCAATAATGAGCCCTTACACGCCTTAAAACAACAGTAATAGTAGTAAAAAGAAACAGGTTGAATGACACTTATGTGGCTAGCTGCCAGACCCGCGTTGTAAAATGCTTGTTAACAGACAACTGTTTCTTATTTGAAGTGTAAACTTACTCACCATTTTTGGAAAATGTTACAAATTTTAGTGTTAATAACCACTTGTAATGTCCTCACAATAAGCAGGCAGCCGATAAGTGCACTTCGGCTTCCTAAGAAAAGAACAAAAACATTAACATTATTTTGTGAGCTGCTTGCGTCGCATAACACGAGGCGTCACTTTAAATCCTGTCAAAAATGTATACATTTAAATGATGTCATAAGCAAGGCACGTTTAGAATGCTGTTTTACGTCATTACACGAGGAATGTTTTTAAAAATTTAAAGAATGAATGCATTACATCACACTCCTTACAAAAATGTTAGCACTCTTAGCAACATTAAGTGTTGCACCTAAGCCTGGCAATAATGTAGAAAATGTGGCAACATCACCAGAAACTGTCATTTTTGTGTGTGTTGAGCAGCAGTTGTTGCAACAATTCATCATTTTGGGGGCTGAATGTAGTAGCTAAAAGCCAACATTGTACATAGCTCTTGGCCATAAGCCAAGTGTGACGTGCTAAACGCGCGACCGTTTGAGGCCTAAACCGGCAAAAGGCGGGAAACTCGTTAGGTACGCGAGCAACGCCCATGGGCCTACTGGTTTATGATTGGCTAAAGCTTCTGTCAATCAAATAAAAAGGCGAAGATTGGTCTAAGTTGTTTGAAGGGTAGCCAATCAGCTTTCTCAGATTTCTTCTTCGGTTCCGCCTTAACGCTGATTGGCTAATTTCAAAAATCCAGCAATTTCATTGGAGTAGAGCCGTCACGTGCAAATTTTAGCCAATGAGCGTTTGAATTTTTAGCCACGCCTTCTACCCTCCTTATATATATATATATATATATATAATATTATAATTAGTATAGTAATACTGGTATGTTTACTAATCTGGAAAAACTGGTTTTCCCCTACTGGTTATCCCATACTGACCTGATTTCCTTATAACAAGGAATATACATAATTAATTATTAATATTAATGCATTAGTCATACCTGAAATTTCGCAACCTGTATGTATTTCTCCTTGTTACTATTAATAGCAGGTCAGTTTGTCCTTTACTAGTAGTCCCATAAACACAAAATGAACTATTGTTTTGCTTTCTCAGTTAAGCCACAAATGTTACTGCTTTTGTCAAATTAAGTAAAGCTATTAATAGTTTTGCTAAATACTATCCATAAAATTGTTAAAGTGCTTAAACTTTTGCCATGTTAGACACACCCTAAAGAGTATAAAAGAGATGCAGTCCACAAAAGCAGCAGTCGGCTAGCAACAGCTGACTGTTAAGCAGCAATGTTTCTTACAGCGCTGCCCCTTACTACGCCGTTGTGCTGCGAACGCAACGTTACCAAGCATTAGCTTTACTATGCCGCTTACCATTGTTTATGAGGGCCTAGCTGCCCCCAGCAACCTACAGGGCCTAGCTGCCCCCAGCAACCTACAGGGCCTAGCTGCCCCCAGCAACCTACAGGGCCTAGCTGCCCCCAGCAACCTACAGGGCCTAGCTGCCCCCAGCAACCTACAGGGCCTAGCTGCCCCCAGCAACCTACAGGGCCTAGCTGCCCCCAGCAACCTACAGGGCCTAGCTGCCCCCAGCAACCTACAGGGCCTAGCTGCCCCCAGCAACCTACAGGGCCTAGCTGCCCCCAGCAACCTACAGGGCCTAGCTGCCCCCAGCAACCTACAGGGCCTAGCTGCCCCCAGCAACCTACAGGGCCTAGCTGCCCCCAGCAACCTACAGGGCAGCGCGCCTAAGCCTGAAAAAAGTTTGCTCAGTGCGTTTGAAAATCACACAGCTTGCCAAAGTACACAGAAAGAAGCGGCAAGCTACACTTTTAAACTAATAAATTCTCACACTGTACCTAAGGTACGGCGAAAGTTCAAACTAGCTCCTACGTGGACAAAAGTAACATAAAGTAAAAAACATGCACTTTAAGCATTTCAATAAAAAAATTTAGTTTATGTGTTTGGGTGTCATTAGCACAGTTCTTTTGCGTGTGTTTTAGCACTACATGTCACATACATTTCCTACGCTTTATAGTGTTATATGAGCAGTAGTCAATATGCAAAACTTTTGAAACCGCAAATCCCGATGTGTGAAGGTGGGAAAGTGTTAGAAACCCTAAAATAGCACCCTGTCAAATTTTCCATATGATCTTTCAGTAAAAAGTGTTAAAATATGTACAAACCGTGTGACTGCTTCAGGAGAGTGTTAGTGCATAAAGTTATTGCAGCCTGACAGAGTGAGACTTTACTCCTTCTCCATCTGTACCAAGTGCAATAACCCTACACACTAAAGCTTAAAGCTAAAAGGCAAAAAAGAAACACAAACTGGCGTTAGTTGGTTTAATTTATCAACAGAAAGCTTAAGAATGTTTATTATGCTTAAAACGATTCCTCAGCTTCCTGTAAATTGATTAAACCTCTTTATCATACAACTGTAGCCTGTATAACATAAAAAACAGACACAAAATTAATGACACTATTGTTTATTAAGCAGTTCATCACAAAAAAGCTTTTGAAGCGTAGCACTAGTAATAGCCGGGGTGGGCTTGCTGCTGGCATTAACAGTTTTAGCAGCTTTTGAGGCAGCAGGGTTGTCAGTAACACTGGAAGACTTTTCAAAGCGCGGCTCTGTCATAGTTTGCTCAGCTTGAGCGGTGGGAAGAAGTGGCTGTTGCTGTATTTCTGGTGGTGGGTAAGCTTTAGCTTGTTCTTGTTGGAAAAGTGACTGTTCTGGGCTAGTGTTAGATGGCTGATGTTGCGGTAGCCCTGCTACTATAGGGTAGTAAGGCCACCGTCCATAGTAACTGGGGGGTGAGCTCATTTGCTGAAACTGCTTAAGTTCTTTTATTTCATTTTGAAGATTGGCTAAGGTTTTACTAAGGCATGAAAGGTCTTTTTTAAAGATGGTTGATTCTTCGCCTGGAAAAATAGACTCTTCTTCATCTGAGTCTCTTTTCCTTTTTTTCTGTTTGCATTCTTTACTGCAACACTGGCTGTCGTGGCTACCCTGGTTCCACATATAGTAATTAGGTGGGTGCATAGGGTAGTGGTATGCCCAGGGAAGCTCTTGTGGCTGGTGAGCTTGCTGCTCCATTGGGGCTAAAAAGTGGTTAGGTTGGTATTTTTGAACCATGTTAGGCGGACTTAAACCTATTGGGTAAGACCCAAAGTAAGCTGGAGCGCGGGGGTAGTAGTCTATAACGGCCTTACTGGGCTGCTGGTGGTGCTTAACGCTAGACATGGTAGACTCTAACATGTTAATAAACATAGACTTGGGCACAGGTATCATTTCTTCGCCAGCGTTAGTGCCGCTTGTTGCACCGCTGGTCATGATTAACGCTGTGTTATCACAGAGAGGCGTATGGCTAGTGCCTTGAAGGTTTTCTTTACTTGCTGCAAACACCTCTGGTGTTTTGCTAGCCTTTAAATATGTTGCAGGGTCTACATTAGCAGTGTGCTTGTCGGCTTTTAATAGAGCCATTCTGTTTTTAATGAAGTAAGCGTCTATAGCTTTGCCAAACAGAGACTGCATGGACGCTTGAAACTTGGGAGGTTCAGGCTGTATTTCGTGTGACTTTGAAATGTTGTTTACATCACCAGCGGTTAAGGACTTAAATTTCGACAAAACCCACTGCAACGAGTCTCCGTAAACAGCCACGCAGCCTCTCCTCTTTCCGAGCGCGCACACGGACACGTGGTGAAATACTTGCTGAGGTGGATTGTTGCTGTTTGATTCAGGTAGCAGGTCAGGGTGTAAAGACGAAAGAGAAAGTTCTGGAAGCCATGAGTGTAGCACTTCTACTCTAGGGTTGGGTGGCAAGTCGCTGTTTAGATGTTGCTGAGCTACAACAGACTCTGAGTACACAGAGTCCAGCAGCTCTAAAAACTCAGGTGAATTCACAACTCCAGTGCAAAAGAGGCCGCTTTTTACATAAAATAGGCCAGTTGTCCAGCCAATTTGGGCCGTATCTATATGTTCAATGGTTAAAGGAATAGCTGAGCTTAACGGTAAAAAGTTTATCCATGTGTTAGCGTCCAGATTTAACTCCGGATCTGATTTTGTACAGGCGGGCACGTCTACAAACCCTGCTACGTAGAGCGACATTTGCCCTTTGATGGCTGCTATGTTTGGAAAGTACGTTTCTGAAGGCTCAAGGCTTAGTATGGGTGTTAGAGCTCTAGCTTGGAAGCTCATTCAGGGGAAAAGTTTAAATACGCTTAGCCCCGAAGAGCTACGGTTTTGCCAGTTGGTGCTCACAAAGGTTTACGAGCTGAGTTTGAACGTGTATCTGCTAAAGGAGGCGGTGGCTAACTGTGGCACTAGAGACAACATCATCTTAGATAGAAAAGTGCCAGAAGAGTTCTGGAAGATGCTTTATGATGGGTGTTTGGAGATGAACGTGCCCCAGCACGCGCTCTTGTCTAATAACGGCCGGGCTAGTTTGTGGCTGTTTTTAAACAAAAACCCTCAAAAGCTCAGGGGGTTGGCAAAGTATATTTTTCGCCGCCTTGGATTACATCACCACGTCCACGTGTACGATCAAAACATTTGGGACGGAAATTTTATTTTTAATTTGGGGAGTGTTTTGGCCTGTAGGCTGCTTATGGTGACGAGTTTTTGCTTGGTGTATTGGGGAAGACAAGAGGTTGAGTTTTGGGTGCGCAAGTTTACTGCTAAGCTCTTTGTTTTGTACCTTGTGCTTTCTGGTGGCATTATTATTGACTTTGCAGTTTTCAATGAGTGTCACCTTAACGGGTACAGCGGCTTGCTCTCTACTGTTTTTGGAGACATTATGGCGTTTAAGGGGTGCGAGAATGGCGGAATACAAGAAGCAAAGTGGCACTGGTGGTTAGATTACATTTTTGTGTTTAATAACAACACGCAGTTACACGACAGCCATTGAAACAGGTAAGCAGCCTAGAACTAAAAAATATAAGCTGTCGTAGTCATCCCCCCCTCCAAACTGTCTTTTTATAGTGTTTGTGATGGTGTCTACCGGAGATATGCTGCTTAGGACGGCAGCCAAGCCGTCTTCCAGGGCAACACGCAGTTCCGACTTTGCCATAATAAGCTCCCTGGCATCTTTAAAGAGCAGCTTTTGGTTTATGACGTTAAAAATTTTGGTAAACTTGGTGCCCGCTAAGTTTACAAAGTGTTTAGTGGCGTCAAACTGGAATATGTCTCCGGATTCTAGAGCTACTAGCGCCAAGCCTGGGAAAAGCTCTGTGCTGCTCTGAGCAGACGTCTGCTTAATGATAGGCTTTACGTACTCTTCTATCAAAAAGTGAAACACTTGATCCCTTTTAAACAGAGTTGTGCTTATGTTTTGTTCAAATGAGGCTCCCATTAGAGTTTTCAGCTGCAGCCTTCTGTTGTGCGGTTTAGAAATTTGAGAGTTGGCTAGAGTTAGGTACACTAGTATCAGGTACTCTAAGCACTTGATGCCGGTTCGCAAGTTTAGCTGGTAGTGAGCAAATGGAGGAATGTTGTCCCCAAAAATTGAAGAGGTGATAACGTAGATGTAATCCACGCCATCTGTAAGCCCTGGAATTTTGGCCGTGTCGGCAGTAAAAATCACGTTGCTACTAACTAGCAGCTTGTAAATTTTGTGGTGGGCAAAGAAGTCCTTGCTGTACCTTGTGTCATTGTTAAGGGGAGCTATAGCAACCTTTTGCAAGTTGTTAGAAAACGAGAACTTAAACCCATCATCAGCGGACCCACTAGAAGCTTTTAAGCCGTCAATCAAAAAATTGATTTTAGCGCTTAGGTTGTCAAAAAGATCCCAAAACATCTTGGGTGGTGAGTGGTTGCCCACTTTGCAGTAGTAACCGTTAAGGATGCACAACGCGGCGTTAAGGTCAGAAAGGTTTCTTTCGTCTGTGTAAAAGTCTTCGTTTATGGAGGCTACCGTGTCTAGCACTTCCATAATAAGTTTTAGAGACGTGGAGTTTTTTAAGTTAGTTGTGCCCTTCAACTCTTTAGGAAACACTCGCCGCTGCATAGCGTTGGCAGTCATGGCGGTGTACCAGGGCCCGTAAGATGGGAGCCAGTTGTTAGACGCTACGTACAGTCCTGGGAAAAACTCCTCCCTTAAACTTTTGATAAATGTAAACCCAGAGTCTCCTGGTGCCACTGTTACGGTGGTAGTATGGTCTTGCTTATTGGCTTCTGGGGCAGGGCTGTTGCTTTCTTCGGGTAAAATCTCTGCGTTATTAGTGAGGTTAGCCGGCGCGCTTAGAGTGTCTGTGAGATCTTGCAGTACGTTTAAATGATTGGTAATAGCCTCTGTGTTCTTTAAATGCTCCTGAAGGACGTTGTCAAGCTCCACTCTTAGTAAGCCAGCCTTTATAAAGTTAAACTTATTCTCTACAACGTGCCTTCTGTACAAGAGCGCGCTTCTTTTGGACTCTTGGATTTTGAGGGGGTTTATTTTGAGCACGTGCTTTGGATTTGGTGCCCAGTACGCGCTTTCTTTTGGCCACTTCTTTAATTGCCTTATTTGATCTGAGAAGCTGCCTGAAAGTAGCATCTTCTCTAGTGTGCAAGAAAGCTGCTAGCTTGTCTACTCTTGTTAACATAGAGGAAAAGATCAGTTTGGGCTGCTCTACATGAATAGTTTTAAGGCTGCTCTGGCTCTTAAATACCAAATGAGCGACAATTGTCCAGTTTTGGTTGTCTACTGGAGCGTTTTGAAACAAATACTTGGTGGAGTCAGACAGCTGAGCTAGCCCTTGGAGCATTTGCGCAGATTGAACGGCGCTAAGTGCAAACGTGTTATTCATGCACGTCTTAAGCTCCACTACGTAGCAGACCCGGTTTTCTCCCTGAACTGCTAGTACTACGCAGTCTGCTATTCTGTTGCCTAATGTAACTTCAAAAAATAGTTTGAACTTAACTTTACAAGGGCAGGGGTGAATAATTCCTAAAAACTTGCTCAGCTTTGTAAATGTTGTGAATTGAAGTAACTTTGTGTACACTTTTTGGTGCGCTTTTACTCCCTCCACCTTTCTTTTTATAGGAAGGCCGCTCAAAGCAAAGACAATTCCTTTGTCGGCCTGGTAGCGATACATTATGGCTGCAAAGTTTCCCAGTGACTACGACGAACCGAGGCGGCAAGACTACGACGTTCCTAACTCTCAGCTGCTAAAGGGCATAGATTGGGATGTTGTCACCTGGGAGCAAATGTTTCAAATAGAAGAAACGGATGACGAGCAGCAGCCTCGGCGAGATAACGCAGAGTCTATTTATGCCCGAGTATCTAAAAACAAGAAAAAAAGGTCTGATATACCCCTAGTGAACAACTCACTGTTTGGAGACTTTGAACAGAACTACGCCGCTCCGATTTGGCCGCCCTTGCTTGCCCCTGAGGGTCCAGATAGAAGCCGAGCACCTAGAATAAAAATTGACGAAAACTTTAGCTCTAATAGTGAAGATGACGGCGTGAAGTCCATCACGTGTAACGCTCAACACGCCCGCAAAACCTCTGACGAGGATGCAAGCCACATATATGAGGATATATCTAACGTTTCCAGCGAACCGAACATTTGTATTTCTTGCCCCACCGTGGAGAACATTCAGGTTTCTAAACAGAAAATGAAGCCCAGCAGCAACAAGATACTAACTCAAGCTGCTAGGATAAAAGAGCTGAGCGGGAGCTTGTGGAATGTGCTTAACATTTCAGACTATGATGCTTCGCACAGTAGAAAGCAGCCTAAAGAGGTTCCTAAGCTAGCTGTTCCAATTTCAATTTTTAAAACACAAAGAGAAAAGTGCTTTAAAAGGGCTTGTACATTGTACTTTGAGGGGGGAATGGCTGTTGGTAAGTCTACGCTCATTCAATACATTCAAAGCTCTCTGGGCATTGATACCGTGATTACGTTTCCAGAGCCCATGTACTACTGGACTGAAGTTTACAACAATGTGCTTAAGAAAATTTACAAGGCTAACAAGCATTGGAAGCCAGCTAAAGACTCGGTTTCGGCCGAGCTTCTATCTTGCCAGCTAAAGTTTGCAGCTCCTTTAAAGAGCATGTGGACGTACACTAACCGCTGCATGAACCCAGAAAGCGAGCTGGTCCCCGTTGCACCCCTTGACAACTGGGTTGTTTTTGACAGGCACATGCTTTCTGCCTGTATAGTATTTCCCTCTCTATTGTTGAACAAGGGAATGCTCTCTTTTGGAGACTTTATGCACATTCTAGGCACCTTCCAGGCCACCGTGGGGGACACTATAGTTCTCTTAACTTTGGGCGTGCAGGAAAACTACAGAAGAATAAAGCGCAGAGCAAGAAAGTATGAGGAGTTTGTGGACATGCACTACCTTAAAGATGTTAGAGGAGCATTTAACACTGCATATTATGCATGGCTGTTTCTTCAGTACTTCTCAATTGAGGAAGTGTTAAAAGTATGCACTAAGGTTACCACCCTAAAAGACATTTGCAGTGCCAGGGGAAACGTAGCCACGGAAACTGCGCTAAAAATTTGGAGCAGCAGCCTTTTTGCCACTTTAGAGGAAGTTATTGAACCTTTTAATCACAGCTGTACACTTATTGAGACATGCTCACATTTCTGTCATGAGTTATACAAACTTCAATTTGTAGTCATTGATGTGTCAGAGTTTAACAACGACGTAGAGGGTGCCTGGAGTAGTATTTATATGCAAACATTAAAAAACCCCGATATTAAAACAAGAAGTTTGGATTGGACAGCTCTCAAAAATCTATCAAGGGAAAGTTATCAGTTACAAACTTTTGTAAAGTAGAGTGCTGTTTGCGCACCACCCTTTCCGGCTTCAGCATGAACAGTCTAATGATGCCGCTTGCCCTGCTTTACTTGCTAGCTGCTGTGACGTCAAATGCCTTTGCGCCACCCGGGCCTGTGGATTACAGCCCTACATCGCCACGTAGCAAGCTGCTGCCAAGGTCAGTTACAGAGTTGAAAATTAAAATTGATGGAAAAAGAGCTACTTGGAACATAACTTGGGAAAGAGTGGCACAGTACATGTCTGTGGAAGAAGTAAAGCAGATTTGGAAAGAGTCTGGCTTGAATGACGATCTTAAAACTACCTTTGACTTGTACAGCCAATTGTACAAAGTAGACAAAGAAGCTAAAAATGCTGAGCCGTACAAGGAGCTCGGTTTCTGCGAAGAGTACAAGGGAAAAACTTTGGTCAACTTTAAAAAGGGAATATTCACATCTACTATCAACCAGCGCTATGATGGCAACTTTGGCATTTATGGGAACCAGCTAAGCGAGCAGCTGTTTTTTTATTTGTCTGATTTGTTTAAACCTGAACAAGAGAAGCATAAACTGTTTTACAGTCAACGGACTAACATGGTTTACTCCACTCTTTCCTTTCTGCATGGGAATTACGAACTTACGGGAGTTGTTACAAAGCACTTTATGTTTGTCGTTGTGACGGCTACTGAAACTTCTGGCAAGCAACACTCCCTCACTGCCGTGTTTGGGAAAAATTCTCACTTGCCCTCTTTAAAGGGATACATGGTCCATGAGGACATAACAGTAGTTAAAAATGATAAGGAGTCTCTCATGCTTGTAACTAGCTTTGAAGACTACGCTCACTTTAACAATTATCTGCTACCAAATTGGAGCGACATCTTTAGCACAATTACCAACAGCTCAGTTACTGACTTGGCTATTTCTGTGCAAAATACTATTTTGAGCTACTCTAAGCTAAACTACTGTGACGATATTAAGCTGGATGCTATGTTCTTTTCTAATTATTTTTATTTGATCTCTCTACATTACAAAGTGGGGGCAGAACTCGACGTGTTGGGTAACAAGCCTGTACCTTTTAACTGTATGCTGGACAAGCTATATGAAATTAGCACTTGCTTTGACATGTTTCGCAGCTGTTATAGAAACTTCCACACCAGGGGCTTTGTGTCGAGCGGAGTCACTAGAGCTTCTGCCGCAGTGATTGGGTCTCTTCCTATTTTCCCGCAAACTGATCTGTCTATTTCTAAAGAGGCATTTTTAAAAACCTTGTATTTTGCTGAAAATTACGCGCCCATAGAAGAAAAGAGCCTGCATGGCATTACGCTGACTCTGCTAGACGTATACAACAGATACATAAACGACTTCAATCTTTCCAGAGATGACACGCGGACTCTTTTTTACGTTTTTAACTCTCTAAAAAATAAGCAGTTTTCAAACAGCACTTCTGTCAACAAGTACCTAATGCTGGCTTACTGCATAACCACGTCAATGTGCAGCGCATCAGAAATTGCGAGAAGAATTGACTTTTGGGGGTCTTCTAGCAGTTACAACGTCTACACTGGCTTTAGCCCGTGCTTCATGAGCCTCAGATACGATTATACAATTGAGAAGCTCAACATTGAAGGCATGCAGGATATAAACCTCAGTAAGAACCAGCTGAATAGCGGCATTGCCACGCTATACACGCTGCTGCAAAACAGATTTAATAAAAGAGCCATGGACATGCTTGTTATTAGGCCCTGCATTACTGACCCCTCTAAAGTAAAGCTCATTGTACCCTTTGAGCAGTGTACCTTTGTTATATCTCATGGCATAGCCGCTTTAGGAAAAACTTACGACGTGTCTGAAACGTTTTTAAGGTCCAGCATGGTCATCACTGTCGTGGCTAACGAAAGGTGCATCTTTGACAGCGCTCCAAAAACAACTCTAAAAATTCCTGTGTTGTACAACATGACGCGGCCTAAAAAGAAGTGTCACCTTTGCCAGTCTGTGGTGCTAAGCTACGACGAGTACGACGGCATAGAGAGTATGGTGTATGTGTCTAGCCACAAGGTTCAGCAGCAGATTTTTTCTGACAAGTCAAGCTTTTTTGACTCGCAGAACATGCATACTCATTATTTGCTACTAATGAACAACGGCACAGTGTTTGAAATTAAGGGGTTTTACAAAGACAGAGCCATAAACATGTTGATTTTCATAATGTTTTTTATTGCTGCGTGCGCAGCTGCATTCATTCTGTACAAGCTTGTTCTGAAAATGCTGTTTTAAGTTGACAATAAAGCAAACATTTTGAGCAAATTTGTCTCCTTGGCTGTTTCCTGTATCTCTAGGTACTTGCTTAAAAACTTTACTAGCTTTTCAAACGTGATGCCGCTGCAGATAATGTCTATAATCCCCGCCCCAAAATTTATAGCGTTGAGTTTGTCCTTAGGCGGAAACATTAAAAAATACTTGTCTAGTGCCAGTTTTATTGCCCAGTGGTCTTTTTTGTTAGTGACGGGCTTCTGGAAAACGTGCATGCTAATGGAGTTGAGTGCAAACACTATGTCTTCTACTTGGGCTTTAGCTACTCCTACTAAGTGTTCAAAGCATTCAACCTCGCTATCTTGCAAATTTTGCAAATTGGTAAACACTTGGACAAAGTCCTCCACGCAGTTTTCCAAGCCCATTCTAAAGAGAATCACGTGCTTTACAAACAGCCTTTGAATATGGTTAAGTTTAAAGCTGGGCACAATCTGCAAAGTGTTGTGCGATTTGCACATAATTAATATGGTGTTGAAAGGACCCACGGGGCATTTGCCAATTTCAGGGGCGTGATGGCGAGCGGCGTAATAAATTTGAGCGTGTAGCTTGGAAGTTTTTTTGTCCGTATTATAAAACACGCTCTTTTTAATGATGGGCTTCCCAGCTTCGGCCACATTTATTATACTGCTCTCTAGTGTAATATCTGGATCAAATTCCTTGTGGATGTTTAAGTTTTCGTTGATGGACACACTTTTAACGCGGCTAGCGTATACCATTTCTCCAAAGGTTAGGTCGTCTGCCAGCGGCACTGCCCCATCTAGCGACGTGTAGTCGTTGCTAACCATGACCGTGGAGTTGATTTTAATTGGATTGGCCCCGTAATCTTGGGTTAAGACCACAGGCTGCTGATATAATATTATGATGTTGTTGGCTTGCTGGTGGCCCACTGAAAGGCTGCTGCTTTGAATATAAGGGTGGCTGGACAATAAAATCCTGATTAAAGAGATGCCTGGGTTGTTCTTGGCGTGCAGAGAGCAGCTGCTGGTAGCCAGTTTGTCGATCTTAGCAAAGACTACGGAGATGGGAATGCTGTCTCCCGGGTGATCCAGGGTCATGCAAAGCGTTTTGGAATGCAGAACATGGTAGATGTACTTGTTGGTAGAAACTAAAACAGCCCCGCTTACAAACCTGGCCCTGGGGCTGCTAATCTTTAGCACGTTGTCCATTCCTGTTTTGCTTGTTCAAGAGAGAAGAGAGCTTCCAGTGAGAAAGGTGAGCGCTTCGCAAGCTGGCGCGCCGTAGAATATGCTTTAAAATTCTGACTTTAGTATTTATCATCTTGGGGTTTATTTTCTGTATGCAAGACAAAAAGTTGGCGTTCCTGCCGCACTCGTCTAGCCTGACCTTTTTGTTGTTGACGAGCACTTTAGGAATTAGGTTGCAAACTTTGTAACCGCTAAGAGCGCACTCATGCTTGTTTTTAGAGTGAGCTATCATTCTTTTTGAAAAATCAAACATGCCCCGCTTTCCTAAGCCAAGAATGGATGAAGGGCTAAGCCTGGCCCAAGAGCAACACTCGTATAGACACTCTAGAAACTTCTTGTGCGCTGCTTGAATTTGAGCGCCATTTCTGTGCTCCAGTGTTGAGTATATTTTGTTTTTTAAAGAGTCTATGCGGGCGTTGCGGTGCCCTAAGATTAAAGCTGATTCTTGCTTTACTTGCTGAATCAGGTGATCTCCGTAAATTTTGGACACTGTTGCCGTAGCTGCCTTGAACCACGAAACGTTGTAGCCCTTGCTGCTAGATACGGCAGAGGGAAAATTGGTAGTCCAAAACACGTCTTTGCGGCCGTCTCGCACTAGCTGCTGGTTTTCTAGGCCATGAAGGTCAAAAGTTGAGTTCCAATTGGCCACTGAGGCTGGAAAAATGTCTACTATGGGCAAGAGGCACTTGAGGGTGTTCATAGCGAACACAAAATTGACAAGATCGCCGCTTATGTTGACATTGATAGCTGCTTTTATGCTAAAGTCCCCAGAATAGAAAATGCTCACTGTGAAAGCTGGTTCTTTGACTGAGTATTTTCTTATGACAAAATTGTTAACTAGTTTAGGAATGTTAGTAAATTGTTTGTAGCATCCTGCATGCTTTAAGCACCTGATGCTTGTGTTGATTACCATGTTAGTGTTGAACACGTTTACTTTAAAGCCGTGAATACTGATGTGGCTCAGAGGTGTAAAGGAATCCTTCAGGTGCAGCATCCTGTCTTCCTTATGCTGGGGCTCCAGACAAAGCTTTTGGTAAAAGTCATAGTTGACTGGAAAGTCTCTGGGGGCATACTTCATTCGGTCAAAGTTAGCCACCAGAGCACGTGGCAGTGAAACCACGTTTTCTGTATGACTAAAGTTTTTTGCTTCATATACCACATGCTCAGCCACAGACATACACAGGGCTATTTTTAGCATGTAAGCCGGCTGTGAGAACTGGAGCCATATGGAAGCTGTGCCTCTTTCTGCCACGCACACGAGGTGCAGCTTGTTGTCAGGTGGTTGCTTTTTAAGCTGCCGTGGCGCCCACTGCGGAAACATAAACAGTAGGCAGTCTTCGTGCTGTAAGATGTTTTTAGAAGTCACTGTGATTGGCATAGTTTCCTTTGTTTTAAAAAGATAAAATAGCACTTTAGGACACTTGTGAATGTTAGAGACGATGCTGCGCTTGAGCTGAGCCAGGGAGCTGTTTTGAGGCCAGGTGTTCATAAAAGTGAGCAGGGAAAAAATCTCACTGCTTCTTGTTGGTACAGAGTAGCAGAGCGGCCACTTTTGGCAACTAGGTTGCTTTAAGTGCCATGTTAACATGGAGTAGTTGTAAGTGCACACCTGTTGAAGCAATGGGTCTAGGCGCTTGTAAAAAAGGGAAAAGCACTCATCTAAATCGTACATGTCTATGTATCTTGATGCAAGCTGCAGCATGCAGCTCCAAGAGATTTTGGTTGTTAGCAGTTTAGGAAAGTAAATCATTCGTTGCTTGTGATAGCACGCTTCTAAAACATTGTCAGTTTCCTCTGCAGTCAAAACTCCAGGAATATAAGTGCAGGTGTCTAAATCTTTGGCTGTGCAGTAAGCGGCATCGCTAATGAGCAAGCCCTCGCCTCTAAAGTTGGGCCCTGTTATTAATTTTAACTGATGGCTGTTTAAACTTGCACAAAAGCACGGCACATACACTACACCAAGCAGCAGCCTTCTCACTGCCCTACAAGTATAAAAGGTGGCCTCCATCTCCATAAACTTGTCTAACTGTATTAAGCAGCATTCTTCTTGTGAGAGCTCTTTATTTAAAGCAAGAAAGCTAAACATTTCTATCTGGTCTTCAAGTTGCCCTTCACACTCGGGCCCTTGGAGGTTCTGGGCAGAAACAACTGGAAAGTAGCAAGGGGATTCTAAAACCCGAGGGTGCATAATGGAGCTCTCCAAGTTAGAGAACAGGCCGGTGCCTTATGCGGTGACAGAAGCGAACCTTTTGAGGCAAGTGAAGGAGAGCGCCGCAGAGGGCCTTTTTAAGAGTTTTGAGCTCTTAGTTGGCAAAGATGTAAGAGAGAACAGTGTCAAGTTTGAGGTTTTGTTGGGAGTGTACACGAATGCCATACAGTTTGTAAAGTTCCTAGAGACTGGCTTAGCGGTGTCTTGCATCAACACCGAGTTTAAGGACCTTAAGCGGATGGTGGATGGCAAAATTCAGTTTAAAATATCAGTGCCTACGATCGCTCACAGCGATGGGAGGAGGCCCAACAAGCAGAAGCAGTACATCATTATGAAAAACTGCAACAAGCACCACATTGGCGCCGAAATTGAGCTGTCTGTCATAGACCTGGAAAACCTGCACATGGACCCAGACACTCACTTAGACATGTTAGAGTACTTGGGCACGGTTAAGACCGTGACTTCCGCGCTGCAGTTTGGCGTCGATGCCCTGGAACGCGGCCTAGTGGACACTGTGCTGAATGTAAAGCTGAGGCACGCCCCTCCGCTCTCTATTTTGCAGTCTTTGGGAGACCCAACTTTCTCAGAGAGAGGTCTTAAAAAAACTGTGAAAGCCGATCTAGTAGCTATGTTTAAGGAGCACCTAATTAGTCACTCCTTTTTCATGGACAAAGCTAGCAGGTTTCCTTCGGGATCAAAGCAGTATGTTGTGAACATGCTCTCATCACTTGTAAACGCGGTGTCGAAAGAGACCGTGTTTAAGGGCATGACTACGTATACAACAGAAAGCGACGAGCCAATAGCTGGCGTCATTGAGACGACGGACAACGTTATGAACCAAATTCTAGCTTTACTTGGAGAGTACAGGGACGCCGTGGTGGGTCCTGCGTCTTACGCCTCCTATGTCATCAGAGGAGAAAACTTAGTCACTGCTGTTAGTTACGGCAGAGCTATGAGGTCCTTTGATCAGTTTATGGACAGGCTGACAGACGACCCTAGTGGCGGCTACGACGACCTGGGGACAGGATACGGGTCTCTGCCCAAGACGAGCATACCCGTGTCTGTTATAAAGATTGGCAATCAAAACATTGTCTTAGAGAGCTTGCAGAGAATGTACAACGAAGCGCAAAGTCCCTTTCCTCTAAACAGGAGAATGCAGCTGACGTACCATTTTCCAGTAGGCCTTTACATGCCTAGGCCCAGGTACACCACGTCTACTGTTGTCAAAATAGAGGAAGACTTTTACTTGCCCACGGAAGCCTGGGTAGTAAACAAAAACAATACTCCGCTGTGCTTTAACTACCAAAATGCTTTAAAGAGCCTGTGTCACCCTAGAGTTAACAGCCCTGGCGCTTGCCTGCAGGCGCTACAGCGCGCGTTTCCTGACGCAGACGAAGCTTTTGACTACGGAGTTCTTCATCAAAATATGAGTAACATGAACGTCTACGAGAACGTGCAGAGCTTTTACAGGGGCAGAGAGAACGCGGTAGTTTTGCCCATTGCTCAAAAGTGTAACCTCGCAACGGATGACTTTTTGCACCCTACGAATCACAGGCTTCAGAGGCTAGAACTGCACCCCATGTATGACTTTTACACTCAGCAAATTCAAGATGACAATGCAGCCTACAGAGCCACGCACAGGATTATGGTAGGAAACATCCCGCAGCCGCTAGCACCTAACCAGTTTCAGGACGAGAGGGGCAAGCAGTTTGAGGCGGCCACGCACTTGCATCACGTGATTGACGATGCAACCTTGGAGATCCTTCAGAACACAGCTTTTGACTCCGCTTACCCCCTGTTTTGTTACATTGTGGAAGCTATGCTTCACGGGCAGCAGGAAAAGTTTATCATGAATATGCCGGTTATTTCGCTGTGCATTAACACCTACTGGAACAACTCTGGGCACTTAGCTTTCATCAACAGTTTCTTTATGGTTAAAAACATTTGCACACACATGGGCACGGGCCTAATTAGCAAAGAGGCTTATACTATGTACAGGAAGATTTTGGGAGAGGTTGTAGCGATCAAGCACGCGCTCCTGAAAATGGTAGGCCCTGACGAAATTAAAGACCAGAAAATTGCGGGCTTCGTTAACGCGCTGTTGGACGAGGCTTTGCTGCCCCCGTTTGCCTACGATAACATCTTTGCCAGCTTAGAAGACATTGACGCGACATTCACCATCTCTGTGGTAGACTTTAACAGCGCTACCAAGTTTGTGAGGCCTATTCAGGATTTGGAAGCCTCGCACGCGGTGGGGCCCGTCATATATGGCAACCGGAACGACATCAAATGGGCGACTCACATGCAGATATGGTTGTCCGAGGCTAGAGACAACATGGACACTCTGACGCTGGAAAAAATCTACTACTACGTATTTCTGCCCGTGATTTCTAACGGACACATGTGCGGCCTGGGCGTTGACTTTGAAAACGTAGCAATTGCCCTAGGCTACAACGCGCCCGTCTTTGCCACCGATCGGTACAACGGAGCCGACACGGTGTTGGAAAACCTTGAGAACGGAGCTCTCAGGGACGTGCTCATAGCATCTGAAATCAATCCCACTATTGACATGCTCAGAGTGCTTGTTATTTCATACCTCAACTGCCCGCAGGTGTCTCAGGCTGTTAGAGTAAAAGTACCCCGGGACGTGTGCCAAAACCTAGGACCCACAACGGGGGCAAACGTTGAGCAGACCGTTATGGTGAACACGTTTGCATGCTTTAGTATTCCTGAGAGAATCAAGCCTGTGGCGGCTACTATGTTTTTTCCTGTGCCGTTTCACCAGTTTTATTGCGACCCTATTGTAGCTGCCAGCTGGAGCACGGACATTCAAGAGTATGTGATGAACAACGCCTCCCAGAGGTCTAGCGAGGCTTTTAACACTCCAGACTGTTTTATGGTGGAGTACATGGAATGGCATAAAGCTCCAATGGTCAAGTACGCTTCTTCGTGCAAACCCACTACGCTCTCTTTCAGCGCCATGGCCGCAATGCACAACAAGCTCTCCCCAGTAGCTTTTATTTGCCAAGCTAAAAACAAAATCCACCCAGGCTTTGCCATGACGGTGGTAAGAACAGACGAAGTGTTGGCAGAAAACATTATGTACAGCTCCAGGGCATCTACGTCCGTTTTTGTGGGCCAGCCCAGTGTTAGCCGGCGAGAGGTGAGGGCCGATGCTGTAGGGTTTGAGGTACACCACGAGCTTGCCACTTTAGACACAGGCCTGGGCTACAGTAGCATCATTGCCCCGGCGCACGTAGCGACGATTACCACGGACATGGGGATATACTGCCAGAACTTTTTTGCTACCTTTCCAAACGAGGTGTTTAACAACCAGAACGTTAATAACTACATAGCACAGAAAATTGGCGTTGAGAACCTGATTAACAGACGAGACCCAAGAACTTTTATTGCAGGATGCGGTGGAATGCCTAGCCCACCCGGGCTGGTAAATGGACAGTACGCTACCTGCGAAATTATCCTCACCCCGGTAACTGCAGACTTGACTTACTTTCAAAAATCAAATAGCCCCAGGGGTCGTGCCTCGTGCGTGGTAGCTTGTGACGTTAGCAACCAAGACAGGGCTGAAAGGTTTCTCTACGACCACTCCATTCCAGATCCTGCCTACGAGCACAGGTCCACTAACAATCCCTGGGCCTCGCAGCGAGGCTCTTTGGGCGACGTGTTATACAGCGCTACCTTTAGGCAGGTGTCAGCCCCAGGAATTTACAGCCCCAGCAAGTCCTTTTTTAACAAGGAAGAAATGCTTAAAAACAACAAAGCATTCTACACTCTTATTAACGAGTACACTCAGAGGCTTTCAAGCTATGCTGCGACCAGCTGCACGGAGCTGCAGTACGTGGTTATCAATGGAACTGACGTCTTTTTAGAGCAACCTTGCATATTTTTACAGGAAACTTTTCCCACTTTATGTGCCTCACATAAGGCACTGCTGGATGCATATATGTCCTCGCAAGTGACACACGCCCCAGTGCACATGGGACAGTATTTTATTGAAGAAACTGCTCCAATTAAAAGAGTATTAAAGATTGGAAACAAGGTTGCAAACTAGGCTAACAGTTTTATTAGCTACCGGGTTAGTGTTACTTAAAAGACTCTTCTCTACCATGTTTGTGGACAGTAAGATTATAGTCTCTTGCACTTCTCGGCTTTATGCAGATGAAATTTCTAAGCTGCAGGAAAAAATTGGAGCCGTGGTACCCCTAATAGATTCTCATGCCAACCAAAACTTACACTCTATGGGCCTTAGCCCCACTACACATACAGACATCACTTCTGACTACGTCTTGATGTTTAATTACCTGTCTAAGTGTACCTTAGCTGTGCTGGAAGAAGTAAACGCAGACAGCCTGGTGCTAACTAAAATTCAGAAGAACCAGGCGTACCAAATTAAGAACATTTACCAGCCCTTTTTTCACTGGGACAACAACATGCAGCTCTGTGTGATTCCTCCCCTGTTTGGTAAAGAAAGCAACACGGTGGCGCTAGAGTCTAATAACTTTACCCTCTTGCTCCCCTCTGTGGTGCCTACGGAAATTGCACATGAAGCTTTACAGAAATTTTTGACTTTTCACACTTATTCTCGGGTCATTAGAGCTGAGCCCGCAGCTGCGGCTTTCGAAAATGTGGTTGCGGCCACAAACTACATTAATTACATGGGGGCTACCTATTTTCTCAACGTGGAACATTCTGAAGCCTCTGGCGCCTTAGCTATTTTGGATAATTTGTCACTTTATTTGGCCATCATGGTAGCTATGATCCCCAGGGCGTGTGTGAGGCTGATAACTGCAGTTATGAGGCAGGGAGAAAATGAGCTACTGGGCGTTTTAAGAAACATAGTGCCAGAAGAATTTAATGCATTTAACCTAAACATTGACAACATTGAAGAAGAAATGTCAAGATTGGGGGTGATGATGACTTACTTACAGACTTTAAGCTCAATATTTAATCTGGGCCCAAAGCTGCAGTTGTCATCATACATTTCCGAGAACTTAGTAGCTACTTGCTGGATTTCTAGTTAAAAAGACGGAATGCAAGAAGAAGTGAACATTCTTAAGGTTATAAAGCACGACGACGGTACTGTTCAAGAGGTTTCTTCAACTGCCGACGGGCTTTTAAAAGAGACTTACTACCAGCCACACCCTCACCCGGCTTCAATGAAGATCCTTGCCATTCCACCCGTAGATTATACGCCGCCAAAGCATAACGATGACATCAAAGCTAGCTCTAAGCAGCTTTTTTTCTACTTTACATTTTGGGCCATCTATCTTTTCTTCCTGATTTTGTACATTTATCCTCTGAACCCTTTTATGGCCCCAAAGACAGCAAACTATATTTTAGGGCCTAACGCCTACCCTATTAATTGTAACAGAGCACCTGCAAAGGAGTACATTAAGGGGTGCTATAGGACATTCTTTTGTACTAAGAACATTTTTCTACCTACGATTAAAACTCCAGCTGGGACTTTTTTTCCCAACTTTACAAAAGATGACGGACAAGGAAGTGATTACTACACCGCCCTAACTTGGGCAACTAGCTACTTGACTAATGACAAATGCAGCAATTTTTCTGTGCTTTACTCTAACAATAGCACTGTTGCGTTAAGAAATACCTCTGAGTTTTATGTCATCCGAGCAGCTTTGTTGGAAGGCCTATTTATACTTAGGCATAAGTGCCACCCAGAATCTGTAGCTATTACTCAAAGCAAGTGTGGAGCGTACCGGTGGAATTTAGTGGACATTTACGACACTAGCGAGCTTAACCACTCAACCTGTAACTTTGATTGGAGCCACCTGTATCAAGTTAACTTTACAAAGTTCCCCAGCGGGCCTCCTTGTAACCGTGCTAGGCCGCCGGAGTCTGTGCAGTATCCTGAAGTTTTTTTCTTCTTGGAAAAACTAGAAATCTTGAGCAGGATTGAAAATGAAGATGGCTTGCCTGATTGAGCTCAGCAAAGGCGTGATGTTTGTTGCTACGTTGTTTTGGCTAGTCTATGTTGCTGCCTGCGCACCCTCAACGTTGGAGAGACCAACGAACAAGGGTTTAGCTACAACTCCAGTAACCAACATTAGCAACGCTTCTAATGCTGCCTTAACTAGCATTTTTAATGCATCCGAAGACTACGAGCTCAGCAACAAAACCGTTTCTATTGTTCACATTGTTCACGGCAAATGCAGGTCTAGCTTTAGTGCCGTAGAGCATATTGTGATTTTGATTATCATCTCATGTTTGCTGCTGGTAGTGGGCATTATATTTTGGCATTACCCGCCTAAACCCAACAACTCTGCATTCGTTGTAAAGCACGTATAACAAACACACAATAAAAATTGCTTTATTGGTTTAAAAGAACGGTGCTGTGTGATTCTTGAGGGGTTTAAACGGGTGAGTGTTACAGCTAGACATATGAAGAGCCATGACAACTGCAATCAGTAAGTCGTCCGACATGTGTTTCTGCTTGGCGTGGTACGTTTGCCCCCCGTCTTTTAGGGACTGACACTTTATAGCCCTAATTTGCTCTATTAGGTAGCAAACGGGGTCGTACGAAAGCTTTATTGTGTGTGAGACTATTGACTGGCTAGCTTTAAGGTGGCCGGCGTTTAAGGCGTAAATAAAAGATTCAAACGCGGTAGACTTTTCAGAGCCTAACAGGTACATGGGCCACAAAATGCCTTGCATTTTGTCAGACTGATGGTAAAAAGACACCGGCAGCGAAGAGCATTCGTGAATGTAGTTGGCTATAGCTACGGTGCAGTCTTGATTGCTGTTGCCCTCAATAGTCACTTGCACTGCTTTAAGGCTTGGGTGCAAAATGGCCACGGACTTGATTAAAGAGGTGGCACAGGCCGCAATCTGCAAAGTGGCAGTACCGGTTAAGTTTTGTAGAAAAAAGTGCTCGCAACCTAGCAGCACTTTAGTTTTTTCACCCAAGCAACCAATCACCGCTATGCCCGTGCCTGAGGCGCTGGTGTTGTTGGTGAATGCGGGGTCTATGTACATGTGCGCGGTGTTATGCAGCCGCTGCTCAACTTCTGTTGAAGTGGTGTCAAGTCTGCACAGTTCAAACTGGGAGATGGAAGCTTCGCTCACTACTTGAAAGGCCGAAAGCTTGCCGCTTTGTACCTCACCCATTAGTTCTGTGTCAAACACTCCGTCTAAAAATAAATTTGTGGTGTTTTTAATCTGCTCGTCTATAGTGATGTAAGATGGGATGTATAGGCTGTAGCAGGGGCATGACACGAGGCCTTCTTGGAGGCTAAACTCTTCTTTGTGTTCATTACAGACGTAACTGACGATGTTTAGCATTTTTTCATGTGCGTTTTTAAGCTTGTATAAAAAGCTGGTTGATTGGTCGGAAGAGTTAGATGAGGATATAAATATGAGCTTTGCGTCTTTTTGAAGCATAAAACCAAGAATTGTCGGCAGCGCCTCTTTCTTTATAAAGTTAGCTTCGTCCACGTACAATAAATGAAAAGTCTGCCCTCGAATGCTCTACAGAATAAAAGTATGAGAGAGAGGTTAACTGAAGCTGACTTTGAAGCGTGCCTAAAATTCTTTAACCGTCCTTTCCCTGAGGCGATAGCGGCCTGCGCCTCAAACTTGGCAGGTTTGAGAAAGACTGAAGGGCACACGCAGCACTTAGAGCTGGTAGCTCTGATTTTAGACCTCACCGGCACAGAATGTGTTCAAGAGATTGTGAAGCTGAATCGCCAGAGCGGCGGTGGCAAGCCCACAGCTGCGACTTCATTCAAGTAAGAAATATGGCTACTAGCTTTCACAACATTAGCAACATTTTTGTGTGCCCGCAGTGTAGGAAATATCACGTGTGTGACGGCTACGGAGAGTGCCTGCCGGTGAACATGGGAGATGGCTTAGTGTGCGTCTTAACCGGGAGGTGTGTGGCTGAAAACATTAGTTTTCAGCACATTGCATTTGCACAGCCCCCTATGTTACAGGGCGCAAAATTGATGTACGAAGACCAATCATTTGAAGCCATTATTGGAAACGTTCAAGAGGATGTGCTTGCTTACTTTGAAAAGTCCGCTCACTCAGAGATTAAGGACCAAATTTTAGATGGGCCTGGAAAACTCAAGCAAGAGGTATTAGACCTTATTAAAAAAACATTTTCTTACTGCTATTACATTTTTAGTAGCGTATCGTACGCATACAGCCTGGTGTGCAGTATTTATATTCACGTTATCATTTCTGTGTACTCTTCTAAGACGGTCTATGGAAACTTGATATTTAAATGTACTAAAAACAAAAAGTTTGATGCGGTTGTAAAGAGCATAAGGCAGACATGGATGTCCACTTTAACAACTGGCGATACTGCAAGCATCGCTGCGACTTAATGGTTCATGTAGTGCTGCCCGAGGAGCTGTTTGATGGTTTGGACTTTTCTGAGCACCCTCAGAACGAGTTTTTCCACGTTCATGTACAAACTCTAAGGTTTAATGAGGGGCGCCCCGAGCCTTACATAAGAACTTGGGCCAGGCGCCTAAGTTACAAATGCGCCATCGGGTCACTAACAACGGGTATTGCTTGCTCGCTGCCGATCTTTTTTGAAGAAAAAAACACGTGGCATCCTTTTAACATTATTGTAGTTAAGCTAAAGCGCCCACTTACTTCCGCGAGTGCAATGCAACCGCAGAGTGAGCAACAGCACTGTTATTATATCAAGTTTTTTTATCAGACTGTCGTAATTGCGTACTTAAAGGCCTGCCAAATTAACACAGAGTGTTTGGGCGAGCGGCAACACAATGTTGCGCTAGACTCTTCGCTGGACAATCCGTTGCTTGCTATTTTAAAAGAGGCGCCGGTGGCACAAGACACAAGCCCCGCGGCCGCTCTTGGCAGCCTCTTGGAGTCTCGCGCCCCCAATCACCAAGCTTTGGAGAGCTCGGTGAATTTGCGAGGCAGCATGGCGGCGGTTATGAGCCCCAAGCTCCTGAAGCAAGCGCACAAAGTGGCATGTAAGCCTCTGGCAAAAAAAACTATAAATCTTCACCAAACAACACAGTACAGCCCAGGCTCGCTAAGGCTGGTATCTACCAGCCACTGCTTTACCGGTAAAAAAATATGGGTGTGTGCATACGAGCCCCTTAAACAGCAGCTGCTGTCTTACATAGACACTATACCCCAGTCTCAAATTGACAAAATAGACCCGCTCTTGTTGCTAGCTGCAGAAAATGAGTTTTTCTTTAACAAAGTAAACTCCTTTGTTATCTCTCTGTTAGAGGAATGTAAATCTACAAGTTTCACTTTACACCAAAAGCTGCCAATTTCCATCAAAATTGAAACTGCGCATAACACCTTGGAATACTTCCAGGCCTATTTTGATGAGGCATGCTTTACTTTAAGGAGCACCTTCAATGAAAACTCTGGGTGGATTAAAGCGGCAGTTGCAAAAGCTGCTAAACAAGTTGGGTTCTGGGCAGACGTTATTACATTGTGGGAAAAAAGCCAGAGCAAATGGGGTGTGAAACTGCTCTTGAAGGCTCCTCCCCCCAGCCCACCCTCTCATATAAATGTTAAACAGCTCAACTGCCTGCTTGATACTCGACAGGGCAGCTTTTTTGAAAGCTGTTGCTCCAGCAACGAACGCGCATTAGTCGTCTACAGCAGCAGTTTAGATGCCTGGCTGATTTTGCCCGGGGGCTTTGCTATTAAAGGTCATTTTCACTACACGCCTGACGAGTTACGTTACCTGGTGGGCAGATATGGCGGCTAAGGAGCGGCGCTGCCTTTTTAGGCAGTTTTTAAACAAGGAATGCATCTGGGTACCGAACTCGGCTTCTACCAAGCACACTCGGATCTTCGCTTGCACTACGGCCGTCTCGCCTCACTGGAAAGTTCAAAACGCCAGCCACCACATGGGGCCTCGAGGTACCCACTTTATCAACGTGACTATGATGCTCATGAAGCCTAAAAACGAAAGACCCTGTGCCACTTTTTATGTGAACGGAATTTTAGTAGACTGCTGTACTCCAGAAGTCTGCTTTATCAAGAAGCTGCCTCCGCCCTACAACTTGTGCCTAATTTACTTTGGGGACCTTTTAGATCCGCCGGGAATTACAGCTATCCCGGCTGAGCTTCACAGCTTTTCTTCCAGCTTCGCTAAGAACTTTACAATGCTGGACATAGTCAACACTTCCACCCCCGTTAAAAGCGCCAAAGACCTGCCGGCGGCACCTCGCACGGTCACCGTCCTGGGCAACGGCGGGGCCTGGATGGTGAACAAGAACATTGTCATGTTTGTGGTGAGCCCGGACATGATGATTTGCTGCCCCAACTTGCCATCCTTTCCTTCGCTAACGCACATTATTAACTTGCTAACTAGATGCGATGATGAGGCGTGCGTTCCGTGCCACGGCGCCGGCATTCACGTTAATGTGTTAGAGGGAATTACAAACAGCCACAGCGACGGCAAGTCTTACCACTGCCCGTGCCTTATGCCTTGCTCTGCCCGCCAGGGTAACTTTTCTCTCATTACGGGCAACAAAAATTTACTCAGCTTGCTTTTTGACCCAGAGCACCACAGAGACATTATAGGCATCAAGTTCCTTTCCAGCGGCCTAACTCTCAACATCAACAGCTTGTTTTGCGGCGTTACGTCGTTAGGAGAGGAAGTGCCGTGCAAAAAGGAACCTTGGGAAATTTTAAAAGTTTCTATCCTTTTTAGCAGAATGTTTTTGTACAACTGTCAAATTCTTAAGAGAAAGTGCTTACATTCTTATTGAAGCAGGTTGCGCACATAAGCGTACTGGCCTTCTTGTTGGGCTTTCTAAAAATGATGGTGCCGTTTTCTTTCTTAACATCAATGTACTTGCTGGGGAAAAATGTGTACAGGGTGTTTAAAATTTCTGTAAAAACTGTGTTTGCCACGTGCTTTTGGTGCGCCACATAGCCTATATGCAAGTCCTGAACAGACGCCAGTAAAATGCTGATGATCGCCACTACTATCCAGGTCTTTCCGTGGCGCCGGGGAATTAAAAACACGCTCGCCTTTTGCTTAAAAATGTCCATGGTGTCAGTTTTCATTTCTTCAATGTCAAAATTAAATTTAAAGATGTTAAAAAGCTTGTTGCATGACTCTGGTGCTTTTATTGACACTAAAAAATAAAATGTGTGCATGATGAGCTGCTTCTGAAACAGCTCTATGCTCTGCGTTTTAGTGGCGTAGCAGCCGTTTAAAAATGAAGACAAGTTCACTATAAAGTGTTTCAGCTCTTGAAACACAGAACACTGAGTGACCGAGTGGTGGGTGTTCACGGCTGATTGAAACTCTACCACTGTTGAGTGGGAAACAGGCCTTTGAGGGGCAAACAGGTCTTTAAGCCGCTTTGCAAATTCCGGATACAGGACTGGTTTTTGCGTGCAGACATTTCTGGCTTTTCCAATGTCGCAGGCCGCGTCTGCCTCTGCGTGAGGGTAGTAAAGCCTACAGTAATCTTCTAAGTTAGAGCTGTACAAATTGACTCCTGCGAGCACGCCCAAAAAGGGGTGTGGCCATCGCTCAGCCTTTTTATTCTCGCACGCCACTAAGGGCCTATCTACGGACCAGCAGTCGGAAGTTTTTGAATTAGACTTCTTTACTTCACCGTATGCTTTGTGCACTTGAGGCATCACCTTAGCGTACAGCATGCTCAACTTAGCCAAGCTACACTGCGACGGGGACCCTGAGCTTACGCGAAAGTACAGAAAGGGTGTAGAGTTGGCCCTGAAGCTGGCTGAAAGCGCGCCTGGGCAGTTTAAGCTTATAGAGAGCCCGGTCAACAGTTTTTTAATAGTTGCTAATCTCTTGGCCGAAGAAACGCGGCCTTGGGGTAGTGTTGTTGAACAAGACGGGCTAGACTTTAGCTCCGTCTCTATGCCTAGGCTGGAAACGCTGGACAGGCTGGTACAATACGCCCCTAAAGCTAAGCGGCGCCAGAAAGTTACTGCCGGTAACAACGAGCACTGCATGGAAGCTTATATTGCCTATGATTTTCAAGACTGGATTAGGGCGTTAAGTTTAAACAAAGACGAGCTAATAAACGAAGCTCTGGAGCTGTTGAGCTCGCCCAAAAACTGGAGCTTCTGTTGTCCCACTGACCCTCTACCGTGGCTTTGGCTGCTGTTTCAAGGCCCGCTGTCACACTGCGAGGAAGTTCACTGCATTTACTACAAGTTTTTAAACAAGCCCGGGCCCGTTTTGTTCCCTCCAGTGCTCTACCAGCCTAAAGCAGGAATTATGTCTTTTATGAGTCACGTTTGTAAGTATGTGAAGCACTTGTACGGCGAGGCGGACGTTAAAAAGTATGCTCAACATATTTACGTGCCATTTGACCCAGAAAGATTAATTCAAGTTAGTTCGGGCATAAACGAGTTTCCTCCCGGGCAGGTATTTTGTCAAAAAAGTTGCCTTTTGTGCCTTTTACACAGGCAAAACCTGACATCTTTTCATAGCGCCTCAGAAAAGGCGCGGGGCTGCATTATTCTTAAGGGAGCCGAGCAGCACATAAATAACTCCGTGGGGAGGACGCGATGCTTAGACACCGGAGACACTATTTTATGGCCTGCCTACAACATTGAGTCCCTTATTAATTATCTTAGCAAAAATGACACAAAGGACTCTCACTAAAGAGCATATTCGCAACAATCTGGAGATTGCTATAAACAAGCAAGTATCAGTGAACGCCGCTGACAGATTTGGCATAGACAGCTTTTTGTTTAAAAAACAGTTTGAGGAGACACAGGAACTTATAAAGTTTACCAAAAGAAAGCAGCACCTGAGCACTTTCAACAAAAAAGTCTGTGGCATAGACGCAGAAATTAAAAGCAAGGAGCAGGAGCTTTTAGCTTTGTCAGCCTTTGATAAAAGGAAGGTCGCTCGCTTGGAAAATCTAGCTGAAAAGGTAGCTGAGCTGAGAGACGACCTTGAGCTTGAGCTGTCTAGCTATCAAGAAGACGATGGATCAGGATGCGGGTGCTGCGCAGAACATGAGGAGGGACTATTTGATTCAGACCGCGACCCTTCAGACACAATCCTCCAGTGGAGGCTCGCCAGGGCCCCAAGATGACGAGGAAAAGAGCGCCATGGACCTCATGGCTACCAACATTTGCCACCTACAGGTTATGGACGTTTTTAACGACACAGAGCAAATTACAGCTTATCTCCCTGCGTACATGCATAGCTGCAACCACCCGGCAATTAATTACGCTGAACTAATCGCTGGCGGAGTTTACGGAAAGGTTTACGGGAGCAGCGCCGGCCTGTGTGCTAAAGTTTTTACCTCTCGCAACGCCTTTTTACAGGAGTTTGTTATGGCCGACCTAGCCTCGCTGGCTAGAGAGCAGTACAGGAACGAGATGTCTACTCTCTGTATGCAGTTTTACATGGGCGCGTGCATTCACTGCAGCGCGATATGGTATCCTAGGTATAATGGCTCCTTAGAAAATTTCAGGGACTTGAGCTACGACCACATACCCGCTTTGGCTAGAGAGTTTAGCGGCCTAAAGAGCGCTATAGAGTTTCTCAATAAAAAGTGTGGGATTTTCCACGGCGATGTGAGCCCTGACAACATATTAGTGGAGCAAGACGGCTCCGAAACGTCTGTCATCAAGACGCTCATCCTTACAGATTTGGGCACTTCGGCTATCCACTCTGGCAACAGGTTTAAAAGCGTCACCCTTTTGGACTCTTCCACAAACGCCATTATGTACAATGTGCAAAATTTTAGAAACCCATTTTTAGTATGCAAGGATGATGTGAAGCCCATGTGCATTTTAAGGCGCTGCTACCTCCTTAGGCAGCACGCGGGTGGATTTAACATTATGCAAATGGGGGAGGAACATGTGGATCAAAAAATGGCACTTATTATTGACAGTTCTGCCCTCTTGCAAGTGCTGTTAGCAATGTTGTCAAGAATCATGGAAATGTCTAATGAGCGTACTTATGAGTCATGGCTAAGTGAAACTGTGGATAACAACACTTCAATTTACTATTTACACTTATTAGCACCCAAATTAGTCTTGCTTAACATTCTTAGCCACATTTGGCACACAAACTTGGACGTGGGAGTGAACTCCAGCGGTGTTTTAGCCAGCGGGCAGCTTCCAGCAGATCACTCTGCGGTGCTTCAACATAGCTGCTTCACTTTTGAGAGAGAGTTTGAAACTCTAATTTTTGAGCCATTTTTAGAAGACTTGGACAACGAGGGCTTGAAGCAAATATTTTTAGAGCTGTTAGCTTTTGATTACTTTGACCCAGTTGGAAGAAACGAGCAGCAGCGCAATGGACTTTTTGCACAAAGCGACGCTCCTGGAACAAACGCTCAACATGGAAATTGGAGAGCAAGTTAACAAGCTAGCCACGTACACATTTTCCAATTTTATCAGGTGTAAAGAGGTACAAGAAGCTATCAAGGAACACAGCATTAACTATGAAATGCCTCACATGAGGTTTGTTTACATTTACTACCTGTTTAAAAAAATTCATGACTTTATAGGGGATAAAGAGATTCTAGATGTTTTTAACAGAGAGTTTGCAAAAAAAAACATTAGAAACCCTACTCTGCAAGACGTCTCTAAAGTTTGCACGGCCATGGACGTTAATGACAAAACTGAAATCTGCCTGATTTTGGAAAAGCTCACCAGGGGGCAAAACCAAAACGTCCTCTGGGAAGTTTTGCGTGACGGGGTGATATCGTCGTCTAAGCTGCTAAAAATTATTAAGCAACAGACTCCAGACAGCAAAATCTTTCACCCCGTGCCTATAGAAAAAAACCACTATGTTGCAAGTCCCATCGCTTTTGGCGTGAGAAACGAAGTAACGGTCAAAACCTTACTAGCAGAGTTTGTTTCTCCGAGTGGCACCTCTAACATCAACGACTTTGGGTTTATGCTCAGCCCGCTTGATGGCATTTTTGGGGTTTCCCTGGATATGTGCTGCAAATGCTCTATTGAGAAAGATGGCAGGGTGGCTTTTGACGCAGACACTGAGATTTACGAAATCAAGTGCAGATACAAGTACTTGTTTGCTAAAAATGAGTACGACCCTATCTACAAGGCCTACAGTGAGCTGTACAACAACCCGGGCAAAGCCGCGCTAGTGAACTTTATCAGCGCCATCCAGAAGCCCGCCGTAGAGCACGTACCTAGGGGCAAGCTGCCAACTCAAAATGATTACTTGCTCTCTTTTGACAAAGTGTGGAATTTTAACCCTCAGATTAAAAAAAGAAGAATGACCTCGCAGCACAAGTTGACTGAGCAGTGCATGCGCTACAACTGTTACACCGAGTCTAAGGTTATTATACTTACAGACCCAGCCCTGACGTCGGGAAAGATTGATATTAAAGACACATTCTTTGTAGATGTGTATGTTAACCCCAGGCATTCTTACTACTACCAATGTTTGCTTCAATACAAAATTGTAACCAACTATATTCAATTTAGCAGTAGCTCTGCTAAGGGATTAGGCAAGCCACAAACATTTTTGGTTACTGCCTTTTTTAGAAAAAGGAACTCTTCTGACTTTGCGAAAACTTATATTAAGTCAGAAAGCAACTTTGTAGATCAAGCACTAGAAATCCCGGTGCTACTGATCATCACGCCTGTGTTTGTCCCGCACGAGCCTCTTATAGAAACCTTAGAGCAAGCCATTACTTTTTGGCAGAGCTCCGTAAAAGAAGAGTTTAACCAGTGGCCATGGGCTCCTGTTTCTCTAGGTGCTTCAGGAGACGTCACTCCATAATGGACGTTGAAGGTAACCACATTAATGTGGAAGAAGAATTTGACGAGTTTAACGAGAGCGACGACCTGCTCGTGGAAGTGAGGCACATCGCCAAGGCACGGCCACCTACCCCTTACACGGACGACGCTGTTATAGTTAAACAATAAAAAACAAGCCATTTGACTTTCAAACAAACTGTTGTTATGTCTTTATTTCTCTTTTTTAGTTAACATTTATTCTTCAAACTCCGAGTCACTTTCTTCTTGCAGAAACACGGATGAAGCCGGGCCTTGCTTTGTTGGGACAGCTGGAGCTTTTTTAGAATAGTAAACTTTTTCTATGTTCCTATTAGTCTTGAGCGAGCTGTAAGCTATCTTTTTGCGCCCAAAGTACACTCTGCAGGCTCTAAATAAAAAGGCTACCAGGGCACACATTGGAATTATAGAGATGTTGAGAGCCACAGCCTTATGAACGCGCGCAGCAACAAAAATGCGCTCGTATCTAATAAGAGGTAAAATTAAAATCACCGAAGCGGCCAGAACCCCAAAGTAAAAGCCAAATTGGTACTTGAGGTACCTGACCAGCCAGACCTCGGTCACTATGTACCACGCTATAGGCAAAATTACGTACAAGTTAATGGCGCCAAAAACTATGTCAGATACCATCACGTAAAAGCTGTTGCCTATTGCCATCATGAAGCTTAAGCAAAAAATAAGAGTTTCTAAGGCCATGCACGCTAAGTGTATGTTTATCAGGATGGGTTTAAAGACGTGTATGACTCTGTACAACAGAGAGCCTTCTGGTATGCTTTTTCTAAGCTCGGAGTTGCTCCAAGTGCTAGAGACGTTGGTAATGTAGCACTCCACAGACACAACAGATAGCAACCAGTGGATGCAGTAGACAAAGGCTGCAAGGTATATGTGTTTGTACGAAAGAGTGTGGATAAACAGCTGGATGGTCCACAGCTTAAAGATTGCCATGTACACTAGGGTTGGCGAGCCCGCTGATAAAATCCAATGGGACAACACGGTGAGTCCGTCCGCGTGTTTCCGGGCCTTGATAATTGCCACTGCAGTGCAAATGTAGTACACTAGGCTGCAGCAGTCAATTATAAAGGAAGCGGTGACGTAGAAAAACATCTCTGGCGCTTCTAAAAACAACGTGGGAGTGAGGTGCCTGGCCTGGTTCCTAGATCTCAAGTTCATAGAGCTGTAGTCTACTAGGCTGTTGAAGGAGCAGGGGAATCCCAGGCTTGGAAACATCGCAGCGATAGGCACCACGGCGGAGGTGATGAACATGATGAAGTAGCAGGCCATTAACTTGAGCCAAATTTTAAAAACAAAAATGTCCTTTTTAGATGACTTCATGATGCTTCTGTGTGGGTGTTCTTAAAAAGAAGGGGGTGTGTCTTTAAGTTTCAGTTAGTTTAAGCTTCTCACTCCCTGAACTTGAACTTAAATAGCAAAGACAGGTACCCTTTGTAGGTGCTACAAGCCACATTATAATATGCTCGCTGTTGTAAAATCTGTAAATTTTTTAAACATCTGGTCTAACAGCAACAAAATTTTTGCCATTTGGCTCGTTGACACCCTAGAGGCTAGCGGTGAGAGCAGATTCTGCTTTGTGACACAAGAGCTCTTGGGACATGACAAGAAAATCCTCTCCCAAGAGCTATCTGACTCTGACCACCACGTGTCTGCCGGCAAAGAGTTTATGCAGTGGGAAATGGCCCTTAGGGCACAGAATCATGTTCTTTCTCAGCTTATGCTCTATTCTGGCTTTAAAAACAAAGTGTTTGAGCTTGACTTAAAGGATAGCAATATTGTGAAGGCTAGTCCGCTGGACGAATGTACCGGTTTTACGCCTTTTAGCTTAAGCCCGGGGTACCTTTACTGCCAGACGAAACTAGTGAAAAAGGAGGTCTGCAATGAAGAAAATAACTCTTTTGAAGTTGAGAGCTTGGATATTTTCATCAAGACTAAAGCTGGCACTTACAGTTACTGTACTGACGACGCAAACGAAGCGAGCGGCGCTAAGAAACCTCGAAGCGACGAAAGCTTGCAAATCTTAGACATATTTGTCCCGGCCACTTACACGGTCTGCGTAGGTGGCCAGAACGTGGCCACCAAGCTGGCAAGGCCCATTTTTGACTATTTGGTGATTAATGACGACTGCAAGTGGAACCGAGGCTTAATTGTGTTTTGGGGGGCCTTGTACAAAAAAATTTACAGCAATTACTACGGCCTTAAGCCCTCCTTGCAGTACCTTTTCCCCACGCTATCAGAATTTGACCTCTGCCCTCATTTTCCATCTTTTCCACACGTTCCAATGGTCTTTTCTAGTGATTTTAAAGATGCGCGCTTAGAAGCTCCTGCTCCTACTGCTTTGCTGAGTCTAAAAAACAAGCAAATCAACAATTTTTTACTAGAGTGCGTTTTTAAGTGTTCCATCCCGCCCGTGCCGTCAGAAATAAAGTGTGCGGTAGGGATTTTGTGGCCTTTTGGAGCTACAGAAATTAACCACAAGCTGATGACGGGAACTTCGGGCTCGGTAGTAAACGTTACAGACCCTCACACCTTGCACGTTGTATCATTTAATCTAAGAGGCGTCCCAGAGAGGCGTAGCTTCTCTCACTGGCTTAACTTAAAACTATGGGCTACTTTTTCTACAGAAGCCCCCAGAGCATCCCTGAACACCTGGTACAGCTGCCTAGTATACTCTGTTATGAACTTTTGCAACCTACACGGGCTTACCTGGATGGCCTTTCATAGGAATGCCTTCTACTTAATTTCTAAGCAACAGGAGGTAAGCTATAGACGTGGGGGAAACAGGCCTTAAACCCCCAAGAGGGAAGTGCGGGTGATAACCACAAATTTTCTATACAGGACCAGACTGCCGGAACCTTGCTACGTGATTTTCTCCTCGCACGCTTCTCGGCAGTGTTTTGTTTTGACCTGTTCAGTGAGTCATGTAACCGGACAGTGGCTTTACTCCACGGTTCAACTCTGCTAGTTGCCTCCAACGGCGAACATCTGTTTAACCGCAAAGAGGATGCTTGTGGTTGGGCGGGATTCCTCCGCTTATTTCTTCACCTATATTGCTCACAGCTGGACCCTAAGACGATTGTAAAGCAGCTAATGACCCACCTTTATGACCACAAGTTTGACACTAGCCTGTGGATCCAAACGGATGACATGTACACTGGCCTTAAAAAAGACAAGCTTAAAATGCCACTCTGTCACGCAACGGGCTTTATTATCACGTCTGGAGGAAATGCTCAGCTCTGGCCAGCTTCCTGGGGCATGCCTAGTAATGTTTTTTACCATGCCTACGTGCAGCAAATTTTAGATATCTGTACAGGGTTATGTGAGGACGCAGAGTCAGAGTACAACACACACCTTTTAGAAGCACTGCAAGATTTATTTTGTATTTTTTAAGATGATGTTGCTTACAGCAACTCCTTCTGAACAAGCCCTTTTAAAGTGCTTAACAATTTGCTTGTGATTGTAGTGCTTTGTCAAAATTGTAGGAGAATAAAATAAATTAAAAGTAAACTGGCTTTTAATCTTTTCTTCTTCAATGTGCTCCAACTTAAAGGCGCTGCAAAACATACAAGTCATTAAGTCTTTACAGTCGGGGTCAAATTTTAACAAATCCTTGTAAATGCAGTACGCCTGGAGTCCGCTGGGCAAGGTCTCTAAAAACTCTGGCTGCAGGCTGCACCAAGCCACCAGAGTAGCTACCAGCACCTCTATTCCGTGTAGCAAAAAAGCTGCGTCTGGACTTTGGCTTAAAGCACACGCGAAGCGAGCTCTCTTAAGGTACTGGTCGAGCAGCTTAGGGGTAGGGGTTGGGCAGTTTTCCAAGCAAGACAGAATCACACACAGTTCAGCAATATAGTAGTTTTCCGGCCTGTAAAGTAGAAGCCTCTCTTGCAGTACGTGGCCGAACATGTCTAAAGTATGCACCTTGTCTTCGCAGGTGACTATGCTGCATATTGTAAACCCCACAAAGTGAGGTGAGGCCAGACGAGCCTTGACGTGGGCACTTAAGTCTTTAACGTTCAGGTTGCTGTGGTGATCTGTAAAATCTGGAGAATTGCACGCTGCGCAGATATTGTCGTTTTTGCTAACTTCTAGCACTAGTCTTGGGATCACGGGGTGCGTGAAGCTTCGCGGCTCCCTGTGAATAAACTTATGAAAGACTCCTTTCAGGGCTTCACTAGGAGGAGCCATTTTCTGTTTGGGTTCCATGAGGCGAGCAGTACTTTAGCCCTATATCTGTTATGTAAACACACAGCCTGCTCACAGAGTATAAATACTCGGCAATTTCTAAAAAGCTCAAAGTTGAGTAAGCTTCTGTCAACAATTCCATGTCGCTTAGGCCTAAAATGTTATGAGTGTAAGGCCCCAGCAATGCAGACACCGTATCTTGGGTGTACCTGACAAACAGCCTTTGTCCCTGATTGTCCACCACCGGGGCTAGCTTAAAGCTTTGTATAATTTCATGCTCCCACAGCTCGCGCAGGTCTTTTTGCATTTCTCTAAACGGAGGCACGTACTGGGAAAAAAAGCTGTTGACTATAGACTGCCCTTTAGCTACTTGGTTAGAAGTTAAGTGGAGGCCTGTCTGGCTTAGGCCATCTAAAGACAGCAGCGTGTCTGAAGTTAAAATGTTGTAAGGTTTTACCGGTTGTTGCTCTGGGTCTTCCTGGCATTTACTCAGTTGCTTTTCTATGTTGTGAATTTTTTTAATAAAGAAGTCTCTTTCTTCTTCTAGCTTGCTTATAGTTTCAAACTGCTCATTTATCTGCGAGGTTAAGCACTTAAACACATTGCTTGATACTTGCTTTTTTAGGTTGTCCGTAGGGTGGTCCAAGTTTGACTCCCCAAAGAGCTTATGTCTGTTTACAACTTTTTGAGACACGTCTGTAATAAAGTCTTCTACGACGTCAGTGATGCCGTTTACAGTTTTGTTTTCAGCTAGCCTAATGAGCAGCTGCATCAACTCCTTCTTTGGGTCATTCTTTTTGCCGCATTCGTCAAGGCGGTTTAAAATGTCTTTGTAAACGGCGCTGCTGCTGTTAGCCACTATAGCTTTAAGGGGGCCTGTGTTAAGCAGCTGGCACATTTTGGCGTGCTCAGCCGTCCTGTGACAAGCCATTACGTTTTCACGAATTCGTTGGAGCGGGCTGTCAAAAACCACTTGGCCATTCCCCACTAAAGGCGGAGAAATAACCTCCACTGAAATTGCTCGGCTCTGGTACGTAGCTCCGTACGTGCATTGCGTAGGATTGTACTCTACGCTAACTTCTAGATAGCTAGGGATGTACCAAGAAGTAATCTTTTCGATTATTGACACAACATCTTCTAAAACAAACTGCAGGATTGTAGTAAGGGCCTTGCTGTTTGACACAGAAGCCAGGTCTCGCTCAAACTGACTTTTAAACTGCTGAATTAACTTTTTATCAGGCTTTCTCTTAGCCACGGGAACTACCCCGCATGTAGACACCCAGTCTACGTACCTTTCATAAGATAAGATAGACTTGGAGTGGAGCAGGTAGTTAATGTGCTTGACGATGATACTGTCTATAGTCATCTTCATAGTGCTAAACCAAGATTGAAAAGTGGAAGCTTTAAACGCGTACATGCCGCTTTCGTCCGGCTTCCATCTAAGCCTAATAGCGGCCTCATACTTATTCCAATCGGACAGCACGTCTTCATAAGTGCAGTTTGAGAGTGCAGACTTGTAGATGTTAGAAAAAAGCTGCCTGAAAAAGGCTCCTGAGTTCCGCACGGACGCGTATAATGTTTGACCGCTAACGTACGCGTATTTCCCTTGCAGAATCTCAAACAGGTTGACAGAGCCGGCCGTGGGGTGGACGGTAATGGAGCACATCCCAAACAGCTTTTTACTTAATATGACCTCAGACGCTAAAGTGAGGCTTATTGTTGAAAAAATACAGCGCCTGGCTAATACTTGTGTAGCGGAGCCGCCCGACGTGACCTGGTTTGACTTGGAGTTTGACCCCGACGACCAGGGCCCAACCCTGCCGTTTTCCGCTTATTGCATCACCGGCACCGCCGGGGCTGGCAAGAGCACTAGTATCGCGGCTTTGTACCAAAATTTAAACTGTCTTGTGTCTGGAGCTACGGTAGTGGCGGCACAAAATCTGTCAAGGTCTCTAAAAGCTTTTTGTCCCACTATCTACACCGCATTCGGTTTTAAATCTAAGCATATAAACTTTCTCAACAGAAAACCGCAAATTACTCTGCCCAAAGAGCCAGACATAACTACTATTCAGTACCACGAGCTATCTAAATACTGGCCGGTAGTTAAAGACATCATGAACGACTTTATAAAGAAGAAGAAATTTGGACTTTACCAAAACCTCTCTGAAGAAGCTTTTAATACCCTCGGGTGCTTAAACAGTCCCCAGCTGTGGACTACAAACATTATAGTGATAGACGAGGCTGGAACCCTGTCTTCGTACATTCTTACGGCGGTAGTTTTCCTCTGGTGGTTCTTTAACGGATGGCTAAAGACTCCGCAGTATATTAGTGGCAAAGCGCCCTGTATTGTGTGCGTGGGCTCCCCAACCCAAACAGACGCTTACCAGTCGCTCTTTAACCACGAAAAGCAGAAGCACCTAATATCAGAATGCGACAATATTCTCTCACTGCTAATAGGCAATAAAACTGTTTCTCGCTACATAAACGTGAGCGAAAACTGGGCTCTGTTTATCAACAACAAGAGGTGCACGGATCCAGAGTTTGGACACATGCTTAAAGTGCTAGAGTATGGCCTAGACATGTCAGAAGACGTCATAGAGTACGTGAACCGCTTCGTCGTACCTAAAAGTAAAATCTTAGACCCTCTGCAGTATATGGGATGGACGCGCCTGTTTCTGTCACACAACGAGGTGAAGCAGTATCTAAGCTCTTTGCACAGCGCGCTATCTCTGGACCAAAATAGCTCTTCGTGTCTGCTGTTTACGTGCCCCATTGTGTGTGAAGTGTTTCAGGAAGCTCTGGAAGAGTACAAGCGTTTGGTCAACTTACCCAACTTAACTGCCTTTGAGTGGCTCACAAAGAATCTTCATCGCATCAGCAACTACTCGCAGTTTGTGGATCAAGACATGACGGCTATAAGCACGGACCTTGACGAGGCATCTGCAAAGATAACATACGTTACAAAGTTTGTCAAGGGAAGCTACGTATCTGTTAACGGGAAAACAAAAAAGTGCTTTTGTGGCTTTGATGGAACCTATGCTGGTTTTAAAAAGGTGTTAGACAGCGAAACCTTTTTAGACAATCATAGCAATGAGCAGCCTGAGCACGTGTACTACTTTTTAAGCGTGCTTCTGTATAATGCAATGTACTCTTTTTACTACGCGGGTCTCAGTGGCGACTGTCACGAGTATTTGCAGGCCTTAAACAAGATTCCCGCCCCTCAAAACCTGTACGCAGACACTAGCGCCTGGGAGCTACAGACAAACGACTGTCCCCTTTTTGAAGCTGACCAAGACGCCTTTTACCACAACACGCTGCCTCCGCCTAAAGCTAACTCCACAAGCTTGGCCAACCTTATTTCTGTTTACAGCGGCCTTAAAGACGTCTTTTGCACTAGGCTCAGACTCGCGTGCGAGTACTTAGGCCCAGAGTTTCTAGACAGCACGTTTAGCACTTTTGTAAACAACATGGTTTTAAAAAACCACGTAGACTACGTGTGTGTAGAGCCCATTCACGGCCTCCTAGACTTTGCCTCAGCGGTAGAGTCTTACAAGTTACAGGGCTATACCTTTGCCCCTGTCTTTTTTGGTAAACAGTTTTACATCAAGGATAACCTCAGCCAAGACCTAAAAGATAAAATGCCTCACCTTATAGTGCAAGATTCAGAGGGGTTTATGTGCTGTTTAAACAATAACATTACTAAGATGACTGAAAATTTAGAAAATAACACCCAGATTCACATGTGCTCAGTTGGAGACTACGGCGTAAGCTCCAAACTGGCCATGACGATAGCCAAAGCTCAAGGTCTTTCTCTCAACAAAGTTGCAGTATGTTTTGGCAACCATAAAAAAATTAAAAGAAGTCACGTGTACGTAGCTCTGTCTAGAGCGACTGATCCCCAGTCCTTAGTTATAGACAGCAACCCGCTTACAGACAAGGAATGCGAGCTTGACATTTGCGAGTCAAGCAAGCACATAGTAGCCGCCCTCCACAACCCCAACACTCTTCTAGTTTACTAACACTGGCGCGTGTATCAAACTAAATAAAGACCAACTCTTACATAGTGCAATATTGTGTTTTTTATTGTTACAGCCAAGGCCAGGGGTATGATTCATCATTGTTTTTAATAGGGGGAGTGTCAAGCATGACTCTGTTTTCATAATTCTCATCCGCGTCTTCTACGGCGCCACCCTTTGAAGGCCTTTTCAACTGTACAGGCGAGCTGGGGGGAGATGGCGTATGAACCCGCTTAGCTTCTTTAATGGGGGGCCTCAAAAACATAAACTCTTCATCCGTGTCGCTTTCGTTGTTAGAGCTAGAAAGCTTTCTACACTTTTTCACGCTTTTCCGCGATTTGGAAACGACGCTGCCCCTAGCAACAGCCATGCGTTCTTCGTCGCTGCTGCTACTGCTGCTTAGCGGGTGCCTGGAAGGCAAGTTTTTAAGCGGAGATGGGGTGAGCGGGGACGTGTGGAGCTCTTCGTCGCTGCTGCAGTCTACGGCGCTGTCTTCGGTGTCGCCTTCAGAGTCTTCCTCTGCTTCGTCTAACACGTAGCTTTCCTGCTCCTCTTCGGACTCGTCTTCGCTGCTGCTTTCTGTGTCACTCTCTTCGCTGCTGGAGCTATGTGTTTGTGAAATGGGCCTGAGTGGTCTTATCGGGTCGTCCGTCAACATAACGTTAGGTCCCACTATGCCATCTGGGTAAAAAACTTCATCTTCGTCCAAAATCTGTTTAACGAATTGACTGGGCGACTGGCAACCAGACTCCGCTAGCTGCACAGGACTTTTCCAAGGAGGAAATTTAAAGAACTGAGTTTTTTTGCGCCTTGGTGCGCCTTCCACGGGGAGCAGTCGGTCGTCTTTTGGCACTTTAGAAACAGTAAAAGGCTTTTTTAAAAACATAGCCATCTTCAGTGAGGCTGCCGTACACGCTGCCGCTCTTCACGGGTTTAGCGTCCAGTCAACAGGCTCTCTGCCGTGCTCAAGCAGGTATTTATTGGCTGTAGAAAAATGGCCACACCCTAAAAACTTTGGCCACGAAGACGAAAAATTATTCTTGGCGGCCAAAGGCGAGGGGTGCTGAGCCTTTAGCACTAAATGTTTGTGGCTATTAATCAGAGAGCCCTTAGCAATAGCTTTACTGCCCCAGAGCATAAACACGCAGTGGCTAAGCTTTTCAGAGAGAGTGGCAATTATGTAGTTAGTAAACCAAATCCAACCGAGGTCAAAATGAGAGCCGGGTTTTTTCTCTTCTACAGTCAAAACGGTGTTTAATAATAACACTCCTCTTTCGCCCCACTGCTCCAGGCAGCCATGGCCGGGTGAAATAAACTCTGAGTAGCAGTTGTGAATCTCTCGAAAGATATTCTTTAAACTTGGGGGCACGGCAAAACCTTTGTTGACGCTGAAGGCTTGCCCATTAGCTTGTCCGCCGTGGTATGGGTCCTGGCCAAGGATAACTACTTTTATATCTTCAGGCTTACACATGTAAGACCATGACATAATTTGTGGTTGAGGAGGATAAATGATGCACTTTTTTCTAAGTTGTTCTACTTTGTTAAATAAAGAGCAAAGCTTGTGCTTTAAGAATGGCGACAAGTCTAAAAATGCTAACCATTCTTCTGCCATATCAAAGGTGATGTTGATTGGCAGCTCTTTTTTGACAGCAGGCCACATGTGACTAGCCAGCCACTTGTCCATGTTTAAAAAAGACCGAGTGCTCAAAAATAGAGCTGTCCGCAGTGACCGCTGTTAACTGAGAGCCAAACTCTGCTTTATAGAGGCTTAAGGCGGCTTGGAGATCTGCACTTACAAATGGGGCGCCTTTTTGGAAAAGTCTGTTAAAGAGCGCCAAGAAAAATGACATAAGGTTAAACCCATTTAAGCAAACCACCTCTTTAGCAGAGCCACCGTCCTTTGTTTTGTAAACAATAGCAACATTTCTGTTTTGACAAACACCGGGGGTATGAAAAATGACCTCGCTGAGGTTAAAAATCATAGATTCTGTTATGGCAGTGCCATTTTTATTGTGGCAGCAGTGAAGAGGGTGGCTTGGGCTTGCGTACGTTGGTATGAGCAATCCCACAACAATCAATAAAAGTAGGTGGATCATTTCAATTCTACACAAAGTCTCTGTAGTATGGGTCTTTTTCCTTTTTTTTCTTTGTAGAAGAAGCTAACTTTACCCCTCGCTTGGTCGCCCTTTCTTCAGCTCCCAGTGGGATATACGTTTCTTTATATATTACAGGCTCTACTACAGACTCATACATTTTTTGTTCAAACATGTTTAAAGGCAAATAACTTTCAGCAAAATCATCCACATCGTCAAATATTTCAAATTCATCAAGTGCTGCATCATCTAGCTGCCAGTCCCTCAAGCTGCTTAAAGTTGGCAAATCCTTATCTGCTTCACTTATAGAGGGCAGCTTTTGTTTTTGTAAAACAGGGCTGGTTGGCAAAGAATCCAAACTTGACTCAAGGGGGGATGTGGAAAAAGTGTCAGAGTGTGAAGTTTCAGTTTCCTCCTTTAAAGCCACATCATTTAGCTGTCCAGCTGAGCAGGTGATTAGGGGGGCGATGTTAGAGCTGGCCTTGTGTTCAATCATCTTACAGAAACTCTCATATTGATCATGCTTACTGATTTCTTTATGCAACCTGTTTTTACAGAGCTCGCTTCTAGTCACTATGGGATACTCAAAGTTCACAGGATAGTGAATAGCAAACTCCCCGTCCGTGCAACCAGCGGCTAGCTTTGCCAGCAGTTTAAACTCTAGCTGCTCTAACTCATGTAGCTCTTTAGCGGGCAGCTTAAAGCGTTCAGCAAATTCTAGCATGGGCTCAAAGACAACCTCGTAGTGGCCTAGGATAGAAGACTCTAAAAGTAAAAAAATCCAGCAGTAAATTAGGCAAATTGTTAGCAGCTCAGCTTCTTTATTAACTTCTTCGTCGGAAAAACTCTCGTAGCTAGTTTCCGTGATAATATTAGTTAGCAAGTTGAAGTCTATGTATGCGTTGTGACACAGCACTATAGCGTTATACAACTTTGCTAACAAAGAATCATAAGTATGCTTAGTATGCGGGTTGATTTTTGGCAGTCTACTAAAAGTGCTTGCCGGTTTCAGGGCCTTCACTGTGCGAGCACAGTCAAAGCACCCGCACTCGCTTAAAAACAGAGTAGAAAGTCTTTCTTTACAAGCACCAAACACTTCTGCTATATTTTCGCTAACTTGTCTCTTACAAATTAATTCAAAAAGATACTTTGCGCAGCACCTCACCAAAATGGCCGTGTTAATTTTTACTTCTTCATTAGCTAAATGCTCCTCACTTTGCATAACACTGTTTAGAATCAGCACCGAGGCACACAATCCGGGGGCATCAGATGAAAATAACCTTCGTAGAGAGTTGATGCCTGCTTTAGCATTTTTATTTGCTTTAAAACTCTCAAAGATACTTTGCCACCTTTCAACATTACTGGGGCTAAGATCAGTAACAGGAACTGTTCCTTCCATGGTGATGTTAATCTTAGCTGTCAAAAAAATGCACAGGAGGTTGGCTTAAATAGCAGCTACTAGGAACCACCAGGGAAGAGTACTGCAGTGTGCTCTCGACACCTGAAAACAGAAAGTTCTCTTTTTGTAAGGCTCCTGCTCTCTTTTATTCCTCCACTAACAACATGAGTTCTGCATCAAAAATGGACAGTGACATGAAAGAGTTTAAGAAGAGACGGGTATGTATTCACCTTCTTTTTTATTTGTTAAGTTTAATAGTATAAAATCCTTTATTCATACATCAGGTACTTAGTTGTGGTATAGTAGTATTCACTCTCACAGACAAAGGTGAATAGCTGAGTAGCCAGCATTTCATTGTGGCCTTGAAACTCTAAAGTTTCCATAAGAGCTGTCATGTAGTCGCAGATAGAATGAAGGGGGCAGCTTTCGTCTTCGTTTCTACTAACCCAATCCATAAATGCCTCTAGCTCTCTTTTAATCAAATCTCTAATATAGTCCATGTGTACTTCTAGCAAGTTTTTCCACAGGGCCCCGTGGTACATTTTTAACGCAGTTGTCCAAAAGACCACTTGATTGTAATGATAATTAAAACTTTTGTGGCCGTAGAACTCATCAGACATGTCGCGCCGGTCTAGCAGTTTTTTAGATGTAATAGTAAGAGAAGTAATTGAGGGGACGCATTGCCTGTAGTCTGGAAACACGGCGCACAGATCGTGCCTGGTTCTGTCCCTAATCACCGGAATAAGACTGTCGTTGAACCACTCTACATATTTATACTCTGAGAGCTTTCTAGGGGGTGCACCAAAAGCCGCCATAGTGTAGTTGTCCTTTAAGATGGTATGGAGCGCGGACTCAATGTGCGATTCAATGTTAACGTCCCCATATAGGTTTATAAACGTGAGGACTTCTTCTAACAGCACTTTAGACTCAGCAGACGCCACCCACTGCAGCTTTTCTAGGTGGTACTTTAAGTTAAACATGAGGCAGGGAAGCAGGCCGCTTTCAGAGTTTTTGCGCTCGGCCACAACTTTGTAAACTTTAATTAAAAACATGCACCTCTTAAGCCACAAGATGACGTGCTTGTTTTCAGGCATACATTTAGTAGTGTCTGGCAAAGTCACGCTTTCCAGCATATCTAATATTTCTTTGGGTTCGGTGTAGAGCCATCTAAACAGCATTCCCAGAGAATGGGCCTTGTTCTTAAAAGTGAAATATTTATCCTGGGGGTTGAATTCAGGCCTGTTAAACTTGGAAGCCATACTGATAAGCTTTTTTTGATCGTTGTTTACAGAGAAATATTTCCAGAGCGGTATGCCTGGAAGACTTCCTCAGACTAGACCTCCACCTGAGAGAAAAAATATTTCCAATGATGAACGCGTATCAAAAAAACACAGCATGTACCAGCGCACAGAGCGAAGCCTTCACGCTGGAAACCTACAGCGTCTGCTATGACCTTAACCAGTCTGCAGCCCAAAGCGGCGATCTACACGGGCTGCTGTTTGATCTCAACTGCTTCAACCTGTTTGCGTTATACAGAAACTACAAACAGCGCATAAGAAGCACAGACGGTCCACAGCTCTTGTGCGCGTCTGCGGCCGGGCAGCTAGTACGGCTGTTCATAGAAAGAATTATTAAGCACACGGACCAATTTTTCCTACTAGCCCCCTGCAACAGCGTGCAGATGCCCAGCACACTGGCCATTGCCATGTACGGCCTGTTGTCTGAAGTTAGGATTAAAGCTGTAGGCCAGGGCAGAATGCTTGGAAGCGGCAGAATGCAGATAATGAAGGCCGGCAGGCACGCGGTGGACACGTACTCTGCGCTTAAAGAGCAGGGGGAAATATCAGAAAGGCTAAGTAAATTTATGGCTTATGTGTTTCAGCCTTGTAAGCTCAGCGATATTTTTGCACCCCTGGCTCAAAGAGAGCAAGAGATTAGAAACAACCAGGCCACGCTAATGCACTCTATGAACTTAGTGCCAAGGAGGCGCTGCCCTAACAAGTCCTCGTTTTCTGAAGACAGAAGCAAGAGGTTTGTTATTCCTGATAGCTTGTTATACTTGGAGCAAGAAAATGGTACGCTAGCCTACGGCAATCCGGATATTTCTAGCGTTTTAGGCTCTATTGAACATGGCAAAGACAAAGATCTAGTTAGCTGGCCGATACAGCCCCCCGAGCCTAACCCTAAGCAGCCAAGCATAGTGGCCTTTAACAAAAAAGAAACAGAACAGTATAAGAAAATGTTGTTAAAACTTGACAGCAAGAGCGCGCCTACAACTAACAATGTCCAGCCCAGCACGAGCGCGCAGTGCTTCGATAGCTTTCCCAGCGGCAGCGTGATACACACTCCCACAGGAACTCTAATTCCGTACAAAGCCTTAAGCAGCAGTTACTATCAACAGCCTCAACCGCACCCATCCACCAACCAGGGTCCACACCTACTGTCAAATTGGCTTCAGTTGGAGCAACATAAAGCCCATCCACAGCAACAAGCACCACCCGAGCAGCAGCAGTTACCTCCCCAGCAACAGCCAGATTTAGAGATGCAACTTGAAGAATACAGCTTTGAACCTGACAACATGGACACATCTTCTGACGCTAAAGCCCCGCTAGACTCTCTGTTAGATGACTTACTTGATATAGAAGAAGAAAAATATAAGCCGGGTTTGAGTTGTACTTACGCTCAAAGCGCTGCCTCTGGCAATGACTGCCGTAGCGAGACCGAGATGTGTTTTAAAGAGTTGGGTGGAATTCCAAAAGAGGAAATGCCCCAGCCCTCCCCTCTGTCTTCTGAAATCCGGCAAATTTTTGCTTATTTGTCTGACGATATGTCTTCCATTCACGAGGCACACTTAAACAAAGAGTTGGGACTGTAATCACCTTAGGGACAGTTTAGTACTAATGCACTAACACATTTGTCAGACACAGAAGAGTTGGCTGTTTTGTGGTTTGTACTTCCCAAATAGCTTGTGGCAAAAAGAATGTTTCCTCTTTCTTACCTGTGTAAAGTTTTTTGTAAATAAACCTAATCTGTACAATAAAGATGTCGCATTTGTAACACACACATGGCTCTTGACCCTTTTTGTTACCTAAAAGTGAGAAAATAACTGTAGGGATTTGTGTAATCTGTAGGGAGGAGTTATAGTATAAAAGCTTCTTGGGCACTTTATTTCAGCACTGAGACTACTCTTTTGAGCTTTTGCAGCACATTGCTAGCATTAGAATGGAAACGAAAGAGTGTATTAGAGAACCAGTTTCTTTAACTGTTTCTAACGCGCCTGCTGTTAGTTCTTCACAGTGCCAAGGCGTTCAAGTTACCTGCTCCATGGATAATGGACCGGTAACTATTCCTACCTTTTTCCAAGCGCAGTCAAGCACTAGCTGCCAGCAGAGCCAACAGGTAAAGATGCCTAAGCCGGAAACAACTACTATTCACAACAGCTGCAGCAGCAGCGATGTAGAAGATATAGAGATAGTTAGCGAGCAGTTTTCTGGAGACGAACCATGTTCACCCTCAGCGTACGCTGCCCAGATGGCGCAAATGAGAATGCGTGGGTACGACTCTTCAGAAGTGACAGATCCTAAAACTCTTTTTAAAATGAGGTGGATCCAGCAAGAAAAGCAGCTAGAAGCTGCAGCTACTGGAAAAAAAAATAAGAGCAAAGACCTTCAGGGCAAAATTGAAGAAACACTGGCAGTATTTCAATCCTCAGACGAAACTCCAACAATGTCTTACATGCCCCTGGGTCCCCGTGGAAAAAGAAAGACTAAAGAAGAGTATTTGCAAAGGGTAAGTAAAAACTGGTTAGCTCGCTAGCGCGTGTCTTTGTGCGTTTGTATAAAATATATTTATAAGCACGCCAGTAATTTATTGTTTTTTACTTTAGATTAAAGAGTGCACTAGCCAAAAAGAGCTGAGCAGACTAAAAAATAGACTGAATGCTAAAATATTTAGAGAAAAAGTCACTAAGATGATGGCTGACAGCTTACAGGTACACAAAACTCGCTTGCAACATCTAACATATACAAACTAACTAATTTGTAATATAAAAAAGAATCTTTTTACCATGTGCTTGTTTTTATGTGTGGTAATACAGGACATTAAAGAAAAGAACCAGACTATTGAAAAGCTGAGAAACCAAAACATTGTCCTGCTAACAGAAAACAATCACCTGAAGTCTTACATCTTTAACCTTCAAGGACAGCTACTTGGCAGATACAAGCAGCAAAAGAACATCATTTAAAGCTAAACAGTACCCCTTACCTAACACTTAACCTATAAATAAGAACTTCAATAAAGGCATTTAAAGATATTATTGTGTGAATGTGTGCATGCTTAAGTTAGGGTGGGTACATAATTGAAGCACCGTCTTATCCAAACTCTAAGAGGTAAAGGCGTTACCATACTGTCAGAGTGCGTCATAAACTAAGTTCGCAAACTCTAATTTTTAATAACAAGGAAGTAACAGCCTTAGTGAACTTTTTAACACATAGTCAAACGGGAAAGTACCTCTCCAATGGTGAGTTTTAAACTACGCCACGGCGTAAAGCTGGCCCTTTGGTCAAAGTGTATTGGGGGTTTGATTGAATGTAGTTCTAATCTAATAAAGAATAAAACACATAAGCTAGCAGAATTTATATGCACTTTTAAGGAACTAGTTATGCAGTGGGGATGTACGTACTGAATTTACACGTTGTAAAAGGTGATACAAAGATTTTTCCAACAGTAAGAAACATTACTTTTATACCTTTTAAGAAGAAAAAGGCAGAGCATCCTGTATTCTGCAAACAGTATAACTTGTTTCACCTGCTTATACTGCACACAGGGTGTAGTGGTGAAAATTCTATAAGAGATAAAAATAAAAGTACTTTGCTTTAACAATTCTATTTACAAACAAAAGTGGATAGAAACTTCCACTAGAAAGAAACACGTGCTTTTAATTATTTTAAAACAGTAAATAGCATTGACAACTTACACCACTTAAGCTAATAGGCAGGTGCTACGGGATATCACTCAACCACAACTGAAAGCGCTCAGGTATCAGTAGTAACTAAAAAAGTCTAAGTGTTAATTCCAATATAAGCCAAATGTGCTTGTTTAAATTGTCAACTGGGAAATTGAACTTTTACCTACTAAACAACTGTCTGTAAAAACTTTAATAAAAACACAGTTGCCAGCAATGGGATGAAAATGGAGTCCTGACAGTTTCTCAATGCAAGAACAAACTGTTAGCTTTCATTAGGTTTTTAATTATTACTGCATACAGTAGTTAAACTTGCACAATCTGCTTGCCTGCACCTTTGTTTTTAGAAAAAAAGAAGCTAGGCTTTTCCAGAAAACTATAACCATTATGAATTGCATATGGGAAACAATAACATATCTACAGTAAAAATTATTAGATGCAGAAGTGAAACTTCCTTAAAAACAAGCAAAATTTCTGTTTGTCGTCTAATGTGCAATGATGGAAGTACATGACGTTGCTGGTTTGGTAACATGAACAATGGTCCTTTAGTTGCCGCTTTTTTTAACGTATCCCCCTAGTGTGTATTGCTAATTTTTTTTAGTCATGACCCATTCTAAACTTTTGGGATTTTTTACAGCGCACAGTGACCCCCTTTAAAAGCTGCAAGCGCCTGTTCCTTGAGCCATCTGTCCGACGAGGGAGCGGTTTGGAAAACTATTTTCACCGTGCAGGTTGTTGTTTATTTAAAAGACCATGAGTCCAATAAATCCGAACTTTAAAGTTTTAGAGTGCATTAAGATGGCCATTAAGAAGGTTTCCATTTGGGATATATTATTAATTATTTTATTTGGAATTATATTTATAATCACTTTTACTTTGGGATGCCTGGCTTTACACAAAAAACTCACAGATATACGGATTGGAAACTACACTTTTCCAGATAAGCCCAGCGCTGAAGAGATAAAGCTTCTTATCTTAAAACCTATTGACAACTCTACTAACTTTAACCCAGAACCAATACCAGGAGGAGATCCTAAGTATCCAGATGCTATGTTTAAGTTCCCAATATCTGGATTTAAGCCTTACGTCTTGAACAACAGTCTGCTTCAAGAGTGGCCCAAGTGCAATACATGTGTTAGACGCGTGGCCTCGTATTTGTGGAAAGATAGATGCTACTATATTCCCCCTAAAAAGTACACTTTTGAAGAGTGCTTTCAAGTCTGTGCTAACTTTTCTCAATGTTACTATTTTTATGCTCCGCAGGATGTCGATGATTCAATTATTAGAGGAAACTTAAAAGCCCATGAAGATCTCTGGATAGGGGTATTTAAAAAGGACTTGTCGTTATTGTGGGAAACTACAGACAAGATGTCCAATTATTCCGTCTGGGACGTGCACGGGTCTTACTGTGCATATATAATTAAGAACCAACCAACACCTATTTCTTACTTTAACTGCCAGAGCCTAAAGCACTGCTTGTGCTCCGGGGTGTCTACTCCACCGCCTGTACTCCAACCGCACCGAAGACACTGAGCGCCATGGATAATTTTGTGTCTTCGGCTTGCAACTATCTTTCTGTACAGGATGTTCATTACTTTACATCTGTGCTTAGCTACGTTGTGTTTACCAACTTTAACCCCCAGTACCCTAACTGTAAAGACTGTCCTTACTATGTATCTCTGTCAACTCTTTTTTCTGAAACTAACTTTTCATCCGCTGATATAGCCCCTGACATATATATACCAGATTTTGCACTAAATTCAAGCGTGTCTGTTTTGCATTTAGTTAAAAATTTGCAGGATGAACCATTTACTTTTACTTTTAACTTGATTGGCGACGAGGGCTCGTGGGCCATATGGACTCGCTTAAACGCCAGTAAAATCCCGCACTACCTCGCTTTAAACGAAACCATAATGAAGGTTATAGACCCTTTAAACATCACTTGGTGCTCAATTTTTCGTTTCCACAAGCTACCAGAAACGGATTTGACCAACGCAAGCGCGGAAGGCCACTGTAGAGAAACCCCAAGTTCTTTGGATGTAAAAAATTACAAATCTGCAGTTACTCTGGACACAGTCTCTGTTGCTAGTGGCAGCCATAACGTAACTTTTTACGCGCTGCTTAAGTCATCAAACATCACGGGCTACTGCTACGCTACCTTTTTCTACAGCGACGTTGTTACGGGAGCCCGAAAAAGCATCCAGTGTGTAGTGGTACCTTTGTTACTTAAAGTGACGTTGTCACAAGTAACAAACAAAACGGACAGGCTCACCGCGACGGCCGTGTTTGACATAGAGTGGTTGGCAGAAGCATTGGAGCAAGTATCTTTGGAAGTGGGCTATTATACGTTTAACACCTCTCAAGCACAGTGTAAGAGCTTTAACCAGTTTAACTACAGCACTGTACCTTTTGGAGCTTCAACAACAAAAGACACGATTAATGTTACACCGAATCCAAACAAGTCACTTGTCATCCAATGGACCCCCAAAACTGCTTTTAGGCTGCAAAACAAAGAAGTTGCCTTTGCGGCTCTTTATGAAAACAATAAAGACAAAGCCTGTATATGGGAGAAGCGCGCTGACAACAACGTATCAAACACGGATAAAGCCAACTGTCCTAACTCAGTTATTTCGTGGCCTCCAACTGGAGAAATAATATTTATCACTGAAAAGTTTAATTCGCCGTATCCGCAGCTTACGTTTGTAATCATCTACTCCAATGGCACAGAAGAAGTGGGTGTGCGTGTAAGAGAGGTCATCCAGCCGGTAACAACTGCCAGCACACCAACAAATAGTATTCAGCCCTCCTCAACGAGTGTTCCGGACCTAACAAGTAACTTTAGCACAACTGCCTCTGGCACTACTACTGTTGAGAGCAGGCAGCATTCTTCTCTAGGTGCGCCTTTTCACACGACTGCTACTTTGGACCCAGTAGCACCAGATTTACCTCAAGACAGCACTGAATGGCCTGTCAATAGTTCTGCGGCACTTACAGTGCCTACAACTGTTTCACCAGATTTGCTTGCAACCAAGAGCGCTAACGCTCAGTCTTCAACTAACGCAGAGAACAGCACCGTAGGGCAGCTTTTTACAACAGACGCCACCCTGTCCACTCAAACAACCAGTTTGGACACTAGCAAGCCCGCTCCTATGCCTGTAACACTCGCTAGCACTGCCTTGCAGCCAGAAGATTCTTCTAAAGATCCCCTAAATTTGATAAAAACAACCAGTGCCACAGAAACTGCGCATATCCGGCAACATACTTTCGCTACAACAAGCAGCGATGCTCCTGTTAGTATGGGGCCTGTAGTTCACACTTTACTGGGAGCTTTTGCTACACACGCACCTAGTAACCATTCCCCCACGGGCGCTAATAAAACACCTCATGCACCCGCTTTACAAACTACAGCTAGTTTCAAACAAACCCAAACAGTAGCAACCAGCACTCAAAGTAAAAGGCACACATCTACTTCTCACGGCACATCGCTGCTACCACCAGGTACTTTTGTGTATTACTGTAGTGAGTAGTTTTTATTTAAAAACCACAAGACCACGCAGATTGTTATTCATGGGTAATATTTTTTTGTGTTTCAGAGCTAAACACTGACGAGCCGCGCACTGATCAACCCTGGGACACTGAGCCAGCTACTAAATTTTTTCCTACTAACCCCACACCGGAGTTTCATTCTAGCACTGAACAAAACCCCCACCACAACGACTTTATTACCCGCTACACACCAACAACAGGATTTTACGAAAACATTAAACCTAAAATTTGGCTACTTCCAATTTTTGGCACTATCTTTGTTATTATACTTCTTATTCTTGTGAATATTGTTTTGTGTATAACGGACCGCAGAAATGAATTCGCATACACAATTGTTTGATTTTTAATAAAGTTGCTTTTTTTATTAAAAAGGCTTTGTTTTGAATTGGGCAGCAGTCTGGGCTTTAAGCTTCATTTCCTTGCTAAGTCTCCCAGAAGAACTCTCCCCAAGAGACACGTGGATGCGCAGGCTAGTTCGCGTAACAGCGTCCTCAATTTCTTCTTTGGTTTGAAGGTTTTCTGTAATACTTGCCAACTTTAGTTCCAGTTTTTTAGTCGCTTGGTTAGATAGTCTTGACAAAATGGAGCTAACCAGGGCTTGCTTCTGGCGAGGAGTTAGCACGGCTGGGGAAGGACTAGCTTCTACGTCTTCAGGTCCACCCATAGACTTTCTTATTTTTTTCTTAAGTTCCCTGTTCTCCATTTGCAGCTGGGCCAGCTGGGCGCTGAGTTGCGCCATAGTTGCACTTTTGCTCCCACCGCTCTTGCCCGCCTGCGCCATGGCCTTTAGTAATTTTCTGTTGTGCCGCTGGTCGGATAGCTGACAGTTAAATAGTACTTGCGGGGTTTAAGGCTCCTCATGGATAGATAAGAGTGTTTACAAATTTGTTGAAGCAGTGGTACATCATATAAATGACAGTACTGATGACCACAACAAGCACATTTACCAATGCCCAAATAGAGGAAAAGCTGGTTAATTTCAGTGGGTAGGTATCTGCGTTACAAGAATACTTGTAAAAATTTGCACCTTCCTGGTCATTTTTGTGAGCAACAGTAGCATTAGCAGCGGTTGAAGGCGAAGGAGGAGTGGCGAGCTCAAAAGTATGCGGTAACGTCGCAGTCTCACTATAAAAAGCACAAGCCAGTGCTAGGTACAGGCACAGCTTAAGTGAAGCTGACATTTTTTTTGAAGAAGCTCTCGGCACTTTGCTAGAAAAGCGACTTACCTAAAGTTTGCTGTGCTTATATATTTTATACGCAGCAACTATGTCTTTAAGGAAAAAACAAAGAGCAGAGTTTTATTACAAAATAGACTCTGCCAATTTTGCCATTACATCTAAACAAGAAAGCTCTAAGCTGGAGCTAACTAATTTGGAAACTGTCAACGTTAGTCCCTTCCACGCCAAGGTCATTAAATTGGGATTGCAAATTCAAATGGTTCAGGGGTATGCGCTGCTGCTGCTGGCTCAAGGAAACAAGAACATTTGCTTTCACCCCGGGCTAATAGACCCCGGGTACAAAGGAGACCTCAGGCTAATTTGCAACAACAAGACGTGCAGCAATCAGACGTTGGTCCCGGGACAGCTCAAAGTGACAGTCGTTGCTTTCTACTACTCTACGCCCCTGCTTATCCAGCCCGCCGTCATCTCCGCGCCCCAGTACGACCACGACGTAGGATTTGACTTGTTATGCCCGCAGTATCTCATGGTGTTTCCTACTAAGACTTTTACACTGAAAATGAGAGCGAGGTGTCCCGTCAACTCTCAGAATTTTGTTCCCGTGATTTTGGGAAGATCTGGCTTTGCAGCCAAAGGGTTAACTGTCAAGGCTTGCATTTGGAAAGACCCTATACTGGAAATTACTTTGAGCAACTACTCCAGTGAAACTATTAGCATTGGCGAAAACCATAGGATTTGCCAAGTGGCCTTTATTCACAGAGACCACATTCCTACGCCCAAGGTGTGGGCCGCCTTGCGCTGCTCTGTGAAACTCGGAGACATCCCCTTTAAGCAGGCCAATGTCTCATTCATTGACATTTGTAAGGATGTCTGTATATCTACAAATACCCTAAACCACGAAACTGTCATTTCTCAAAAAAACATTAGAGGCACAAAGGGTTTGGGCTCATCTGGGATTTGAACTTTATTAAGTGTAACAACCACCGTTAATAAACATTACAATTTTAACTGTGGCATTGTACATGTTTTTTTTGTTGATTGGGCTGTAACAGCATAGAGCTTTCAAATCCTTCAGGGTCGTCATAAATAGGATCTTCTTTTGTTTTTAAGTTGTCAGACGCCGCTGCAGCTGGCTGTAAAGTCACCAGCTGAGAAATCTCTTTAGCCCACGCAGAAGTGCTGTCCATACTAATAGCCGCGGCTAGCTTCTCCATCTCCATAAGAGCCATAGTTTCGCAGGCCTGCTTGTCTAAAAGAGTCTGTAGGCTAGACTCTTTAATTTCTACGTTGCCGGTAGCTAAGGAGATCATAGCGTTCCAGATGACGTTCTGCATAGCCTTTAGCTTTACAATCTGATTAGAAACTATCCCTTGACAAGAATCTGGGATTTCTGCGGCGTTAAATCTGTTTAAGTAGTCTGTAATAAAATTAGACTGCTGAGCTAGCATATGGGCTTGATGCAAAGTCTCTGCGCTTTTGTTACCGTGAATAAGGTCTCCGATAGACACCCCAGGAGGCAAGCCCATGTTAATTTCAGTCTTAACCCTTTGAGAGCATTCAGACTCAATCTTGTCAACTACCCTGTTGTAGTTTTTAGACTCGGGCTTCCCAAAGAGCCAGAGGCCGCAGCAAGTCCACTCGAACCAGCGACTAGCTGCCGACATGGCTGTAAAGGTCCTTTTCGCCTCTGACTCTGACTACGCAGAGTTTATAGCAGATACGCTCACGGACGTAAAGTCTTCGGCCTGTATATACTCTGTGATTCACAACTGCTACGGTCGGCGGATCCAAGGAGCTATAAAGATTTCTCTGTGCTTGCCGGCTAAGAGGCCAGGAAGCAACAAGTGCTTAGAAGTGTTTAAAATACAACTACCTGCCCAAGAAGCGACCAGATTTTTATTTTACGGCGAGCAGCTTTCTGCCAAGTTAATTAGCCAGAGTTACTCAAGAGCCACGGCATTCAGCACCTTTGTCCCAATTTTAGAAGTGCTGGGTGTGAAGTGTCAGAGGAATGAAATGAAAAGCATCATAGTATGGAACAGAATTAAGTTTGTGGCCGCTCTCAGAAAAATGTTTAAAATGAGCACGTCTCCCTACTGGCTCATAAATACTTTTGGTAGCTACGAAAACCATTTCATCTTAGTCTGCTGCCACTACTTTTTTGTTAGTCACATTTGCACCGTAGACACTTTGGGCCATATAGCTCTGCTTTTTGAAAAAAACAAAGGAAAATCTTTAGTGTCTGTTGCCACTTTCCAGGAGCTGAGCTTTATTTTTAACCAGTCTTTAATTTTGTCAAAGGTGGAGGACTTTTACAAGTACGTGGAGCTTAAGCTACAGAGAGACAGCCAAGAGTCCCGCGCCATAGACAGATGCGTGAACGAATTTAGAGGGCAGCTGGTTTTGTCAAATCAAGACTTGGTGCACTACATCTACTTGGCATTTTTTCAGTGCTTAAACAACCAGAAGTTTATTACTTACTCGACGCAAAGCAAGCCCGAGCACCTCTCAGAGCTGCTTCGTAGCCCGCCGGTGCTGGTTGAAAATATTAACAATGACTTTAAACATAAAATGGCCACTTACTACAACAAGCAGACTTACCTCTCTAACTACGTGTTTATTAGAGACGTGACTTTAAAACAAGTAGAGGGCTACTCAGACAAGTGCCTTGGGCCTAACGAAGCTGCCTTTAAATGCTGGTGTGGAGAAAGCAGTCAGGTGTCTGAGTTAATGCACAATATAAACGAAGAGTACCCTGACATTCAGCTGACAGAAGAGTTTCAGGGCCTTTTAGAACTGGCAGCCAGTGGATCTAGACCTAGCCCACTGGGTGACCCTAAAGGCTACCTTTCAGAGGACTGTGAGAATGCGGTCTTTCCAGTATACAGGTGTGAGTTTCTAAACAAACACTACTTTTTAGCTGTGTACAAAGACAACATTTCCTTTTTTTGGCAAAAGAGTATATTTTTGCCTACCCGTTCCCTGCTTGAAATGGCTTCTGACTTTGACCTTACCAGGTCTATCTCTTACTCTGATTTTTACTACTCTATGAATTCTTTAAAAGAGCAAACTCAGATCTCTAGGCACGAGTACTTTAATTCTAAGCTGCCGGTGTTTAACTGGGTGCTAGATTTGGATCTGCCTATAAGCGGCGAAGGCTTTCTAAGCGCAGAAGAAATATGGCACTTATGTCTAGCTATCAGAGAGGCCATTTTAGACATTATGGCTTACCTCTTTGGCCACGTGGAGCCTAACCACCAAGTATATTTTTTCAAGTCTGCCTGCTCAAACCTCTTTGAGCTGGACCCCGAGCAGCAAATTCAAGAAAATGTTTACTGTACGTGCAAAGATAAGCTGGGTATGCGGGTTATCACGTCTTTCCCACACGGCGTATGCGTAAAAGGGTCTCAGCCCATGATTCAGCTAACTAAAATTTTAAACAGGGTAGTCAAGCTCAACTCGGCCAAGTTTAAGTGCTGCGCCCAGCTGCAGGACCTTGACGGGCCCTTTGACACCGGCATCTACAACAGAGGGAGGTCAATCAGGCTTCCACACACATTTAAAGTGGCAAAGAGCGGCAGGCTCGAAAGGCAGCTAAAAATATTCATCTGCCACCCTTTTCCGCAAGAAAGACTGGCGTACGTCCAAAACTGCCTCCGCCTAAACCGGCTCCTCCACCACTCAAGGTGTTATGACTGGGATAAACCCATCAAAACAATTTATTGGGTGCAGGACAGTAACGAGAACTTTTTGTATCAACAGACGCAAAAACAGCTACCAGCCAAGTTCTTAAAGGTGGTCAGCTTTATAGAGGAGCGCAAGGACACAACAATCGTCACTTACGTATCTTCTAAAATCTGGCCCCGGTGTTATCACACGATCAAGTCTTACATGCCGGACGACCGGCTGCAGCAGTTTGCCAGAGTCAGTTTTTCCCCTACGAATCAGTGCATTATCCAAGTCCGACCAGAAAGGGGAAGCAATTTTAGATGCCTGAGGTATAATCACAGAGGGGGGTCCAAAACTGTGAGAGTGTTTTTGACTTTGCATTTAAACAGAGAGTCCAAGTTAGTGGTCACATTTATGAGCCAATGTTTTGCTAACAAATGCAACAATAACAAGCCAGTAGCACATTTTTCTGTGACAGTTGATTTATGACAAATGCGGCGTGATGACATCCGTGTACATATAAGTGGACATCAGACGCCAACTGCTGCCAGCCTAACTTCTCCTCGCAGAACCTCACTGCCCACAACGAGAGTTAGAGCTCGCTCTCCCTTAAACCTGCAAATTCCTTCACTATGGCTCAAGAAGCAATCTTTAACTTAAAAACACTCAACTGCATGGTAGAAGGTAAGCCACTAAAACTACAACTTTATAAAGCTTTAATTTAACAGCGCCTTTTTTTGTGTTGTAACTGGCCACCGCCGAGCTTACTTGTGCTTTTTTTTGTGCCCAGAAGTTTCAGACGAGGAGCCACTAGATCAAGAGCTAGCTTCTGCCAGCGAAGAGTCCGGCTCGTCCAGCGACAGCAGCAGTAGCAGTAGCAGCAGCGAAGACGAGGACATGGATGAGCAAGACGCCGAGCCTAGCACTTCTACGGACCAGCAACGCCCTAAAACTCCACCGGCTGACGAAGAAGTAAGAGTTTTTAAAATTCCTAAAATAAAAAGGCTAGAAGAGACGGCTCCCACCAAACACGTTTCGCCATTAAACAGAGCCTACCCTAACATGGTGTACGGTAACGACAAGGCAAATAGTAGCGGGTACAGAAGGCGACGTAGCTATAGGGCGCGCAAGGGCAGAGACCCTTTCTATAGTCAAAAGTTTAGACGGAACGGACACGGCGACGGGTACAGCAGAGGCAAGTGCCAGCCGCAGCTAAAGCTGAGATCGGACGACATAGCCCTCAAGCACTCTATGCTGCGCATGCAAGTTCCTAACTCGCTGATTAGGCCGCCTGGCGGTAGGCCATTTGGCCAGTGGCTGATGCCAGAAGTGGAGGAGTGTGTCAAGTTTATTTCTGTGACTTCCATAGAGTCAAAACTGAAGCCAGAGAGGTTTACGGACACTTTAGTGCGAAGATGTACAGAGTGGGGCATGATCTCGTCCAGCCTTCAAGACAAAAGCATTGTCTGCGATCACATAGTCTCTCATTTTCATAGCATGCAGAACTTTGCTCAAAACACCCTGAACAAAGAAATTTGGAACTGCATGAGGAAAGAAACCATTATGACCACAGGTCTTGTCACTTTGTGTGCCTTTGCAGACGAGATGATGTTTTGGCTGCAAGTTAATATGGACTATGGGGTGCAGTGGAAGCTGTGCAGGGACGACGCTATAATGTCTATGGCGCCCAATATGTGTACCCAGGCGCTGTTTAAGCTTAGAGATATGGTTTCGTGCTTTTTAGAAGAAAAGCACAAGCAAGCAATAGTGAAGCAAGTATGCTATTTGATCTGCTTGGGCGACAGGCTAAAGGAAGCAGCCTCTCTTTTGCAAGAGCTCAGGTTTGATTTTCAGTTTGGATTACTAGTGCTCTTGCTTGTAGCCCCTTATGCCTTTTTGTATTCCCAAAGTGTGCCACAGTGTAATTTTGCACCGTACTTTACCAAGTGTGTGAAAGAATATAAACCAGGGGCCGTCACGGGACTTTTAAATTCAATTGTTCGTGACCACCATGCTAAATGTAAGAGCAGAGCCTGCTCTAACAATGTCACCTGCCTTTTGGCTCCAGGTCACTCTAACCAGGGTCTGTTTTTTTTCCCTCTGCCTTCTAAAATGTAAAACGTGACTTTGTAAATAAAGTTTCAGTTTAACCCTTTAATTTCGCTTTAAGTCATTTTGTTTGTCAGCGTGTAAGGTCACAGTCACTCCTAGCAAGGTTTGTTTCTCTTTCCCACTGCTTTCTAACGTGAAAAGAAAGTCTTTGTCAACAGAGTTTCTGTTTAACCCTTTGCTTCCCACCTTACGTCACTTGGTTCTGGTTCATTAAGTTGCAAACGGGGGGCGCCGTTATAGCGGCGCTTGCGCCACGCGCAAGTGAATGGAGTTCTGCCTACCTCACTGCTTCCGGCCTACGTCATTTGGTTCCACATGAGCAACTCCCCACTTAGCCCCTCCCCACGTGGTAGCTGATCTCAGTTTTTTTTCTAAGATCTACAGCCAATCAATACACAGTAGTTAAAAACACGCCTGCTCCACCTTCCTTTTTTGTTTTACTGCCTAGCTACTACTAAAAACAGCAGTGAAAAACCACATGCAAATAAGCCTTAAGCTGGACGCGTTGTTGCAGCAAAAAGACATTTTAAAGTGTTTAAGCTAGTACATCAAGTGCTGCTCACAAAGCTAAACGAGTACACAAATTTGACCCCGCTTAACAGGCAAGTGTCAGCTTTCACTACATCCAGTTTTTAAGCAATGAAACATTTTTAAGACAATTGATGAAAAGTTACTTGTGTTTGTTGTAAACTAAAAAGAAACGTTATAAAAACTGCCAGTGTCACAAACTGTCAATATCAACACATACATAAGAAAACAAACAAGTCACTTTTGAGCCAACAATTTACAAGAATTTATTTGCAATTAACAATGCAATTTCCAAAGTGGCATTTGACAGAAAACACAAGTTTAGTATAAGGCGCGGAGTAGTAATGTTTCTTGAAAGCTTGTTTCTTATTACAAAATGTATGCACGCATTAGCATGAAAGTAAAAAATAAACAATAAGGCTAGTAAGCTCACCATCACCTCACCACTTAAAGAGTCTTTAGCCACAAACAAAACTGTTGCAATAGAGCCTATCACAACTGCATAAACTAGAGCCATGACATGGCCCCTTTTAATCATAAGGCTCCCGCAGCAAAAGTTGCCAACATAAAAAATGAAGATGTAATTGTATAGGCTTAAAAAGGCGTTTGTAAACATGTTGAGGGGCACACAAATAGCTATGATAGCCGTGTTAAGGCACCAAAGCAAAAAGAGCTGAGGGCCTATAGCGTTTAAAACTTGCCAAGCCGTGTACACTATATACTTTTGGCTGCTGGTAAAAAAGATTGGCTTACACCGTGCTTTGCCCGCTAAGAACAAATCATGGCTTTGAACGTACAAAAATGCCAGGTACCCCATACTCATATACACAAAAAATGGAATAAACATAATAGTTGTTAGATACAGCTCAAACTGCGTTAAACAGTAGTGGAACACAAGAGATAGAAAAAAGCCAAGTTCAAAGTACTTGTGGTAAATTTCTGGGCAAAGGTAGATAACGTTGTAAGATACAAACAGCCAAATGATCAAAGTGAATAAGTTTATAACGTACAAAACAGGCATAGATATGCCTGGGCGCCAGTTTAAAGACCAGCAAAGAAAGCACACAAAAGCAACCGCTTGGTTAAAAATGCAAAGCCAATACAAATTTTTGTAGTTGACTTTGACGGTACAAAACACAGAAATTAGCTGAATTCCAGGCAGGGACCACACGTAAAGTATCGATTGCCAGTTAGTGTAGGCTTCAAAAGAAAAGAGAGCGTTAAATAAAAAATTCCACACGATCACGCAAGAAGCCAAAAGTCCGGTGCCAAAAGATGCTATAATCAGCTTCCATTCCACTTGAAGAGCCATTTTAAATTAAAGGAGTAAAGCTGAGCTTAGCCTTTTTAAACTTTTTACTAGACTTGTGATCCGAGTGCTTTCTTTTAATAGGAGTAATGGCTTCTCGCCTTATGCACTCCTCGTTAATAGTGGTTAGTGTGGGCGAGTCGGGAAGATGAGAGTCTTCTTCCGAGTCAGAAAGCTGGGAGCGGGCCGCCTGGGATACGGTCGCTGGGACGGGAGCGCTTGACGCTGAAGGTTCTTCTTTGTCTGTTAGATCCGGGGCATTTAATAGCACGACAGAAACACTAGAGCTTGAGTTTTTATTCTGTTTAAGGTGTGCCCCGGCCACCTCTAAAATATTGCCTGAATAAAACTTGAAAGCTGGCACACAAACCCCTGGTACTTTACAAATTCCAATAGCTTGAATCAGAGACTCTAAACTGATGACACAAGAGCAGTCAGAAAGCACCGCCCCTACATTTCCAGGCCTGTCTAGCGTCTGAAAAGCGTCCGAAGGCTCCACTGCATAGTTTTTAAACTCTATAGTTTTGCTCTGGTTGCCTACAGTCATCACTAAGACGCTCAGGGTCTCATTTACGTGTACCCTAACAGTTTTGCTTTCGCTTTTTTGCTGTCTTAGCCACTTTTGCAACATCGTGCACGTCTTAATTGAAAAAATAATTTTGGCATTCACTACAGACTTCTGGAGCTGCTTTTCCACCGGCAACACGTGAGCTTCCGTGGTGCTTGTGTGTCTGGTCTCCGTGACGTTGTTTTGGTAGCAAATTTTAGTCTCTACAAACTCAGGCCTCTTTTCTGGGAAGCTCTCTCTCTTGTAAAAGGTGACCGTCATTTCTTCTATGTCTGTGCCAAACAGCTCCCTGCTGTGGACATAGGTACTTCCAAAAGACTGGTTTCTAAATGAGAGCGGCTCACTGGGGTCACACTGAATGTTTACGGCTTCCACCGCTTCAAGCAGTTGAAAGTTTATGATGCCGGCGTCCCCCACTTTACAGATGAAAGATAAAAGCGGGCTAGAGTTTAGATCGGTAATTTGAACAATGGCCTTTTTTAAATGAGCCTTAATATGGTCGTGAAGCTTGAAGGCTCCTTTAAAGGCCTCGGGCTTAAAGGTAAACACGGCGGAGGTTTCCATAGTTGAAGCGTGAGACGAAAGCTTAGCCAGCCTTGCTCCTAAAGAAGCTTTAAGCTGAGAGCGCCAAGGCTTTGGCTTTTATGGCCCGCTTGGCCACTCACAAATCGTCTATGACAAATGAACTATACTCTGTATTTTCGCGCTCAAAGAAACTGACATTTTTAATGTAACTTGTGTAAGTTAAAGGGCAACTTTGAGGCGGGCTGGTAAAATAATGAGCTGGCAAATGAATGCTCTTAAGAATTCTGTCAGCTGTAGCTTCTAAAAACTTTTTAATGTCCTCAACATTTACAAAAGACACTTGGTTGCTTTTGGCTCTGATAAAAGCATCTTCAATTTCAACCGCTTCTGTAAACAAGCTTGTGATCCACTCCAATGGTGGCTTTTCGCATGCCGGAATCATGGTATTATACAAGAGTGCAGCTGCCCTGGTATGAAGAAGCTCGTCTCTAGAAATGTAGTCATTCGCCATGCACACTCCGGGCATAATTCCTTTCATTCTCAACAAGCCAATGCTGTAAAAGGAGCTGATGAAAAAAATCCCTTCAATGAGCAGAAAAATGAGAACTTTTTCTGCCCTGGTCTTGGCAGTTTTAATCTTACACCCTAGCCACTCAATTTTTTTGCGTAAGGGCTCGTCCTTAAGCACATACTTGGCATAGTTTTGCGTCTCTGCAATGTTGTTTTTAAAAAACATGTTAAGGATATTGAAATAAACTTTTCCATGGATACACTCCATAGCCATTTGCTCACAATAATAGTGATTAATGTCATGAACCTCAAAGTCTTTAATCAGCTCATCAATGTTAAAATTGACGAGAGTTTCAGCCATGCCCAAAAAAGTAAACAAGTACTTGTAAAAGTCAACTTCCCAATCATTAAGCTGGCTTAAGCACTTAACGTCCGCAGACAAGTTAATTTGGTTTGGAAACCATCTGTTTTGAAACGTTTCTTGAGTAAGCGCAAGAAAGCCTTCATGGTCACACACATAAAGGTATTTTTTAATGCAGTCCATCTTTATTGTTTTGCTTTAAAGTATACAGCAGATAAATATACAAGTAACAGAAGAGCAATAGTCGTGACAAGCGCGCGCTTACTGGCAGGCCAGGCACTCTCCTGGAGTATTTGCCTCACAATTATTTATAGCACAAACAGACCCCGCCTCTTCAAACTCCTTAAGTACATTTTTGTCTTGCAGGCACTGAAAACTGGACATGTTGCTCTGCTTTTTAATTTTGCAGTAATACATAATAGTTTTAAGGCCATACATATAGCCCGCTATTAGCAAATCTTTAAGGTAGCTGGCGCTGGAGATATTTTCCTCTTTAAGAAAAAATGAATGAGACTGGCTCTGGTCAACAAAAGGAGCACGGAGCCGAGCTCTAGCTAGCTGCTTATGGGCGCAATAATCAAAGGCAGACATAAACAGGTGGTACTTTGTTTTCAAGTCTTCTGGAAATAGCGAAACGTCCCCGTTATAGTACCTAACCGTCTGAAGGTCCTCTTTGCTAACTTTTTTTAGAAATGTCATATTGGGCCTCATAATTTCCTCCTTGCTAGACACCTTAGATGACATGTTAGCAAAGAAGGGATAATACGCCTCCGAGTAACCAGTTAGCTGCGAAGACCCCACTGTTGGCATTAAGGCTATAAACTGCGAGTTAAAAACTCTGTGCCTGGCACATTCTTCAGCCAGTTCCATCCAAATTTCCCGAGGTATAGTAAGCTTAACCCCGCTCCACTTTTCCCAATGCATATTCCCTCTACTGAGCTTGCTAGTTTCCCAACCATTAAATGGAAAGCCTCCTCCTACTTTACAAATTTTCATACTAGTTTCCAAGGCGCTAAAGTACATGTTCTCAAAAATGGCCACGTCTAACTCTTCCGCCTGCGGGTCCAAGTACCCATAGCCCATTTCAGCAAACACGTCAGCCATTCCATGCACCCCTATGCCCATGCTCCTGTCACCCTGCCCCTTAAGCATAGACTCTGTAACACAGTCTCCCCCTAAAATAGCACAGTTTATCACAAAGACTGCAACTTCTACGGCCTTTTTGAGGGTAGACAGGGAAAATATGATCTCGTTACACATCTGGCTTTTTACAAAGGCACCCATAAAAGAGGTTCTCTCAATCTCAGTGTAGCCGTTGTAGTCCGCGGCAGACAGTAAGCAAGCTGGCAAGCAAATGTTAGCCAGATTGCAGGTTGCAACTTTGTCGTCGGACTCCTGGATGATCTCTGCGCACAGGTTGGCGGCGCTAATGACGCTGCTATAATGCGGCTCCCTCCAGTGGTGCAAGTTGCACGCTTCTTTAAAGATAATATAAGGACTCCCAGTTTTTATAATGGTGTTGATAATTTGAAACATTAGGGATTTAATGGGCACCTGGCTCACGTACACGCGCGAAGAAACCATGGCGTTGTACCGCTCCTCAAACTCACGCCCATAATACATGTACAGTCGGCTGCCCACACTGGGGTCAAAAAGATACCAGTTCTGAGTTGGGTCTTCTATAAACTTGTCAAAAAAGAGCTTGGGAATACACAAGCCCTGGTAAATAGCCCCAAGCCTGTTGGGGTTCTCTGGAAGTTTAGCTGCTAAAAATTCTTGCACCTGGTAGTGCCAAACTTCCATATAAGCGGCCACGCTAACAGGGCGGGCGTTTTGGTCGTTGTAGTACTCTACCTGAGAGTTTATAAGGCTCAAGCACGACTGAATAGACTTGCCCCCGTGCGAAAAACTAGAAACACTGCAGCCCACTCCCGATTTAACAGACAGCAAAGGAGCGAGCTCTCCAAAGATAGCAGAAGTAGTAGACTTTTCAGACAATAGATCTGGTGACATAATAAAGCAGCTGGCCAAGTTGCCCTTCTTTGTGCCAGCGGATCTCATAATCGGAGTCGAGCAGCACACAAGCTGCTTTGACAAAGGTACAAAAAAGTACAAAAAGAGGTCCATGTCGCTGAATGAAAAATTGCTGCGCCCCTTAGACTCCAAGTGCGATATAGTTCTGCGCAGACACTTGTAAAAGCTGCTTTGTACGGTGCAAAAAGCAGCAATCCTCATAAAAAAGTGCGGCACTGACTCAAAAACTGCTTCGTCATTGCTTCTTAAGCAGTAAGTGTCAAAAAATCTCTTTGCAGACAAGATGCCCCTGGCTTTAACCGAATCAAAAATTTTGCTGCTCTTGTATGCTAAGATAATTTCATCTAGTTGGTCTTCAAACGTGCTTAAAAAGTCTACTACGCCGTCAGTTAACACCGGGGTAAAAACTTCCAGGTACTCTTTAACTGTACCGGTAGCCTTTCTTTCAATAAGCATATGCTGCAAACGCCCGGCCATGATGTTGCTGTCCGGGTCCCAACTGGCGTTAACTTTTAGCATGTCAATTAAACTTGTAATAGAAGCTTCTTGGTTACAGCTAACGGTGTTGCAAAAACTAGCCATATTAGAGAAAGTTGTAACGCTACAAAATGATTTGCCAGCTAGAGTAGTCGACAAAAAAGCCAGGTATTTTTACCACTAGCAGTGAACTGCCCCTGTAGTATAAGGACTCCTGAGCACAGGCCTCTCTCCCGCTGGAGTGCCCCAGGCGACAGACGACTCCAAAAGTTATGCCATTTATAGAGCACTCCCTGTCAGTTACAAACTTGTTGGTAATGACGTCTGTAAAGTACATTTGTATAAGCAATAACACTTCAAAATAGCTTTGACTGGACTTAAAAAATGTCATAACGGGTTTTGTGTTGTCAGCATTTGTCACGTAAGTTAGTGTGCAGTAAACTTGGGATTCTCCATGGTTTGGCTCTATGCTAGTGCATTCTTGAGAAGAGCTGCTGTCTAGGTCAACAAAAAGGTCTTTAGGAATGACTAAGCTCAAAGGTTGCTGGCTTTTTTGCAAGTACATCGGTCCGTGACTCAATACAGTCACTCTACTTAAAAATGAACTGTTGTTGTTTTCTACAAGCACCCCGGCGGGTCTAAGCTGTCTGTGCAGCAGGCTCTCGCTGACCAATTCGTCCATGTTCCCAACGAGCTCAGTTAGTTCACTGTCTTCGCCGTACCATACGTGAGACATGCGATGAGCATTAGGAGCCAGTTCAGCGCTTAAGCGCGCAGCCACATACATAGACAGAGGAGTAAAGAGTACGTCCACGGAAGGTGCCGTGGCAGAGCATTTATTCCTAAAACAAAAGACAGGAATGCCGCACGGCTCGTGCTTTGATACCGTCTTAGTGTGCACTAAAAAGTCAAAGTAAATGGGCTGTTGAAAGGGCGCGTCTAACAGAGGCGAAGACAGAGACAGCAAGGACTCTTTTGCATTTTTTACAGAATATTTACCCACCAGGTCGCTTAAGCCCCTTAGAAACCCGTTGGGTTTAGTTAAAGAGATTTTGTGCGTAGCCGGCGGCACTAACCTAAAAAGCGAAGACTTTAGCACCTTAAAGCTGCGCTGGTCACTGTCAAATACAGTTGAAGTCTTCATAATGGAAAACAAAAAGGCTCTATCTAAAGTCACAAAGAACCTGTTAAACGCAGACAATCCCCTGGCTAAACTTAGGGAGCTAATTGACTTAGAGATGAAAATGATAGACTGGACTGAGTTAGAAAACAAAAACACAGTCACAGACTTTTTAAATAGTTTACCGGCTAATCAAGGTGAGTTTATAGAGTTTATTTCTAACCACTACGTGTACTTTTTACTAAAAAATTGCACAGTTGGCAACACGCAACTTAAATCAGAGCTAGGGCATTTGAGCAGCATGATTGACAGACTCGCTTCGGTGTACTCCACGCTGTCACAAATAGCAAAAGATCTGTACGTCTGCGACGAATCTGGCGTCTTGTCAAACGGCCAGCTGCTTTTGCAGCTTGAGCTTTTTTTAAACCAAGCGAAATCTTACACCCTTAGCAACAACAAACTGCCCCCGGCTCTTATCTCGCCAATACACACGTTTGTCTGCGTGGAAGAAGTGATAGCAGGCGCGTTTTTTCAAGAGCTGTGCTTTGCCCCCCATACGGAACCTATAGTAGTTGGAGATTTTGCCTCCAAAAGTCCCGTAGAGCAATGGACGCTAGCCACGTACATCACCACGCTAAAGATCCCCACAGAAGAGTCTTTAACGCTGCCTAGCGTGTCTCAGCTGGCGTCTAGCTTAGTGCTAAACAACCAAGATCTGTTTATGTCCCCAAGTACCAACTCAGAGTCTTTTCTCACGTTTCCATTTGCTAAAACTAGAGCCAAGGTAATTTTCCAGACGTACATAGGCGACATGTCGTCCGAAATTACGGACGCAGGTCCCATGCTGTGCTTCAGAGACGAAGATTTGCATTCACTGTCCACGGATTTTCTTTTTTTATACGACTACATCATAGAAGCCCTCAGCAACAACCAGGCGTACAGCTGCTCGGATCAAACCGTTAATGACTTTATAGACAGGAGCATCAACTCCCTTACAGAGCTGGGGGCACAGATTTGGGAAACTGCGTCATCAACAAAACGTGACAAGACAGAAACAATAGCCAAGTTTAAGCACGTGCTGCTGCAATCTGGTCTTACTGAGAAAAACTGTACAGACTTTAGAACCATCTTGCTGCTAAACAGACTGCAAGGGATGTCTAGGTGGCCTAGGTTTGAAGTCCTGGTGCAACTAATTAACCAGCTCACCCTGACGGCGCACTACTTTTACGTGTGCCTGCAACAGTATAGTCCAACCAGCATAGCGTACAACAAAATATCTGAAACTCTAAAGCTAGCTGCAACAGAGCAGAGCCCAAGTGTGCAGCTGAAAGATTCCAAAATGCCATTTGAGTGGACAATCACCGGGATTTTAAAGTTTTTTCTACCCAGCCCACCCGTAAAGCTTATACAGAGCATGAGCGACAGCATTTCTTCAGCCTACGTGAAGTCGTACTTTTGGATTTCTATACAAAGGATGTGGAAGATTAATCACTACCGCCCCACGCGAACGCTTAACCCCCCCATGGCTTGTAACGTCAGTTTAGAAGACGTTAAAAAGTACTGCCGCGCTTTAGAGGTAGGAGAAACGGTTTACTGTAAGGACGTGGTACAAAGCGGCTTCTTCGAGCAAGAGTTTATAGTTCACAAAGCTTACCCTATCCTGCAAAAAATTTTTGCTAACGAAATTCACAAGAACAGGTCTCTCTTCCAGCTAAGGTGGCTCATCACGTTCGCCGCGGACGAGGAGCCGTTTTTACAAGCTCTGCGGAGGCCGCTCACTTTACTGTACTTTCAAATTAACGACATTCTTGGGCAAAACAGATTTGACACATCCTTCGTTCATCTGCTAGATTACACTCAGGAAATTTTAGAGGTGCTTAGAGAAACTATACCCGATGCTAGCTTTGAAGGAGACCTGCTAAGTTACCTGTTTTTGGTTCACTTTGGAGGAGTGTTCAACATTTCTATGGTTACGGTAACAGAGTTTGTGCAAGAAACCAGCAGTACTTTAGAAGGAGTGGCCTCTCTTATAGAAATAGGTAACAAGCTGTGTCACACGCCTTTCACGTACCACCACGACCAAAACACCATCAGCTTCTCGGTATCCATAGATCAAAACATAGAGCACTACACTATTCCTTTTGTTGTGTTTAAGAACACCATCAATACAATTCGCCAAAACTGTTATGAAATAACTGTCACATTAAACAAACTGTCCCAAGAATTCCACACATCCTACTTAGACTTTTTAATTATAAGCGCGGAAGTGGACGCCGTGGCGAGCCACAGCGTTCAGTTCGACAGAAGCGGCTTGAACTTTAAGGCTGCTGGACAGTACTTTGTAAAGTGCTTCGCTTTTTACCATCGCATAGTCAATATAGTCTCTAAAACATGCTGCTACTCCCTTAACAGGAGGTTTGCGGCGCTTTTAGGTCCAAACCTTATCTCCTTTAAAACAATCCAGAAAATTCTGTTTTTTAAAGAAGGCCAAGATGATCCTCAGGTTTTTCTAACTGGAATCAACCAGCCTTTGGGCGTTGCCCCAAACCCCAGCGCGGCAGACTCTGCTCCTTGGCTTACGGCTACCAACATCAACAACATTCAAGAGCTAGTGCCAGAATTTCGGCCAATTCAATTGAGCGCGCAACAGCTACTACACGCAAACCCTCAGGCTATTAAACATCATTTTAGTGGTGCTTTTGACAAAGTAAAAATTGAAGCTACAGAAACAGACCTCAGTAAGCAGAGCTTTCAGGTAAAACCGGGACAAATGCTCGACTATACAATAGTGTTCACAGAAAAACTGCTTAGGTAAACACTTTTTTGCTGCCTGTGTATTTTTGTTGCCTTGTTTTTCTTTTTAAAAAATAAACATGGCTCTTGATAAAAAACCGTTTTCAGCGCCAGTTTTGCCCACCGGGCTACATTTAGAAGGGACGGCCACCACAAATCAGGGGGACTGTAAGTTTGGGCCATTCGCGGGGTCCCAGTGCCTCAGTATCTGCGTGTGCTACCTGGCTAGCAGCTACTACAACAACGAAACTCCTGTCACTAGCAAGACGCAACTCGACGAGGTATTGGAAAACGGTTCACACGTGGATCGCATCCTTAGAAATGAAGGCTACATCCCCAAAGACCGCTTTGCGCAGCTGTCCGACATTCCTGTCGCCCTTTTTACTCACCAGTGGGCGTGTTCCATACAGACGTCCACCGAGCTGTTTGGCCTGTTGATGCAAGAGTCCGCGGCGGATGCTCACTTCATCTTGTCATTGAAGAAACTGCTGGAAAGGAATTATTTTGATATCACTCAATATGTTTTATACATCTGCAACGGCAAGTCTGGCGCCATTGTAATAAAAAACAACACTTTTTACATTTTTGACCCCCACTGCATCTCTGGCCATAGCGGCAGCCCGGCCGCGGTGCTAAGCTCAGGCACGGCCTCGGCCATCATAAACTACATAGGCCCTCCGCATAGTGAATACACGGCGTGCCACCTGTATTTCATCCCCGTGGAGTACAATGGCCAGCCAGTCAAGGCATTTTTGCTGAGCAACTACGGGGTCCAGTCTTACATGAAAAGGAAAGGCCAAACAATAGACCTAAAGGCCATGGCCGTCGTCCAACAGCCAACCAGGGGTTTGGCAGCTTTACCCAGTTGCCCTAGTGTTTCCAAAGATAAGTTTAACTTTAGTATCGCCCCTAATGGGGTCTTTAACTTCACGGGCGCACATAAACAGCTCCCGGGAAGCGAGCAGCTCGTAGATATCCTCACAAACGCTTCTAAAAGAAAAAGGACCGCCGCCTCTCCAACTCATTCACAGAGCTCGGGAGCACACGTGTCTAAAAAGTCTACTCCGACTAAAAACAAAAAAGGTGCCAGCCCGGAAGATAAATTTGAGACTTTCTGGTTAGACGACAACACGCTGAGCAGCAGCGCAGAAGACGACGAGGAGCTCTTTTCTGATCCCAGGCTGTCAGACGACCCTTTCTTGACCAGCTCAGACATAGAGCGCAATTCTGCAGAATCTCCACTAGATGTCAGTGAATACACAAGCTCTGTTAATTCTAACCACGACTACTACAGACTAGACTTCAGCGAGCACGAAGACCTGCAGGCTAAGCTGCTTCGGCTAGAAAGTCAAATTGAAGACCTCAACAAGCACACCCACGTGCACGGTTTTCCAACCATTGTAGATGCGCAGACTAAGAGGCCATACAAGGAAGCAGTCGCGCTGCATCTCATAGACAAGCTCATCACTGACGTGGTTATAGAACAGGGCCTAGTGTCCTCGGGGCAGCATCAGCACCAAGCTCTTAACATTTTGCGCTTTTTAATCATTTGGTCAGAAAAGCTTTCAGTGCCAACCGATCAGTTACACGCCCTGCTTAAAACTGGGCTGCAGATACCTAAGTTGTATCAGGCGCTGTCCAAGGGCAAGTTTGACAGCGGCAGCCTTAAAGACTTGCTGACGGCTAAGCTTAACGCCTGTCTGAAAAAGATTCACAATAATACAGCGGATGAAACTCAGGGTCTTATGCGAACTATCAGCACCAGCATTAAAAATTCACAGTTTTTTAATGAATCTAAAACGGCTAAAGAGGAGCTCGCGCAGATTCTAGATGCGAGCGCGGGTAACTACCTCGTTCTCACAGAAGAGGAAGCGCAGGAGCTTTACAGGCTAACGCAAGAGCTAAAGACTAAGCTGAGCGTTAAAAACACCGAGATAGCCCAGGAAGACGAAACATTTGAGCGTGTGCTCAACTCTATGAACAGCTTTTTGCCAATATCAGAAGATGCCGGGCCAATGGAGTACAATTTGCCACAGAAAGCCCAAAGGCTGAAAGAGCTAGCATCCACCCTGACAAACACACTCACGCGAGAGGCCAATGACATAGGACAGAGCATGCTTCAAAGCATGAAAGAAAAAGACACCTTAACGCTAGACATTCCTGACTTTCACAGCCTACTTAACAAAATCCTAATAACGCTGGAAAACGCGCAAGTATGCGTTTCCCGACTAAAGTTTAAAGAGGACACTTTGCTGGAGAGCCTGCAGCAGCTGCTGTATCTGGGAAGCGAAATCTCAGCCATTACCAGCTCTAAATGGAACTTTCAAACGCCACCGGCGATTGCTCCAGTAAATGTGCTAACAGAAATTCAAACGCTGTCTAAAGACTTAAAGGAGCAAGACAAAAACAGCGAAGCCCTAGAAAACATTTTAACTGACATTGAAAACATGCTATCAGTTAGTCAAGCAGATGCTAGCCAAAACAAATTCCAAAAGTTGGCGCTGTCGCTACCCATTCTCGAGTCTTACCTCGCAAACGCGGGTGCTCTGGTGGGCCCCCAAGGTAACAAAAAGTTTAACAAGCTTACTAAAGAAATACAAACAATCTACAAGTTGAAAAATGTATTTTTAGCTCTAATAGCAAATATAACCCTAAACTCCCTGGTAAACAGCGTTCAACAGATTGTAGGGTTTTTAAAGAATCACAAGCTCGTACAAGAAAGCGGCGTTCAAGAAGCGCTAAACGGTAAACTCCAGGAACTGTTTACAGAGGTTGGAGGCCTCATAAAAAAGAAAAAGCTGGCCACGCTAGATTCAAGCAAACTAGCAGCCCTTGAATCCCTGGCAGGCTTCTCAGAAGAGAAGTCTCATTCCACAATTGCCCTCTTTTACACAAAAATAACAGAGGCGCTATGGCATACTAAGAGCTCACAAGAGCTTAAAGCAAAATCAAAAGAGCTCAAAAGCGAGCTAGCAGCCGCAAACATTAACAACTCCCACAAGAGGGGCTTGTACAAAATAATTACATGTGCCTTTAAGGATCTTAAAGAGACCCTTACTCCATCACCAGATACTTCTCCCCCGGCAGACCATAAAGCAGCTAAAACTAGTAGTAAAAAAATCAATAACAAGGACAACAGCCATCACTTAAAATACAAAGATAGGGACTACGAAGGAGACGATGACGAACAAGAAAGCCTTCTGTCAAGCTCTCGACTTTCAGTCGTATCTAAAAAGCAAGGTGTCACTAAACCAGCTAAAAAACAAACACCTAAAAAGGGGCAGATTAACTCTCAGTCCACTGCTAACTTGATAGAGGATTTCACTGACACTCGTGCTCCATCTGATGTTTTAAACAACTCCAACCCCCCCTTGCAGCAGTATGACGAGGAATCCATGGACACCTCAGTGCCAGAAGGCGCCCCAGTTAACACGTCTCCCCCTCAAGAAACAGTACGTGCAGAAGACAGCGAGACTACCATGGAAGTAGACACCACACCCACAGTGCCATGGAATAGCGACACAGCCGATTTGAAAGCTACACAAGGAACTGAAACTAGTAAAAGAGGATCTGCAAGTAAGGCTCTGGGCCATCATGAACAAGAAACTTCCATACAGACACGTAGAGAAACCGCAGTGAAAGGCATTATCCAAGAGGAAATAGAAAAGGCTAGCGAACAAGCTTGGAAAAAAATTCAAAACAGCTTTAAAAATTTAGACTTTGCATCAATAACAGTGACTGACTGGGAACACGTTGCTAGCGAATATAGCAAAAAAGAGTCAAAAATCATTGAAGCTTTAGGTCCTACTTTACAAAAAATGATGACTGCCATTTTAGAGAAATTAAAAGAGATGGTGATTAATGCAACTTTGGCCCTCACTCCATTCATGGCCCCGTTTCAATGGCCTGTAATAGACTGGCTTACACCTTACCAGGCAAACGTTATCTTTTACTTAAAATCAATTTCTTACCCGACTATATCAGAGCTGGCCATGCAGTCTGAAATAGAAGTCCAGGTACTGAATCAAGTTAAACACAGTAAGAACCTTATAGAAGCCACCGCAGGCACCTACCTAGATCAAGATGGCCATAATTTAACTCAGATCATATCATCTATAGAAGGGGCAGCTTCAGAGTACAAACTTAACGTCACCACAGAAGTTAACAACTGGATACATGATCTCAAGCACAACAGCGAGCTTACGCATATGCCCCCTAAACCAGACATTATTATTCCTAAAAAACTTTTGGATCCCAAGCTCGAGCAGCTAGCAGCCGGCTTAAGGCCAAAGTTTAAACAATGTGCGGCTAATGCAGAGGAATCACTCATGGCAGATATTGTCAACGAGTTTCAACTACTGCGACACGCCGTGGCAGATGCAGAAACAGAGTTCAACAGAAGCCAGGAAGATGTACTTGCTGAACTTAAGCAGATTCTGGAAGAGTTTAAGGTTACCGCCCCAACATCTGTGTCTCTTAAGCCTGTTCCAGACGAAGATCCTGTAAGCTTTTTAAGTAGCCTCATTAGAGACGGCGATCTGATGAACAAACTACCCTACAGAGAGACGCAAGAGATACTGAAATGGGCCGAAAGCGCTTGCACCAGAGTGATGGTGAAGGCCCCGGTGTCCATGAAACCAAAAGTAGACAACTTGTTTTCAGATATCAAAAGGGTTAAAGCCTCCAACGAAGATCTCTTGCGCTTAGAGGAAAGTGCTAATTGCACAGATGAGCTAGATGTGCTTAAGAAAGCCGTTTCTACTCTAGATGCGAAAAGAATAGAAGGAGGGCAGAGCACGATGCAACAGTGGACTAAGAAAATCACAGAGCTTGAAAAACTGCTAGCAAGAGCGGAGTTAGAAACAACAATGCGAGAAAGCATCAGCTCTTTGACTACTTTAGCCACCTCTGCCCAAACACAAAGCGCCCTGGCTTCTCTAAAGCACAAAGCAGCTGCTATACAAACCAAGTGGTTCAAAGAGAGGCAGCTCTCTGAAGACGAGACTATCACAGACAAAATAGAAGAGCTGAATTTGTACATTTTATACAAACTCAAATTCATAGATTACTATGAGAATCAGCAAAGCTTTGTGTTTAACAGCTTCCCGCTTCTCAACTCAGCCACGGCGCAAAATGACGACAAACACGTCCCACACATTAAAAATACAATCAACCTGCGCTCCCGCCTTTCTGCCCTTTTTAGCTTGCGCTCAAGTACTGCACCTAAAGCATGGATTGAAACTTATCCAAGAGTGGACTCTTTAGCTACGGACTACATTCCGCTTAAAAACGGACCTCCTTTAAGTTTACAAGTAACTTTTACTAATTTCTTGGAAACGTACTGCGTACTTCGCAGCGAGCTCACTGCTTTGCACCACAACGCGCCAAAAGCCCTACCTGGGACACTTCAAGCCTATCACGGAATGCTAATAACAAAGCTGGTAGAGTCACAATGGAGTGTCATTTCTCAACACGCTAAAGATGCCTTGCAGGCATACACTTCTATCAGCGGAAGCATTTCTCAAGATTTAAAAAAGAACGAGTTCATGGCAATGGTGTTAACTATTCACGGGCTGCTGCTGGCTTTGAAAAACACTAACGCGCAGTACGGTCCGCACGAGACGGCAATCCTGCTGCCTTTTAAAAAGATACTAGAGATTAACTTTTGGATTTGGCCTGGCATAGTGTACTATTTTTTACGCATGAGCTCGTTTCAAGAGGGCGTAAGCTTTCTTCAGCACGTTCATGCAAGATGTATCCAGGAGCTCAGCAAGTGCTTCTTGCATCAGTTTGTTAACAGCGTCGATCCACCAACCGGCGTGCCGGAGCCATCAGCCTTTCTCTTTTGCCCCAAGTTTTGGAAGCCCGTGCAGTTGGAAGAGTACATCTGGAAACAGAAAGAGTTTGTTAGGTTTTGCGATAACTCTGAGGCTAAAGCAAGAGCGTGCTTTTTAGCCTGGGTCCTAAATAGCATAAACGGGGTAGTGGTAAACCAACTATGGAGTTCTTTAAAGCCCACTTTTTTAAAGGGCATAGAAACCCCAAATAACATGCTTAGTCTACTAGCAGACGCAGCTTACAAGAGGCCTAAGCATTTTGAACTTGAAGAAGCGTCTAAGAGCGACGAGTATGCGCCTTTCCAGTACGGCCTCTTTGGGGACACGGTGATACGGGTAACCCAGCCCTTACTAAATACGCAAAGTGGACAGCATGTACCAGTCACTGCCTTTGAGATAGCTTTGGCAGCTATAGTGCGCAAGTTTAATCCCACCATGTATCTGACAAGCAAAGACAGTTTGTTACAACACGAAACGCTGGAAGACATTTTTTTAGTTTCTCCTCTACTTGACTGCAGCGGCTACACAGACCCATTTGCTAGTTTTCTAAAGGCACCCATAAGTCCCGTTTCGGAGAGCAAAGACGGGAGCGAAGCGTGCACCCAGCTAGAGAAGGTCATCTTTGCAAGCCAAAAGTCCTGGTTGCAGTCTTTTGTGCAGGACCCTTCTCAACAGAGCCACTTAGAGTTCCCTATAGTGCTTGTGGACTGTGAAAACAAAGTATTGGGGGCTTATGATTTTAATGAGGAGCTAGTAAAGCTATTTCCAAATATTTCATTTCAGTATGACAGCCAGGGAATTTCACAGTGGCCTTTAGATTTGTTGTCTTTGTCTTCCTTGGACTCAATGAGGCTAACAGAAAGTAATCAGCATGAGAAGTGGATAGAAGAGATTGCCAAACAATACTCAACCTACAACCTTGAAAGTTTTTTCACCACATATCCTCTTGAATTACACAAACGGGAAATAAGCCCAAAGGACTCAGAAACAGAAGGTGTCTCACCACCTTCCTCCCAGCCCTCCCCTAACACGCAAACTCAGTCAGCAAGCGCTACTTTCTCCCCAGGGGCATCAGCTTCCAGCAATTCTAAATTTAATTACAGCAGCGGACAGTCCCTAAGCAGAATAAGGGGAAATAAAGGGAAACAAAATTTCCCCACCAAGTCTCGAGAAGTCCTATTTAGCCCAGAAAGAAACTCTCAAGTTGCAGAGCTTCCCAAGGATCCGCAAGACTCACACGCATATAAGCCTCTTCCACAAAAGCTTCAAGCACACCTGCCTATCAATCTATCACAGTCACCAAAAATAAACCAGGCAGGAAATCTAGAGCTAAAACAAGCATCCGGTTTAAAACTCAAGCACAACTACATTGTACCACCCCTGTCAACCCCCGTGCTGCTCAGGCCTCAGAGCAGCAATCAGCAAGTGCACGTGGGCCAATTTAAAGTATTAGCCACTCCAAGCATTTTTATTCCCCAGCCAAACAAACTACAGACAACCAACTCTATAAAACAGTGGCTAACAGCGCCACGGGAGCTAAAGTCTAAGACTTTTTTGTTACAGGGACCTTCACATGTACAGCAGCCAAAAAAAGTGGCACCTCGGCTTACAAAGTTTAAAATTATACAAGAAAATGTGCCAGAACTAACCCAAGTACCCTTCTTGCCACTAGGCTGGGAGTTTGGCAAGTTGAAAGCTTCAACTAAACTACCTAGAGACTTGCCGTCAACTCAAGTCATACGCATTGTTAGAGAGCACCAAAAAAAACAGAAGGGCACTCTGCCTCAGAAAGCAATTCCACTTGATCACGTCACTATTCCCATTTTTCCAACCATTAAGAATAATTACTTAACTATAGAAGAAATCATTAAAAATCAGGCTCTGCTGCTTTCTCCCAGAGAGTCAATCATCCCAATTGAACAAAACCTAGAGCCCCAGCCCATGTTTCAACTCTTTATCGCAGAGACAAACATCCAGGAAGCCACAAAAATTTTAATCAAGTTTATTGAACAAATTAAACAGAAACTGTGGGATAGCACTAAGTACTTAGTGCACTCTATTAACAAAATTAAATCTCTGTATCTGTAATGCTGTTAACTTCTTGGCAATAAACGTTGTTTTTAACTTTATGACTTCCCTTGTTTCTTTCTAGTAACTTTGTCGGGAATAACAGGCTGGCCATTGGCCCCGTAATCAGAGCCAGAGCTGTCGTCATCAGACGGAATAGGAATGCCGGCCACACTCGGGTCAGCCAAAGTCAGGTTAATATGCGAAGGCAGCTTATCCAGCGAACCCAAGCTATACACTTTACTATCCTTGTTTCCTCCTTTACCAAGCAGCTGCTGGTTATCTGGAAGAGGGGGAGCGGAAGGCAAAAAGCTAGGCTTGCATCTATTACTGTTACCAGCATTGTTATCTTGTTGAGAAGGAGCAGGAGGCTGCTGTTGCTGCGAAGGCTGTTGCTGCTGCTGAAGTTGCTGCTGCGGTTGCTTTTGATTATTATTACACCCCTTTAGCTTTCTATCAATTCCACGAGCTTGATTCATAAATGCTTCAAAATTTTCTTGAGCAGTTAAAAACACTAAATAAGTTTTACTGGTTCTGTTATCCAAATTAAAATTTGGGTTGTTTTGTAAAAGAGTTTGCATCTCAACAACTTTTTCGTTTTGAGGAAAGTCGGCCTCTATTCTGTTTTGAACTTCGGGCATCTCAAGCCTGACAAACTGTGAGCTACTCATGGCTTTGCCTATGGAAGCCCTTTTTTGTACAAGTACAAAAGCTTATTATGTACTTTGGCACTTGATGCACTGTAACTCTTTAACAGATAAAGTTAAATACAGCAGCTGTCCGACTTTAAGTTTCTTTAAAACAGAATTGCTGCAGCGGCCTTTATTGCCTAAACACGGCAACAAAAAATCTGCCACGCACCTTACATCGTCTAGCATGAAGGCAGCATTGTTAGCAACAACCGCCCTTAATAAGCTGACATTTGCTACACAGTCAGTTAGCTGGCTAATACGGATCTCGCTAGAGCCACAGAACGAGCAATTTATTCTGCCCGTTGTGCCACAAATGTTGCACTGCTTTTCTTTTTGATCTCTGCAGTAAAAGACCTGCGTGGGCTTAAAATTGACTTTACTAAATTTGCCCTTGCCAAAATTAAGACAATGCTTACATTCATTGCAGTAAACAAACAAAATGTGGGTTTTTTTCCTTTTTATAATGCCTTTTATTTTGTTGTTTAAGATAGGCACTCTAATAACACACGAGAGCATAAAGCTGTTTATAATTTTCATGTAGACGTTGTGCACTATAGACGTAGTCTCTACATTAACAGGCACAACGCAAAACCGGTGCTTAAGGGAAGCTTTGTAGGTCAAAGTTTGCACCATGCTCTCAAAAGGGTTCCCACAAGGCACGTCCAAGCTGCAATCTTGCAAAGCATTATGTAATGCTTCTTCAGCAGAGAAGTTTGCAAATGACACAGAGCTAGTAAACTTGTGCTGACTCTGTAATCTCTGAGATGGGGCTGGTACGGCCAGAGCTAAAGACTCCTTCTTTAGCTTACTCTTTTTCTTTAAAAATAAGGGCGACTCTAAATAAACGCTCTTAAATCTTATTATCGGATGGCCATATGGTACGTGGAAAACGTACATCATAAATTTCTTCAGTACCCAATTAAAATCGTACAGCAGCTGCACCAGGTGCTCTCCGTTTAAAAAGCTTTGAATATACTTAAAAACTAAAAAAGACGGCTCAAAAAATAGATAAATGGCCATAAAGTAGCACAGGAAAAAGCCGTAGTGAGTAATCTGCTTGTGCTTTAAAACGTCGGGGCAGGTGCCAATGGTCGCTTTAGCTTCCAGCCATTGCTGAAAACGAGCTCTGTCGGTAACCAGGCAGGGGTCTAAGTTCAGTCCAAAAAACACAAAATTAATAAAGTCTTCATGAGAAATTTGGAGAACTCGCAGCAAGCTCACATACTGAGCACGCACGCTGTTTTTTAGCGCATCCGCATCACAAACAGAAAAATCACAAGCATTCCAAGTAACAAAATCCCTATAAGCAGCGCACAGAAAACACGGCTCGTGCTCCATGGCAGCTTATATCTTTCAACCAAGCCCCTTGGATTAGTTGTGTTGACTGAATTCAGCGAGCTCTCTTTAGCCTCCGGCGTGCTAAAGGCCTCTGAGCTTCGCAAGGGCCTGCGCGTCAGCTGAGTGGTGTCAGCAGAAAGACCACATCTTTCAATAGTCTTTTCAATCATTTCTAACACACTGCATAGCCTCCTGGGATTTCTTGATTTAACCACTAAAAACTGCAAGCTCTGCCTGCTATTTGTCAAGTATGTCCTGCACACCACCATGGAATGAATGATGTCCAAATCTTTAGCAAAAACTAATGGGGTTTTAAACTTTAAAAAGTCTTCTTGGCACAAAACCACAGAAGAGTTTCTTTGTAGGTTCACGTCTGAGGAAATTGGCAACGTCTGGCTGTACTGACTGCTAAAATCACGAGGCTCGCAGATGTAGCACTTTAAAGTGCAAGCTAGTCCGTTATTGCAAATAATAAACATTGGAGAAGACGGGTACTTGTAGCTTTCTAAGATGTGCACCCAGTACTTGTAAACAAACTCCAAGTTGTAGATTTGCCCATGTATCAGCTTAACTGTACAAATAGCTTGGGTGCTTCCCCTAGAGAAGATGTGAGGCCCGACTGCACACCTTTCTACGTCAGCTACGTTAATTGACGGGCACAAAAACGAAGTAATCACTTGGCACAGCTGGTCTGTAAGCCTCTTCCCGCTAGCCATGCTTTTCTTTTACACAAAGCGTTGTGTTCCCACAATCACTTTATCAGTTTCTACGATTTTAGCAATGATCTCTCTTACAGCATCTACTTTAGCTTGAATGGCATCAGCATGCTCACATCTATTTGTAGGCTCCTGTAAGTGCATAAACAATTTAAGATATTGGCAGTAATTTAAGAGATTTAGCTTAGCATACACTGTGGGCGCTAAAAGCTGCACATCTGAAGGCAACAGGGAGTCAAAATTTAATAACTCTCCCAGGTCCATAAAATAGCAAACGCTTCTTGCGTACACTAGTAACGCAGGTGCAACCTTTAGCTCACTAAAAACCATAAAAGCTTATACAAAGTTAAATATTTTAAAAGACTTCTTTTGTCTAGCCACCCTTACTAGCAGCTTAGCATTACTAGGTTTTTTAGCACAGACATTTTAGTACTACTAAAAGACCATGGCAGCTTTCGCCTCAAGCACATTTGTGCCATGGAAAGCCGAAACTATTCTAAAACACGAGGCTTTCCTTGAAGGGATTCTGCTAAACTCGTTTTTACCAGGAAACCCCGCTGCATCTTTCACAAATGTGAATATTATGCAAGTGTTGAACTCTCTGGAAGCTACCGCTACCTGCAAACTCTGCCAGCTGCTGCACTCCTTGTGCGTACAATTTAGCCCCAGCATATCTTTCTACGGCGATTACGCCGCTATATGCTACTACGCATTATACGCCCCTAAAACATGCTCTGCCACTTTGATGCTTTTAGCTGACCTTGTGGACCTGTTAGAAGCTTACTTTTCATGCTCGCAGTTTGATTTAACCCAACTGAACGGAGCCGACGTCTATCTTCACTTTTTTGTGAACAAGTGTTTTAAACCAGTTAACAAAGATCAGCTGTTTCAAATGTCTAATTTAAACTCGCTTAAAGTAGAGTTTTTAAAAGCCGGACTTACAGGGGTTCTTTCTAGCACTTTTTGCTTCAAGAACATATGGCCAACCATTTGCCCCATAGTAGAGAATAAAAAGAATGCATGCAACTGTGACCTGGGTCAAGTAACCCAAGACACGTCTATTTTTCAGCGCAGCTTTGACACCAAAAACAATTTCCTAGACCTCATATTGCTTTTGTGGAAAGACAGTGATTTATTGACTCCTAAAAACAAAGAACTGGCTGCTACTCTGGCAAACCAGCAACCATGCTTTAAAACTCTATGCTCTTTGCAAAATCAAACAGACACCTTGGATATTCCGCCTGAGCTCGATCTAACCCAGGGCCCCTGTTTGATGAGTCCACCTTTACACCTCAGCAAAAAAAACCACACCAGCTCTTTATGTTTGCTATGCGAGTGCCTAGCTTGCCACAGTGAAACTGCTCAAGCTCTCTCAACGCTTAAAGAAATAATCCTCAACTCTTTTGGCAACAATGTTAAATTAATTGATAGAATCCTATTTATTCTTGAGGATCAGGACGCCCTAGCCTTTATTTCTGACAGAGAGCTTCTGAAGCCCGTTCTTCAAAACTGCTCGCCTCAAGAAATACACAAGCACATGTTCTGCGATCCCCTATGCGCGCTAAACACTGTCTTAACGGACCAAAAAATTCTATTTGCGTGGCCTGACGAGGCCGCGTTTCAAGATTTCAAGACAACTTTGGCTACCGGCCTGTATTTAAACCACGGCTCTTTATCAGCTTGTGAGTTTCTGGAAACTCTGATTTTCATGTTTAAAGGAATCCAAAACAGTAAAGTTAACAAGACAACTACTCTAGAAATTATTCGAGAAGTGGACGCTAGCCTCAAAAAGCATAACATTCAAGTTTTAAACGCTTACCACACTTTTCAGAGCTACAAATAATGGTGAAGCCCAGCAGAGACGGCGACGCTCTATCTAAGCGGTCGTACGCCACTAAAGCAAGCCTATGCTCTGCTAAAAGAAAGAAATCTAAGTCTATCAAATCTGCTATTATCAAAAAGAAAAAAATTACTCTATCTAACCAAGATTTTTTCAGCGGAATATCTCTGAATCACGAACTTGGAAAAGACTTTCTCAGGGAAATGGATACACCCATTTGCACCTCCAGCACTATATTCCTACCAACAGACTTTTCCGCCGTAGCTCCTGGGAGGTGCCTAATTTTATCACCATATGGCCATTCTTCTGTACTAGGCTTCCACTGTCACGAATGCAAGCCCCACTGCAGCTCTGCTTTTAATCAAAACAATGTCAAGTCTAATGACAACGATGAAATCTTATCTGTGAGCTTATGCTTTCTTAATCACGTGGAAAAGGTAGTCCAGCACAAAGCATTCTACCTTTCCCTGCTAGGCCACTCCATGAACCTAGTAAAACAAAGTTTAAATCAGCCATCCCTGTTGTACTGCTACATTGTGCTTAAAAAGTTTTGCTCTAAACTCTTTCCAATTTTTACTAATCATGGGGGGCAAATCACAATGTTTATTATTTTCAACACATCAGAACTTCACATCAGTGAGACTTTACTAAGGATCTTAACTGACAATGTTCAAGGCTACAGCCTCTCAGTGGACTGCTTTGCTGGGAACTACATACTTGCAGTAAAACCAAGACTAGCCGAAGAGGCCACAGTTGCAGTAAATGTAAACAAAATATGCGACCTAGTTTCAGAACTAGACTTTTCAGATGAATTAAAACAGGATTATGTTAATGGGTCTAGCTTAATCTCTCACTTTTTAACGTGAAATAAATTCCTTATAACTCAATACTGAGTTTCTGTGGTGTGTGTTTCCTCTGTTTACTCCCCGATAGCACTGTTTTTTTTTCAGCTACCCTCAAGCGCCATCTTGTTGAGTCCTCTGTAGTTTTAACATATGTGGTTTTATTTTGGAAAAAGACACTTTAAAAATGGGTAAAAAACACTAAAAACTTTTATAGCTCATAAAACGGGGTAAATGTTGCGTGCTAAAGGGGAGGCTTATTTTTATAGGCTAAAACTTTGGTTGCACTCGGGTGGGCACCAGTAAAAACTCCGCTTTTAGGGAAAAACTCACCGCTTTAGAGGTTACTCTTTAATTTACCATTTGAGGGCACTTACCTTCCAAACTTACTTACCTTGTTATAGATTTCATTACACAACCTTACCCATTTACCCACAGTCTCTCCAAAAGATCACCGCCATCCTTCCTAGCCACATATTTTTGCCGCCAGGGTCCTAAAAAACAGAACAGCCGCCCTTTTAACCCGAGTGTAAAACAGTCATAGGCAGAGCTCAACAGCCAATCAAAAGTGAGTGTAACTCCGCCTCGCGCAGCCAGTCCTGCCCACTTTATATTTTTTCTCAGAGGTAGTTCTCAGTTGCCTAGCAATGGGTTGACTCACGTGTGGTTTAGCATTTGAATATTTTTTACTCTACAGTCAGCGTGCACGCGCCTCTTTCTCACATAGTATCTACCACGCTTACTGAGTTAAGCGCATCATTTTTTTATTTCAGTTCTCTATATTGCTATAAAAGTAAATTTTGAATAGGCTCTCAGGGTACAAGCAAAGCAGTGAAGCACAACACCAATACAGGTGCACTGACCACATTGGCATATTGAAGTTTCCAACATCTAGGTATAATCACAGTAGGTCTGTGCTAAGTGCTTATTACCTATTTCATAACTTAATGTTGCACGATTTTTTCTGCAAATATTAAAAAAATATTTGTATGTCTTACTGCATTAAATTTTAAACAAAGTTACAATTATACTAAGCATAAACTGCCATAAAATCAGGTTCAAGGGTTTCTTAGTATTCCTAAAAAACCTGTGAATGCATCACTGGCTTTGATTTTCCAAAGAAAAAGACTTTACCTAAAGCAGCCACGCTGAAAGGGGTAGTTTTGCCTCATTTGAATAGTGTAAAGGTCAGATAGACCAAGCATTCCTGTTAGTACTTTTCTAAATGCCCAGCATTTCCCCAGGTTTACTTAGTATATCTGAGTCATATTGAGCAGATGTGAGTCAAATCGTAAATAGAGGTTAACTCTATAGAGCTCAAATAAGAGCATAAAGGCTCATTCAGCAAAAAAAGCAGCAGAGCTGGACCTGCTTTACAACAGCAGCTAGCTCCTGTATAAGTACTGTAAATCCTTAAGGAAGCATCCATAGAAAGCAGATAAACATGGATCCAAACAGAAGAGACGCCCGAAATCCTGAAGACTGGCCCTGGGGCATTGGCCCAATACAACTTTTAATAGGATTAACTCTCTTCTTAGCTTGGTACCTAATCTGTAAGTATTAACTTTTTGGCCTTTACATCCCAAATAACACAATTGGTTGGATAAAAATGTTTACAATAGCCATTTTCTCTTTTTCAGTTGTTGCACCTGGAATCGCTGATAGAGTTGTTTTAGCAACCTTACTGATAATTCTATTGTCATACTTAATAACCTTCTTCATTGTGGGACCTTTGGTATGTATGCTTTAAAAAATAGAAGTTAAAGTTTAAAGTAAATATTAATATAAGCTGCTTTACTATATCCTTTATGTCCCATTTTATTCCATTAGCGAGCCGGAGGAGGTCAACATGGTAGAGGCCCACCGCCCCCTTCTGGAGGAGAACAAGGTGGACCAGGTTACCCAGTAGAAGAAGAATATAGAGAAAGCTCATAAATAAGCTACTAAAGTTTAACTAGTTGCTGCTTTCAAATGCTTGTGTATATATTTTAACATTTCACAATAGCATTAATTCCTGTGTGTTGAAAAAATAGCCTGTTAAAGAGTGCTTTATTTTTTTAAGACAATGTGTTGTTTACATTGCATTTGATTTTTTGGTAAATAAAGTTCATGATATCATGTCCACCTTGCGTGTTTATTTTCAACTATTTTTAAATTCATTATATTAGTATAATGTTTAGAATTTCTTATTTTTCAAAACATATTTTAATGTATGAATTGCTTAAGTGTACAAAAATTCACTTTATAGTTTTAAAAGAGCCTTATCTACAACTGTTTACAGAATCACTATAAAATTCTTAGAAGTATATATGCAAAACTATCACAGATTGTAAACAAAAACAAAGTTCATTAACTCTTCAGTCCCCTTAGGGTTTCTATATTTGTAAATTTGGGCATCTTTGCTGAGTCAATGACTTTGCCCCTATTATGATAAGCTCAGTCTCATAAATTCAAATAGAAACTCTCCAGAGAAAATAAAAGTACAAATAACACTGTAGTTACAGTGTAGGGTTTTAATATCAGCCTACCATGCTAAATGCAAAAGTTAAAGCAGCTAACAGCCTATAAACTTAAACAAAAGGAAGCTTAAAGACATTCAATATGCAAAAATTTAATTGCCTGGTAATACTTATGCTTGTTAACTTTAAAGTGTTCATAGAATAATATTTCTAAAGTATCCAAATGCTGTCTTGCTATTTTTTACAACAAACACAAAACTTTATCTACTTTTTAAAAAAGCAAACCTCTATAAAACACATAACTTATCACGACACACCACTTATTACTTTTTTAAAAATAAACAACTATAAATTTATAAGCAAATAAGTTGTGATAAACTAAAGATACCACTTACTACATGCAATTTCAAGCTTTTAAATATAACTATTAGTTTTATGTGCAGCATATGCTTTTCTATCCAACAAATAATCATTTTAATCTCCTAATAAACATAAATGCTAATTTATATGGCCGTTTTAATAGTTTTATACAGAAAATTAAGGAGAACTTTAAAGACCCTATTTTACTTAACAGTTAAAGCTAATTAATAATAGGCAAAAATTTTTCAAAAAATTCTCTAAGATCTAATTTTGCCTGAAACATGAGCTAAGTTTATCATAACCACTTTTAAATAAAAAGGAACTTCATATTGCCTTAAGGCAAACTAAAATTTAGAGTACACAATAAAGCGAATGAATCAAATGCTACAAGCACAAAAATACAAGGCAATTTTATGCTATTTTTTATTATGTGCTAAAAGTGCCTTTTAAACTGTAACTTTTTTATAAGAGTTTTTATTCTTTACTTTTAAGCAAACTTTAAAAATATTAAATGAGTAGATTCACTTAAATACTCTTTCTTCCTTTTAAAATCCCCTAGCTACAGTCTGCTGCCTTTTTTCTTAAGTTAGCTACTGTGACTTCTCTTTCACCCCACCTATTTAGAGTACTTTAAACCATGGTGTCAAACTTGGCACATGTTAGGCCAAAAATCTGCCAGCATTAAAAATTAGCACGGACTTTAGTGTTGTCCTGACAAAAATGTATTTAAAATAAAGCAAGAATGTAACATAAGCATTGTTATAATTCCTTTCTCCCTCACTCATGCTAAATATTTCAAATATTTAGCAACTGTTGCACCAAAACACAGCAATAGTGACTTTACAGCACCTTGAAGCGTTAACATGGCAAAAATGTGTCCAGAATATTCCAAAAATGTAACATGAACATTGCTAGAATTCCTTTTTGCCTCGCCCATAAACAATATTTCACATATTTAGCCAAGATTGCACCAAAACACAGCAATAGTGACTTTACAGCACCTTGAAGCGTTAACATGGCAAAAATGTGTCCAGAATATTCCAAAAATGTAACATGAACATTGCTAGAATTCCTTTTTGCCTCGCCCATAAACAATATTTCACATATTTAGCCAAGATTGCACCAAAACACAGCAATACTGATTTCTCAATACTTTAAGGCGTGAAATTTACAAAAATGTGTGTAACAAAAAGCAAATATGTGAAATATTGCATTACAAATACACCACATTCTTCACATTATGCCATGTTGTTGCTCCGGTTTGTTTTTAAAAACGCGCATTTAATAATTTCTTAAAATTTTAGTAATTTTTAAAAAACCCACATTTGCTATTACAACAGCGTATTTCACAGAATGCTAACCTCCCCCCACCCATTACTAAAACCCCTTTTTTGACAAAATGTACTTACAAAAATGACTAAATAACTTCACTTTAAGCCCCCGCGAGACCCCAAACTCAAATGGCGGGAAAAGTGGGGTGGGGGGGGGTGATTGACAGGTAAATCAGCCAATCACAGACAGCCTAGCTCTGGCTGTGCCTTTGTATCTCTCTCCAAACCATTAAAAATGACATAATGCTTTCTAGAAATTAGCCAATCAGCTTTCTCAGATTTCTTCTTCGGTTCCGCCTTAACGCTGATTGGCTAATTTCAAAAATCCAGCAATTTCATTGGAGTAGAGCCGTCACGTGCAAATTTTAGCCAATGAGCGTTTGAATTTTTAGCCACGCCTTCTACCCTCCTTATATATATATATATATATAATATTATAACTAGTATAGTAATACTGGTATGTTTACTAATCTGGAAAAACTGGTTTTCCCCTACTGGTTATCCCATACTGACCTGATTTCCTTATAACAAGGAATATACATAATTAATTATTAATATTAATGCATTAGTCATACCTGAAATTTCGCAACCTGTATGTATTTCTCCTTGTTACTATTAATAGCAAGTCAGCATGTCCCAATACCTGTTTAACATTTACTAGTATATCCTCATCTTGTTGTCATGTATGCTAATTAGTAATTTTAAATGACATAAAAACTAATTATAACTGACAAAATAATATGTTAACTTTACATAATTAAAATGTTAAATGACTAAGACTTTTATGACTTTCAAAGCATTCTAAGTGTATATAAGGCCTACAAAACACCAGTGAGTCAGTTGGCCTTTAGCAGCCAACTCAGCAACAGCTCTTCACACCTTATTGCTTCAATGGAAGCTTTACCCCTGAAGCCCTAGCCGCTTCAGCTTTACCCCTGAAGCCCTAGCCGCTTCAGCTTTACCCCTGAAGCCCTAGCCGCTTCAGCTTTACCCCTGAAGCCCTAGCCGCTTCAGCTTTACCCCTGAAGCCCTAGCCGCTTCAGCTTTACCCCTGAAGCCCTAGCCGCTTCAGCTTTACCCCTGAAGCCCTAGCCGCTTCAGCTTTACCCCTGAAGCCCTAGCCGCTTCAGCTTTACCCCTGAAGCCCTAGCCGCTTCAGCTTTACCCCTGAAGCCCTAGCCGCTTCAGCTTTACCCCTGAAGCCCTAGCCGCTTCAGCTTTACCCCTGAAGCCCTAGCCGCTTCAGCTTTACCCCTGAAGCCCTAGCCGCTTCAGCTTTACCCCTGAAGCCCTAGCCGCTTCAGCTTTACCCCTGAAGCCCTAGCCGCTTCAGCTTTACCCCTGAAGCCCTAGCCGCTTCAGCTTTACCCCTGAAGCCCTAGCCGCTTCAGCTTTACCCCTGAAGCCCTAGCCGCTTCAGCTTTACCCCTGAAGCCCTAGCCGCTTCAGCTTTACCCCTGAAGCCCTAGCCGCTTCAGCTTTACCCCTGAAGCCCTAGCCGCTTCAGCTTTACCCCTGAAGCCCTAGCCGCTTCAGCTTTACCCCTGAAGCCCTAGCCGCTTCAGCTTTACCCCTGAAGCCCTAGCCGCTTCAGCTTTTAAAAAATTGTAATGAAAAATTGTAAAGAATAAAAATAAAACTTTATTAAAACCAATTAAAACAAAATACAGTATGCTCAAGCACTAAAACAATACAGTATGCTCAAGCACTAAAACAATACAGTATGCTCAAGCACTAAAACAATACAGTATGCTCAAGCACTAAAACAATACAGTATGCTCAAGCACTAAAACAATACAGTATGCTCAAGCACTAAAACAATACAGTATGCTCAAGCACTAAAACAATACAGTATGCTCAAGCACTAAAACAATACAGTATGCTCAAGCACTACACTAACACATTTTAAAGTTATAGCAGCATATATAATAGAGTCTTACTGGATAGCAGATTCAAATGCTTATTGCACTTAAACAAACTGCAATTGTTTGAAAACTTCCAAACAATATTCCTCATAGTTACGTGTAACACTAATAGTTAAGAGTTCACTTTCCATTTAGACTTCAAGAAATGTTTTAAAAGAGTAAATTTTAAACACATTTTCATTCTTTATAACTGAAAATCTATTTTAATGCTTTAAAACACTTGGCTATGTAGCGCAAAACACCATATATAGTACAGTAATTGTTGCAAATGGGTATTGCTTACTTAGTCCAGTTTATACACAAAACTATAAAAAAAGATTAGTTTTTTACTCCATTGGTGCTTGAAGTGGTAAAGGCGGACAAAGAAGACTGAATGAGACCCAAATACAGCCTGCTCTAACATTAGTGACATTAGACGCTACAACTGCTTCTTGAATGCGTTTCATATCACTTTCCTCTGTTCCATACAGTGTAAACACACAGCAATTGCGAGGCCCAGGTCCACAGGGGTAGCTGATTGTTGTGCATGGAACTCCTGGGCAAAGCGTCTTTATGGCGCATTGCGCCTTATACAAACAGTCTTTAGATAATGATGAAAATGTTAAAGAACATGTAGCTTTAGTTTTATCTGGACCCCAGGGACACACATTTCTTAAACCATACTTATTCTTTAGTTTTTCGGCTTCTGGATGATGCTTAGGCCCTCTATGCTTACGAGTGGGTCTTGACCTTACAGAAGGTCTATGGGGGCCAGTAGATGGGCCTTCGCCTGGGTCACTTGGAGGGCCATTCTCACTTTGAACTCCATCTTCCTCCTCCTCTTCCTCCTCTTCTTCCTCCTCTTCTTCCTCTTCTTCCTCCTCTTCTTCCTCCTCTTCTTCCTCCTCTTCTTCCTCCTCTTCTTCCTCCTCTTCTTCCTCCTCTTCTTCCTCCTCTTCTTCCTCCTCCTCTTCTTCCTCTTCTTCCTCCTCTTCTTCCTCCTCCTCTTCTTCCTCCTTTTCTTCCTCCTTTTCTTCCTCCTTTTCCTCCTCTTCTTCAAAAGGTTGAGGAGAGGGTTGAGGAGAAGGTTGAGGAGAAGGTTGAGGAGAAGGTTGAGGAGAAGGTTGAGGAGAAGGTTGAGGAGAAGGTTGAGGAGAAGGTTGAGGAGAAGGTTGAGGAGAAGGTTGAGGAGAAGGTTGAGGAGAAGGTTGAGGAGAAGGTTGAGGAGAAGGTTGAGGAGAAGGCCAGCCTCCTCCTAATAGACTCATGTTCTCTGGGTCACCGTATCTGGGTTTTTTACTTGGTGGTTCGTCATACATGTCGCCTCTGGAGGGACCGTGGCTTCGACGTCGACCTAAAGCTGATGGCCTGCCTCTGCCCCTGCTGCCTCCCCTACTGCCTCCCCTGCTGCCTCTGCCCCTACTGCCTCCCCTGCTGCCTCTGCCCCTACTGCCTCCCCTGCTGCCTCTGCCCCTGCTGCCTCCCCTACTGCCTCTGCCCCTACTGCCTCCCCTGCTGCCTCTGCCCCTACTGCCTCCCCTGCTGCCGGCCCTACTTCTACTGCGACTTCTACTGCGACTTTTGCTTCTGCTGCGGCTTCTTGATGAACTACCTAAACCTGCATGTTTCTTTCTGCACTTGGCACCACCTGGGCAGTTTCTTCTTGTTAAAATAGGCATGTTGACGGTCAGTTGGTTCTATAGGAAAAAACACATCAAAATCCCCAAAACTTAGCTAAAATCATAAAACGTATAAGCTATAGCGAAACAGTTAAAATTCTTTGCTTTAAACTGTAAGATAAATCACTATACCTTAGTTGAAAGAAGCTTTTTTTGCTTTGTTGTGCGGAAAATCAAGTAGGTTTGGCTACTCCGCCATGCTAAGCTTACATATCACTGCAAGAAAAAACAGCTCTTATTTACTTCTTTAAAATTAATATTTTTTACATTAAAACACATAAATAATGTTTAAAAAGGTACTTACACACAGTTTTGTGTTGTGTATGTCCTTAAAGTTGGCTAGAGTTGTGTTTTTAAGCTTATTCAGTAAGCATGGCTAAGATGTACTGAGATCTCTGGACACAGTTTTTAAGCTCCTACTTCCTCTTTTTTTAAACGCACATTGCAGCTTTGGCGCCAAAGCGTCACTTCCTGAACAAATGGCTAGCTAGTTAGGCCTGCTGCTAAGTTCCTTTTTGCAAAAACATAACTTACAAATGACAATTTCTAAGAAACAGAAAATGTATAAAATCTCCCATTGATTTAAAGATAGAAAGGGCAACTGATGGTAGGCACTGTTAACTCTTAAATTGTATGGGCTATCCTAAAGTGAAAAGTGTTGGAGAATAAAGTGAAAACCATCACATACTATTAGTAAAGCAGTTGTATTTTTTATTACATATTATTAAAACACAACAAAGCACAATATTCTTTGTTTTAGTGAGAGTAGCACCACATGTGCATCCTGTAAAACATTAGACTCCATGGAGAAGTTTGCAGACCTTTGTACTTGGCAGGGATGTGCTGCCACTGCCACGGGAAAAACACTAAGCTGGGATCAAAAGTTAGAGCTAAGTGTCTGCCGTTTAGAGAGCACAAACCGGCTATTATAGAATTACCTGTGGGGTTTCTGGGATAGTGCTGGGCGTAGTCATCGGGCAGTCTGCTATTTTGGTGGTAAGAGCAAGCTACTATATTTTTTTGAAAAAGCTGGTGCTCTATTTGATCTGCGGTGTACTTTAGTCCCAGGTATGTGCCCTGAACCCAGCAAGGAAGCAGCATGCCCTTGCACGGCTCTAGCATGATACTGGGGCTAGTGTCGGATACTCTCACGTTAAGCCACCTTGACTCGTACACTCCAGACACATTTTTTTCTAAGCTTATGGGACTTAGGGTAAAGTCTACAAAATCATGCTGCTGAGACGCGTCGCTGTTAAGAAAGTAATGTAAAAACTGGCTCATTATCATAAAGCCAAACTCCCCACAACACAGCGAAAAGGTGTCTGCTCTTTTAAAGAACTTTAGCAGAGCTGCTAGTGCGAAGGAGTTTGTGTGGGCGCTTGTATCTTGCAAAGACATAACAGCCCCCATGCTGGCCAGCATGGGCTCTATGTGCCCGGTGTTGCTTTGGATAGCTAGCCCTCTAAAGCTGTCAAAAAAAGAGCTATCTGAAATTTCATTGATGCTAACAGTGTACACGTCAAAGTTGGCATTAGTGAACGCCCAAAACAGCGAACACTCTTTAACCATGCCAGGCCAAGTTAAAACTGCCACTTTGTGTCTTATGTCTGGGTTATAGTAGAAGGCTATGTGGTGGGACATGAGCTTTTCAGTCAGGTTACCCATGTCTAACTCGTTTGACCCGTAGTTGCTTATATCTAAAATGTTTAAGTTTATAAAATCAAAAAAATCAGACATTATGTTATTAGAGAAGCTAGTCCAAAAGTCCCTCAGCAGCTCTATCTTATTTTCGTACAACAAACTAGCCCCCTGGTAAATGAACAGCTTTCCGCCCTCAGTCTCTTTAATTTTTCCAATATCAAAGCAGGCGATGTTTAGTGCGTCACACTGCTTTTTTAGCAATGAAAAGTTTTCAGGGGTCACTTCTACCAGCACGCCTGGAGTTTCTGCCAGCAGCACAGGAAGTGGGGACTGGTGTTCTGGTAAATGAATTTCCACGTCAAAATCCGTAGATAGGCACATTTCTATAGCAGCTGCTACCAGGCCCCCATCGCTTACATCGTGGCCAGACAATATTATCCCGCTTTCTATAGCCTCTTGCACCACGTTAAACAAAGAGAGCAGTTTAGCTGCAGACACTGAAGGCACCTCTTCGGCAATGCGCATGTTGTAGATGCTTTCAAAAACTGTACCCCCAAAAAACAAGTTATAGGATACAGGTATGTGCACTAAGATATTGCCTGGCGCCTGAAGTACTGGAACAACTCCTTTAACAGAATTGACCTTACAGGACCCCGTAAACACTATATTTTTAAGAAACTTGGCAGGCTGGGCTTCGAGAAACCTAGAGTCGCCGGGCTGTGACGAAGAGGCTGAGGAAATTACAAAGTTGATCTTCAAGTCTCTGGCAAAGGCCTGGCACGCGAACAAAACATCCCTCAGTTCGTCCAGGTTACTGGATGGGTCCCAGACCACAGAAGCAGTCATGATCATATTAGTAAGCGCCATGCGTGGGCCTAACATCATATTGGTGATAACTTCTGTCATGGCCAGCCTTGCGCCGTTGATGGGCGACAGAGCGATTTTTAATGGCTGTTCGCCTACTCCGAGACAGGTTGCTGGGAGGCTCTCGTGGACCTCTGGGTTGTGGATGTTAAGCAGGTCTTCAAAAGTCATTGTCTCCCACACGTTGCCACCGTCCTCGGGATCGCACGGCATTGGCGGCTTAACTGCAGAGTGCAGCACCAGGCCATAATCTGCGAGGGGCAAGTCTAAAGGCCCCACTCCGGGTTGCTGCGCTACCAGGCCATTGCTGCACCTGTCCATGTGGCGCACTAAAAACTCTTTGGACCCCACTGCTGGGTTGAGCAAAATTTGCTTGATAGCCTCTGATACGTTAAAGGAGTCTGCCCACTGCACAGACTCGGGCTGGGAGCTTTGGTTGGCGTTACCCCTTGTTGGATGTGGCTTACCATGTTCATTCTGTTTAAGCTTAAACATGGAGTACAGCTTTGTACGCTCTGGCTGCTTTTTCAGTTTGAAATCGTAGGGGCTCTGCAAATCCTCGTAGACGTGAATGCCTGCGTCTGCTGTTGTCTCTCCAAAAATGTGAACTTCGCAGTTAAACAGCTGAGCGGACCTCTGCAAAATTTCTATAGGCAAATACTGCTGTCCTAAAGTAGTGTACACCTTTTTGTTGTCTAAAATGAAAAATACTAAGTTGGAGTACACGTCAAAAAAATACACTGCCAACAGATACTCTATGCTTATTGTCCACTGCTCGGGGTCGATAGTTTTTAGCTGGTACAGCAGGTCCGCTGGTAATCTGGATAAAAAGATGTTAACTCCGCCTTGTTTCAGTAAAGCAAAGATGTGTTCTTTGACAGTTCTCTTGCCAATGTCTCTGAGTGTGCTGGACACACAAGGGCTTACCAGAGCGCTAAAAAAATTGTTGAGAGTCTGGCCTATCTTGTTGTACTCTGCGACACTGTCTCTGTAAAAAAAGGGGTAGGTGTCTTCTTCCACAGCCGGTATAAAGGTGCCCAAAGCTACTAGCAGCTGCCTGGGGTGATACGTAGCGTTGTTAAGATTGGTACCTATAGCAGATGCTAAATGTGCATCGTAAATCATTGGCCTGTAAAGGGTGACTCCGTTTAAAACTTTAGGGGACATCAACCTGAGGAAACCAGTCAGGGTGGGCGATCCTGTTCTGGTAGCTACGTCTGCTTGGGTTATCAAGTAAGAGTGCAGCTCCTTCAGGCCTTCATAAGGCAGGCCATCATTAAAAAACTCACTGGATGCATAGCACCCTAAACTGGAAGCTAAGCAAGAGTTTTCCAGAAAAATGGATTTTTGCATTCTCTGGGTGTTTAGCTGCTGAGTTACAAAACCTAAATTACTGATGTGGTTGAAAATAGCATAATGAAAAGAAGTCATTTCTTTACTCTCATACAGCGCGCCTCTAGTCTTGAAGCTTAAGGAGGTTGCTACCGACGTGGACGGAATTGAAATGTTAGGCAGGTGGGCCACCTGCTGGGCTAACGGCATGTTAGCGCCGTATGGTTTTTTCATTACATAGAAACATATATTGTCCTCCTGTTCTGGAGAGCTAGTCACGTCGGAGCCATGGTGAAGCATCATATAGTTGATATGTATGCCATTCAAGTCTTTTCCGTATGTGATTTGGGATCTAGAAACTAGCTGGTCGTGGGCCATGTCACTAATTAGCTCCGAAATCTCCTGTTTGCATGAAAAAGTAAAACAGTGGCCAATCTCCACTCTAAGCAACGTATTTGCGCCTATGGGTTTAAGCAGATCTTTGATTTCATGAGACAGAGTGGTAGGTATTCTTTTTAAATCAGGCCCATACATGATTTGAAATACTTTTCTCTTAACTGGGTACTTAGAGACGGGGGTAAGATCTGTAGACTTTACTATAGGCCTCAGAATATCCTGGACTCGCTTTAAGATTTCCTCGTATGTCAGGCACCCTCTGCTTCTATCTTCTTCGTCTATAGAGACATTAATGAAGATGATCTGCTCACTGAAGACGGATCCGGAGATCATGGTCATTTCGCCTCGCTTGTCCAGGTGCTTGTAGATCATTTGTTCTTGCTCTATGCTAAACTCTGAGTCAACAAACCATATTTTCACTAGATTTTCCTTGTAGGCCCTCTTAATGTTTGGCAAAAGGTAGGCAGACATTTTGGCCTACAAAGTTTAAACCTACATGCAATTAAAAGATGCGATTTAATACTCACTCTTACACGCTTCGTTGTCATATAACCTATTTTTTTTAAAAAAAGAAACTGTTAGCTAAAGGAAACTTGTTAGCGCGTGAGGATCATATGATTCTTACCAGGGAGTTTTTACTTACGCAACTACCACATTAGGCAATAAAAAAAAACACTGGCTAGCTGTAAAGTTTAAAACTTTCCAGAGAATAGTTACTGATGCTTCTATTGCTACATTAACAGTAACAACATCTCTTTAAACTACAAATATAACAAATTTTCTCTTTTTAGCGAAAGAAATTTTAGTGTAGTAGTTTATTACAGTTTTTGTAATACAGTTTTTCATTAAAAACTTAACCACTAACATGAAAGGCTATCCTTTATATCATGATATTAAAACAACAAGTTGTATGCTGATTACACTTGTTTAATGAAAAGCAAACTTAGCCGGCCTGCTTAAAAGTGAAAAGCCAAAGCTATTTTTACACTAAAATTCTTTAAATCAATAAAATTTAACATCATTTTACAGTAAGCAAAAAAGTAGTAATTTAAAAAAAGTACCTGTAAGTTGAGGCAAAGCCATCTAATAGCTGTATGACAATATTGACCGTAATGCTAGATTTTTGAACAGGCTCTAAAATAGCATGCATTCATAATACATACCAACTAAATTGTGTAATGCTCTAGTTTCAAGGGTTTAAAAGAGAGCAAAACAGAATCTCCCTTGGCAAAGCCTCTAAATACAACACGCCACAGGGAAAGGTTTTTGTACCCGGCTAAAGGAACTTTTGGAAAACAACTGAACAACCATGCAGTTTAAAGACATTGAAGCTGGCCGGGTTGAAGAAGACCGTACTGAAGAAACAGATGAAGCGGGCTGCTCCGATATTTTTATCCACCAGCTCAAGCTGGCCTTAATAAAAGGCGGCATAAAGTACATATACGCCAACTGGATTATTGATACAGCTAAAGAGAAGAGCGCCCAATTAATTGAAAAGTTTGACAGCCTGAGCAAGGATGTAGAGTTTAGCACTCCGGATGATCTGAAACTCGTCCTCAACTCTATGTTTGAAGACGGAGTCAACCTTGGAAGGGTTACTGTGTTTTTCGCTTATGTGATATACCTGCACTTAAAGTTGGAGGACTGCAGCTTCCCAGATGCCCACTACACTGTAATTAAGGAAACCATGGACACCTACATTATTCCCTGGCTGCAAACAAACATTTCCAGCATTAAGGAAATGTCCTCGTCTATTGCTAACGTATTTGCAACCCTGGTTGCTCCTATTGCTTTGGGAATTGCATCTATGTTTCTATTCCAAAAGGGCTAAAACTGACAGAAGGTGAGCATAGGCCTAGCTTTTGGACTTTCGCTCTATAGAAAATGCAGAAGTAAGACTTTCTCACTTCTGCATTGAGGTTTGTTCTGCAGGAAAGAAAAACCGCAAGCGCACGCCTGTGTAATTGGGCTTTATTAAAGGGAATCATCTCTGTATAAAAAAATGAAGGCTTTTCTTTACATTTACAATATTTACAGTGTGTAGTGTTTTTCTAAAATAAAAATATGATAATAAACTTAATTCATATTGACTAAATTATTTTTAAGCGCCTGTATAAAGTCAGTAATGAAAATTTCACATTTTTAACACACACAAGAACACAACACTTAATCACTCTACACAGACAATTTCTTCATAAATTAAAAACACTCCAAATATCTTTACAAACCTTTACATTCTTAAAAAACTAATTGCATATAACCTGCGTCACTTTCTCTCCTGGGATTTGTTTTGGGCTTTCTATTTTCACGTAAAATTTTTAAAAGCAATAATAAAATGAGTAGTATAACCAGAAAAATGCACAAGCATGTGCAGCATATCAGCAACCACAAGAATAACTCTCTTTCCCTGCAGCTGCAAGGAGTACCCTTTATAGGGGGCTCAAAAATTACATGCGGCCCTTTGGTTGTTAGCCCTACTGTAGTGGCATTAGATGACTGCGTCACTTCTACTGTGCCATGACTTGAAGTTGTGTTTGTGGTGGTACTTGCGTCGTTTGTAGCAGCAATAGAAGTCGAACCAAGGCTATTTGGCGTAGACCGTGGCAAAAGATTTGTAGTTGCGTTTGTTGTGACAATTGGTTCAGTGGTCGTAGTTGTTGTAGTTGTTAGAGTACTTGTAAATGTTGTAGTTGTTGGAGCACTTGTTGTTACACTGGTGGTAGTTGGGGTTTGGTGGCTAGTCTCTAAAAAATAAATAGAGTAACCATTAAACATGCATTGATCATTTAAACATGCTTTAAACTTGCAGCGCATAGCATTTTAAAAGTACGTACTGTTGCTAGTCCAAGTGAGGCACACAAGCGGCCCGTGGTCTTGATCAAAGCCTCCACTGCAAGTCACATTAATGTATGTGTGGTTTTCATACTTTAGTGAAAGACTGCCATTACTTCCAGAGTAGGTATAATTTAACCACATGCGTCCATTAGGATTTGGTAGTCCACTGCTATTATACTTGCAAGTGAGATTGACAACCGATCCAAGCGGCACAGTGACATTTTTGTCACACTTTAAATTAGGCCAACAAGGCCCATCTACTCTATTCGGGCCTGCAAATAACAAAAACAAAAAAAGTATTAGGTACAACTGAAAGCATAAAGAACCCACCATTCCAAACCATTTAGTGTTAATGATAAAGTCACTTACCACACGGGCCTTGGCAGTACAAGAGGTTAATGACAAATCCTAAAAGTCCGAGCCACAAGAGGAGCTTCATTTTTCTTCCTCAAAGCAAGATCCTCAGAGAGAAATCTACACACTCATCCTTTTTATTCTACAAGCACTTTTTCTCACCCATCACAGAATGTAAATTAAATTAGTTTATGACGTTCATAGAGGTAACATTATCAGGAAAAGAACAGGATGTGTCTGGTAGCCTCAGCACCACGAAGTCTGTTCACAGCTACTGTGTTAGTTACATTTTTTTTAAGGGAAGCCTTAAAAGCAGAACTTAATAAACAGTCCTTTCACACACTGCTATGTAAATGTAAAAGCTAATATGTCTTGCTTATTGGTATACATTTTTTATTATGTATATGAGTATGAGTATATGCTTAAGTCTTTTTACAAAGAAAAGTTTTTTTAAAAAAAAACTTGGATTTTAACTTGTATGCTGCAGCCCAAGTGTGATAGTAATAGCCCTTGTATTGTTAGTGCACTGTATCTCAAAACAAAAGGAGCTTTAAGGCTTCCTCTTATTATTCATTATATTATCTCATACTGAGTGGATTGTATTTTTAAAACAAAAAAATAAAAACAAACCTCACGGTGAATAAAAGGGTTACTCTTGTGGTTTGCTGGACCATCAAGTCATTCATAGACAGCCTCAGCATCCGCTTTAAAGTTTAACAATGGCTTGTAGCCATGCCTTTTATTTTTAGCTTAAAAAGAACTGTGCTGACGCTCGCAGTTTAAAGTTCCTGACCTTTACTGTACCATGCTAACTTCAAAGCTACTGAAAAGCTAAATGTGTCTAAGTAGGCCAGTAGAGCATCCTTTGAACATAGATTTATTCTTAGTTCCTGGCATATAAACACATTTTTTCACTTTTTCAATCACAGGTTTACTTTACAAAACAAAAAAAGAGCCATTGCTATAGGGCTGGCTTTTAAAGCTTGAGCATTGTTAAAAAGCACCAATGGCATATACTGTTGTCAACACCAACAGTGAGTTTGTGGAAAGCTTAATGTAAGAGATATAATGCCTAATTGTTGAACTTAGTAACTTCACCCAATTAGCTTAATTAAAAGTAATCATTTTTTTATGTTTGTTGCCTTAAAAACAGACGCATAAGACAAGTGCTGAATCTGTTAACCGTGAAAAAAATCTTAGTTCATAAAAAAATGATCCGCCTTTTATAGGCCTTGGACAAAACGCGGTATTACTAGAAGCAGCGGCTTTTACACCAGCTGCCCAAAACTTGAGCCTAAATAAATTCATAAGCCCTTTCCCGTACTAGTAATTTTTCAGTCACCTTTTTGTAAAACATAACACCTAGGCAGACAGCTGTAAGGGTAAGCAAGTGATTGGAGGGACAGCACCTTATGAGTGCTGCACTTTAGTAGCAGAGCTACCGTAGGTTTTTATAACCTCTAAGTCCTAGAAAAAAAGTTGCCTGCTATAAAAACCAACTTAAAAAGCTTGTTTGCAATAAAAGCTTACTGCAAATGCCAACTTTTATGGTGTTTAATGCTTTTAGCAGCTTGGACGGTTGTTTGCCTTCAAGTGTCACTTAATGTAAAACCTACACAAGACATTTCGATGGATTTAAAAACCCCTAAACCCCCTCTCACGGCGCGCGCGAAACCCCCCGGGGGGTGAAAACAGGGGGGGGGTGGTGTTTGTGTGTGTGCCAAATAAGGCAGTGCCCGCCCCCCGCTTCCTTTTTTTAAGCCACGTGCTTGGCGTCAAGCTCTTAGGCCATCTGTAGATGCACCCTCTGCGAGCCTAGCTTTTTCGCCATCTTTCGGAAATCTAGCCTAGGGTTGTGGCCGGGCCTGCGGCTAATCATACCCCCGCCATCTTTCGGAAATCTAGCCCAGGGTCGGCTAGGCCTTGTTGCTGTTTTAGCCATCTTTCGGAAATCTAGCCCAGGGTTGGCTAGGCCCCGGCCCCGTCTTTAACGCCTAGCTTTTTCGCCATCTTTCGGAAATCTAGCCTAGGGTTGTGGCCGGGCCTGCGGCTAATCATACCCCCGCCATCTTTCGGAAATCTAGCCCAGGGTCGGCTAGGCCTTGTTGCTGTTTTAGCCATCTTTCGGAAATCTAGCCCAGGGTTGGCTAGGCCCCGGCCCCGTCTTTAACGCCTAGCTTTTTCGCCATCTTTCGGAAATCTAGACCAGGGTCGGCTAGGCCTTGCTGTTGTGGGTTTTTTTTAAACCATCCTCGAGACGGGCCTCTCTAGCTATGCGCCACCACCCCTGGCGGCGCTCGCAAGAACTGCATGACCACACCCACTCTAAAAAACCAAAAAAATCTGAGGTGTCCCGAGATCTCCGGACACCGTGTCCGGAGATCGCGGGACACGCGGGCCTGCTCCCTTTTTTCAACAGCAACGAGCCCAAAGCTGTGTTTCTCTCTACCATCTTGGAGGGGAGGCAGGGCGGCCCCTACGCACACAAAAAAGGGGCGCGAGAGCGAGTGTGTGAGAGAGCGCGGCGCAAACAAGGCAGCGGCCCCCCAAGAAAACCCTTTAACTCATAAAAAAGTGTGTGTGTGTGTGTTTGTTTTGAGTGGGGGCAGAATTAGGCTCCACCCCCGTGAAAATTTTCCAACGGGCTCGCAACCAGGACTGGGACCCCTAAACCCCCTCTCACGGCGCGCGCGAAACCCCCCGGGGGGTGAAAACAGGGGGGGGGTGGTGTTTGTGTGTGTGCCAAATAAGGCAGTGCCCGCCCCCCGCTTCCTTTTTTTAAGCCACGTGCTTGGCGTCAAGCTCTTAGGCCATCTGTAGATGCACCCTCTGCGAGCCTAGCTTTTTCGCCATCTTTCGGAAATCTAGCCTAGGGTTGTGGCCGGGCCTGCGGCTAATCATACCCCCGCCATCTTTCGGAAATCTAGCCCAGGGTCGGCTAGGCCTTGTTGCTGTTTTAGCCATCTTTCGGAAATCTAGCCCAGGGTTGGCTAGGCCCCGGCCCCGTCTTTAACGCCTAGCTTTTTCGCCATCTTTCGGAAATCTAGACCAGGGTCGGCTAGGCCTTGCTGTTGTGGGTTTTTTTTAAACCATCCTCGAGACGGGCCTCTCT